ACATTTACACCTCAATTTAAATTAGTAGTGTGTACTAATGTGTTGTTTGATATTAATACAAATGACGATGGAACTTGGAGACGCATTCGTATTTGTGATTTTATGTCAAAATTTACAGATGCCCCCTATGAAAATGAGGACAAATTTCCGAAAGCAAATTTTCCATACCAATATTTAATCGACCAAAAAATCGATGAAAAATTCACTTTATGGGCTCCATTATTAATGTCTAAATTGGTTACTATGGCATATCAAACAGAAGGCAAAGTGAAAGATGCCAAAATTGTTACATCTGTTAGTGATAATTATCGTGAAGCACAAGATTATTTAACTGAGTTTGCTAAAGAGAAAATAGCTCGTATGCGAGAAGGAGTAATTAAGAAAACAGAATTAATGGAAGAGTTTAAAACATGGTATACAATGAACTATGGACGTGCGTCTTTGCCAAATGGAAAAGAAATAACAGATTATATGGATAAGCAATATGGCAAAAATAAGCGTGGAAAATGGCATAATGTTATTATAAATTATAATAACGAAAGCGATAATGAAGAACAAGAACAAGAACAAGAATAAGAACAAGAATAAGAATAAGAATAAGAATAAGAATAAGAATAAGAATAAGAATAAGAACAATAACAAAATAAACAATTTTGTTATGGTTTACGATTTATTACATTTTTCATTTTATTACATTTTTCATTTTATTACATTTTTTCAATTAATGAATTATATGTTTGTGTTTCTTCTCTCAAATTATAAAATTCTAAATAATAAATATATCCTTCATATATTATATTCATTAAATATGATAATATTATAGGTATAATTAAATAAATAAACAATAGCAATAAAGCATTTTTATTAGCATATTGCTTTTCACTTATAAATTTTGAAAATATTAAATATAATACAATCAAACTATAATATATAATTAACATATAAAAATATATGTTTTTATATATATCATAATTTGAAACTAAATATGTATTTTTTCTATTATCCATATGTAGTGTATTCTTATAATTGTCTATTTTTTTTTGTATATCTTCTAACATAGCAACTTTATTACTAATTATGTCAGCCATTGAACTTCTATCCAATAATAATGTTGTATGATCTTTAACAAATGTTATATAATAATTATATAACGTATCTAAATCGTTCAGTTCAGATGTTAAAAATTCTTTTATTGAGTTTGTAGCATTAGATTTACAGTCCTCAGCAAATGTAGGAGTATCTTTAAACGCTCTATGTCTTGATTCAAGCGATTGCCTTACAAATTTATATAAGCCAAAATCTTCATAAGGTTCAATATTTGTTCTGCGTGTTGGGGCAAAATATTTTGTTATCCAACTATTAGTATCTGGCGGTTCGGTTGTCGACGATTCACTTAATGGATTACTTGAACCTGCATAATTACCCGCAATAGCACCAGTAGTAGCAATACCATCAAATAAATCCTCATTTTCATCTATTATACTGGCAATAGTGTCAGTTGCTTTTAGTGCTCCTTCTTTACATTGTGTTATAGCTTTAGCTGCTGCAGCATCACAGTTGCAATAATTAAGATCTTTAGGATCAACACCACTCATTGGTTCAATATTATTAGCGTTTACCGTAGATATATTTGCTATATAACTACTATAAGTAGTTTTCCAATCATTTTCATTTAGCACATCAGTTACTAAATTAGCATTGGGTCCAAGTATCCCTTCAACCGCTGTTGCAAATGTAGTTTCAACACCACTGCTAACTGATTCACAACATTCTTTTATAACTTCAGGCATAACACGCTGACAATTACATTCTATATTAACACTTACTGGTTTGTTTTGTGATTGTTTATTTCCCATCCTTTGTTATAACTAATATAAAACAATATATTATAGTTTTAAATTTAATTTTAACACTAAATAAAATTAAATTTAACACAAAATACAAAATACAAAATACAAAATACAAAATACAAAATACAAAATACAAAATACAAAATACAAAATACAAAATACAAAATACAAAATATAAAACACAAAACACAAAACTAAATTAATTTAAAAACTAATTAATGGAACATTCAAAGGAGTATTAAATGTAATATCATTTGATAAATTTAATGTCTTACGAACAAGAAAATCTTTTGAACACGGACCAAATGGTTCAATAGTAGAGTGATTATTGTTATTATTAATTGCTTGAAGATTCTCAAAATAATTATCAAAATTTTCACTTACTAAACATTTATTTTTAGCATAATCATAAACCATGGAGCCGTCACAACAATCTTGTCCTATACAAGTTAATGTTAGTGAAGTTAACGGATTTTTCTTTCTAATAAGCTTGCCCTCTTTTTGTAATTGTTCAGCAGTTCTATCATATGGAATACGAAGCTTATCAAAATCTACATTATCTCTCATATAAATATCAACCACTTTATACAAAATAAAAATACTTGCCAAAAACAACAATGTTACTAAACATATTAATGTTATACTATTTGGAAGCAGACCATTCTTATTAGCAATTGCTAATGGTATAATAATAATACATACAAAAATTATAATTAAAATAATGTTTAAATATTCTTTATTTACTTTATCATTATAATTAATAATTTCAATATGTCTGAGTTTATTTTGATTAGATTGGTTGAGTTTGTCATATACATTATTAATAGTAGATTCTTCTCCGTGTTCATTATTTATCATATAGTCGCTTAATACATTTGTAAAAACAGTGTCTTTTTTTATTAAAAATTCACTAATAGCATTATTAATTTCGGGTGCAATTAAATCAGGGTCAGTATAACCCTGTGAATTATTTAATATTTCTTGTAATAAATTGTCCTTAATTTCTGTATTTACCATTTATATACTTATTATAACATTATAACATTATAACATTATAAAATTATAAAATTATTAAATATTGAATATCAAATATTAAATTTGTAATTTTCTTAATAATGTTAGAACCATCAAAATAAAAATAACAGCTATTACAGAGTATATAGAAAGAAATATATTATTTGAATATGTATTTTTTTTTACACTTTGTAATCGCTCTTCATATAACATAGTATTATTTCTCAATTTATTAATATGATTATTAGCATAACTTATTTCAGTAACTTTTCCTAAAGGGTCTACATATAACATAGTATTTTATATTTTTACAATATTATTTATAAATAGTATTAGTAATATAATAAAAATAAAGTAACTAAATAATATAAATTCACTTATAATATCTATATTGTATAAAATTAGTAATATTATTGTTAATACCATTATAATAAATAAAATTAAATATATAGAGTTTATTGATTGGTAATTGGTTAATAATGTAGATTGCTTATTATTTAATATTTCAGTATTATTATTTGTATTAATTGAATCATTTATTAACTTAATAAATGATACATCTCTCGGCGCTGTAAGCAATATATTAGAGCTTATTTCACTATGAGTAAACGAATGATTCAATAAATCAGTAAACAAAATGTTTTTACTATTATTAAATAACCTACTATTTACATCATTGATAACAGTTAAAATATTATTATAAGCACTAATTTTTCGATCTTCTAAATAGTCATACAAATTTTTACTGTTTAGATTAGTTAAATCTAAACTATTAGCTTTTTTATTTAAATAACTTATATAAGATAAATCATCAATAATATATTCCGTTTCTTCTAAATATCGGTCAATATATTGAAAGTTAATGCTATTATCTTGAAAATAGTATTTATTTACAAACCCATAACCATTATATGCACCATAATCATTTGTTGGTAATATATTAGATTCACAATTTAATGTTAAAGATATATCATATGAGCCTTCAATATCATTAAATAATCTACATTGTTTCATGGTGGAGTTACTTATATCTTTTAATAAAAATATCTCACAATTTCCTCTACTACACATTAATTCACAATCTGAATTATTTGAAACATCAAAAGCAGTTGACAGTTTTGAACTTGTAAGATGATAAAAATGTGTTTTTCTATTTTTACATATATCTACATACTTTTCTACATCAAAAGTTTCTATTATATTAGAAAACGGACTATTTTTTTTATATAATACATCTTCACTTACGTCACTACCACTTACGTCATTATAAAATATACTATGTGAATATATATTAAAAGCAATGCTAATAATGCTAATAATAATGATAATAATAAATAAAATATATAATACTTTTTTTACATTAGCATTAGCATTTGTATTAGCATTAAAATAAGTAAATTTATTATTTAATTTACTTTTCATTTATATTATATTAATATCTTAATATATTTTATTTAATTACTTAAAATATATTAACATACACCAAATATAGTTATAACATATTTACAATATACATTTTATAAAAAATATAAATTAGTGTAATTCCTAAACAATATATTAAATAATCTGCTGACTTATTATATACAATATAAATAATTAATAGTAATAATATAAATATAAATAAAAAATCTATTAGTTTTGTTATAAAACTATTTGCACTATTTGCACTATTTGCACTATTTGCACTATTTGCACTATTTGCACTATTTGCACTATTTGCACTATTTGCGCCACAATTTTTTTTAGTTGAAGCGGAATTTGAACAGTTACAGTTTTCATTCGGCTTACAATTACATTCAATTTTACTACAATTTCCATTAATACATCCTAAATAGTCTGTTGAGTCAACAATAGACATATAAGAAACACTATTTGTAGTTGTTTGAGTGTTTTCAAGTAACGTTTTATTGTTTAATAAAGAATTATTTTGATGAATGTCAATAAATAAATCACTATCACTTATAGAAGTCAATTCTGTATTATTCATTATAAGAATTAATTAATATAATAAAATATTATATTAATTAATTTATTTTTAAATAAATTACTATTTTGCAATATTTGCATTTGCATTTGCAAAATTTGCATTTGCAAATGTATTTGTAGTAGATATTATAGATTTTATATTACGGGTTTTATAATACATAAAACAAGCTATTATTATTATTAATAATAATATACTATTTTCTATTATCTTAAATTGTGTTAAAAACACATTATCGCTCAATCTACCATTATTTGCTCCACCAGAACCCAATAAATTAGTCAGGTCTTGTTTTTTAGATGCTATTTTTGTATTTAATGCTCTAATTGTATTATTGTCACTTGTTTTTAAATAATTTATATTTGATAAATCAATTGTAATATTATCTAAATGACTAATTAAATCATTATATTTAGCTTTTAAACTAATTAGTTGAATATCAAATAAGCGCTCATTTTCTTGTGTTGGATCACATACAAATTTTTTAAATGTATTATAAATAGGACCACTTGATTGAAGATTTGATTCATTAATATATAATAACTCTTTATATGATGCTAATTGGGTAAGTTTAGCTGGATCATTATAATAACTTGTGGGACGTGTTTGAATACTTGTCGCTAATCTTAAATTAGCATCACTTAATATTGGTTTTATGTAATAAGCATATTTATTTTTTGGAGCATATACTTGTTCGTCTAATGTATATTTAAAACATTTTTGACTTGTAGGAGGACTAAGTGGTGTTCTTCTAAATAACATATTATTACAGGTATCATTTACACTTATTTTAGCAGTAGAACCAAATAAACTACTAAATAACTGGGTCATAGCAGTTTCACTTACTATTGACCCTAAATTTGAACTTGCTGATTTTGGAACATAACAATTACTATTATTATTAGTGCTTGTTGTGCCTGTAAAAGAAATATCGTTCATTAAAAAAAAAGGCGCATTTTTTCGCATTGCCTCTGCTTGGCATTGTGCGACAGTTAAAACTTGTGAATTATAAAATTGTTCATTTAAAGAGGCATCAAAAGTAGTAGCAACTGGTTTGCTATAGCATCCATCAAATTCATAAAAATTAACATTTGAGTCAGCACTCATTCTTATACTATAATATATTAACTTTATTTAATATATTTTACAAATTCTATAAAAGTCCGATTTTATAGAAGTGCGACTATTTCTCTCAATCTTAACAATATCATTTGGCCGAAGACCAATAACAATTGATACGGGACTAAAGTATGATATATCAGGAATTTGTGAATTGTCTAAAATGTTATATTTTTTCATAAAAAGCTCCTTCTCGTCATCATTTAATATTGTATGCTTTGGAACTAAAGTATGTTTTAATATATTAAATTGTAGTCTTTTAATATTTACTAATGAAATATAAATTTTGTCAGTAACCCAAATATCCTTAATATTTTCTAACAATGTATCGTTGGGTTCATCTTTAATAACAATCATTAAGTCATCTTTTTTTTCTAATATTGACTCTAAATGAAACAAGTCCTCTACAATATCATAAATATTTTGCGGTTTAATTAATTTTGTTACGTAATATTTAACATATATTTTTTTATTTGTTGTTGCATTTTCTAATAACATATCTAACTGATTATTTTCTGTTAATATACCAACATCAGTAATACTAAAATTAGAATAATTAGCAATAGAAAACCCACGCTCTTCTAATATTTCTAATAAATTTTTTCGTGAATTATATATACTAATTATAGTGCTATTTGACATAGTTTATAATATAATATTAAATTTTATTATTATATCAATTATATTAATAATTAATTTTTAAATAATTTTTAAATAATATTTAAAAATTAATTATTATTGGCCTTCAAATTTTATTTATTATTGGCCTTCAAATTTTATTGTTTTTCGCTTAATAGAACTATCATCTTCTTCACTAATTTTTTCTGGTTCTAAATTTTGCTGTAATAGTGAATCTGTTACTTCTTCTAATTTAGGTTCTATTTTTTCTTGCATTTTTTCTTGCATTTCTGCGTTATTTGAAGTTGGACTAACTGGAATAGTTATAACGTCTTCTAATTCGGGGGGTTTAGAGTCACTTGTATATACAGTAATAGGTGGGTTACCATATTCTTCATCATCAATAGCTTCAGCTGCTAAATAATTTTGATATGCTTCTTCAGCTGCAGCTGTAGCTTGTAATGATACAGGATCAATAGAAGACTCATCGTTGTCATCATCTTCATCTTTTGCTTCATCTTTATCTTCATCTTTTGCTTCATCGTCTTTTAATTTTAATGGTTCTTGAATAATACTTTCAGTGCTAATAGATTGCTGTAAGAGCGGTTTTTCATAGCGTTTTACAAATTCACTTGTTTCTTTTGTTGTTAATTGTGTTAATTTTATATTTTCAATTGTTTTAGAATAGTTCATAGAAGTTAATTGGTCTATATTGTCTTCTGTAATAATACGCATTTGAATATTCATTACTTGGAGTTCTTGCATTAATAATTTAAAACTATACGGCACTCGCACAATACTAAATGATTTACCATATTTGCTAATCACTTGTAAATTCAATGAATTTTCCATAGAGTCGGCAAATTTTAGGGGTCCATCGGCAAATGGACTAATAAACACATTTTTTGACTCATTATATATAGCAATTGTTCCACTATTATTACATATAGCAATATAATAGTCATCACCCCGAACCAACATTGACTCTTTCAAAAAACTTGTTGCTCCATGCGCAATAATACTATCGCGCTCCATTTCACCAATACGAAGACCACCATCATTTGCTCGACCTTGAACTGTTTGCCGTGTTAACGAAGTTCGTGGGCCTTGTGCGCGATAATTGATTTTATCTTTAACCATATGTTTTAGACGTAGATAGTAACATGGTCCAATAAAAAATTCCATTCCTATTTGTTCTCCAGACTCTCCGCTATACATTATTTCATTTCCAGTTGAACTATAACCAATATTGCGCAATAGTGACCCAAATATTTCATGTTTTGGACCCTTATTTACAAAAGCAGTACAGTCTCCAAAGGCACCATAATGAGCACATGCTTTGCCCATTAATGTTTCGACTAACTGACCAATTGTCATACGACTTGGTAATGCATGCGGATTAATTATTAAATCTGGTCTTATTCCTTCACTAGTAAAAGGCATGTTTTCCTCAGGAATTATTAATCCAACTGTTCCTTTTTGACCACACCTACTACAAAATTTATCACCTTGTGCTGGTATTCGTTCTTCACGAATCCTAATTTTAGCAATTCTAAATCCTTCTTCTCCTTCGGTAATAAAAGCTTTATCTACAAACCCCAATTGACCTTTTTTAGGTGTTATAGACGCATCTATAAACATATTTGGATTAGCCAAATTATTTGTAACTTTTCCGATTACAACTTTTTTATCATCTAATGGTGTATTTTCAGCAATTAATCCATTACTATCTAAATGTGAATATTCATAACCTGGTTTTTTTCCAATAACATTCAAAGTTTCAATATTTACAAATTTAGAGTCTACATTAGATCCAGCAACTTTTGTGCTTTCTTCGCGTGATTCATACATATTAAAATAAGTCGTATTAAACATTCCACGTTTTATTGAACCTTCATTAAACAATATGGAGTCTTCAACATTATAACCGCCATAACAACCAATAGCAACAATAGCGTTTACTCCATAACTATGTTCTTCATTATAAATATATTTCAAATAGCGGCTTTTTACAAGCGGAATTTGACCATTATTTAAAACAACACCCATTTTATCAATACGATTTTGGTAGTTTGTATTATATAAACTAACACCTTGCTTGCTTTGACCACAAGAAAATAAATCACGTGGTAATTGATTGTTTTCAGGAAAAACAATTTGGTTGCCCATAATACCTAACACCAATGATGGATGTATTTCAATATGAGTAGTAAATTTATTTATATTTTGTATATCCATTGCTATTAGTGATGTCTCCGTTTCAGATGTATCTATAAAGTCAATAATTCCACTCTTTTTCATTAGTTCATCTAACGGATCAGTAAGAGTCTCTGACTTCGTATATAAATCTTTAAAATTAAAGAATACTCTATTTAATTTTATAAAATCATTCAAACTTATTGCAAGCTCTTTCTTATCTTTAGTCAATATGTTTAATGGATTAAAACCAACTAATAATTCGTTAAAATTATAATCACCAGCCATTAATTTAGTATAAACAAATTTTGTTTGATATGAAACACTTCCGTTTTTTAAGTAAAATACAGGTCTTGCTAATCTTCCCGAATCACTATATATATAAATAATATCATCTTTAATAGACCAACTTATACTTGTATAAATAGGTAGCAATCCAATTCTGCGATAATTTTTTAATAATTCAAGAACTTCAACTGGTTTTGTTACAATACCAACCCACGCGCCATTTACAAATACTTTTGTAGATTGCGCAATATATTCAATTGTGCATTCTGTCAATAATTCCATAAAAAATACTGTTCGCAACAATTCAATAATTGGTTTGCTGGAATATCCGCTTGTTATACAACAACCAATAGACATGTGTTTATGTAATCCTACATTACCACCGTCTGGTGTATCAACTGGGTCAATAATACCCCATTGTGTTGAGTGTAATAAGCGTGGACCTATTATTTTTGCACTTGAATCAAGTGGCAAATTTAATTTTCGCAAATGAGAAAGAAAAGAATTATAAGATAAACGATTTAGATCTTGAACAACTTCTAAACGCTTTGTGTGCTCTTCTGCTCCCCAGTTCCCTTTAAATGCTTTTCTAAAACCATTTTCTAAAATACGCTCTTTAAAATACTCAAAATAATTGTTTTCAATTAGGCCTATAAAGTCATTTTGATATATACCCTTTTTATAATAATATTCTTTATCTATTTTTTGAAATATATGTTTTTGCTGTAAACTATAATATTCTTTAAATAGGTCATATATAAGAGTTCCTGCTAATTCAACTCTTTTAAATTTGAAACTATCACGATCAGTTGACATCTTATCATTTTTATAAACTTGTAATAGTTCTTTAACCATATGACCTAAAAAGAATGCTTTATTAATAAAATTATTATCTCCAATATGTGGTAATAAATAGTCCATCAAAATTTCTAAAACATGTGCTAACGTTTTACCTTTTGTAAATGTTGCTAAGTATTTTAACGCAACTTCTTGATTAAAAATATTACCAGTATCATGTATAGATGGAATAAAAAGTGCTATATAGTTTTCGTATTTTTCTAAATCTAATAAACACATTTTAATAATTTCTTTGTCACTTAAAACACCTAATGCTCGCATCAAAATAAATAAGGGCACTGGTTTTCGTATATTTGGAACATTGACTAATATTTGATTATTAGTATATTTTGTATCAGGACGCACTATTCTAATGCTTAATGTTCGTATTGGTTTGGACGAATCTTCTGATACCGATCTTATTTCCGCAGAATGACTATATAATTCATTGAAATCGGCTTTAATATATAACATATTATCTGCAAATTTTTCTTGACTTATTAAGACTTTTTCTTTGCCGTCAATTATAAAATAACCACCATAATCATTTTTACATTCACCCATATTAAATTTAACTAATGGATCAAGAGTATTTAAAATACATAAATCAGAATTTAACATAACAGGAAATTTTCCTAAATATATTTTTTCTAATACACTTTTTGTTTCTTTTAGTTCTCCTATTTCATTCACTATTTTGTAAATGACTTCAACATCAATATGAATTGTTATGGCATATGTCATATTTCTTAGTCGGGCTTCATTTGGAAACATAAAATGCTCTCTGTGCTCATCATATATTATTGGTTTTCCATAATATATACGTTTTCCATCAACCCCACCTATATATAACTCTGCTCTATAATTATATTCTTTTGTGGTGTCATTTTGCTCTTTCATAATCAATATTGGATTTTTTTCTTTAAAAATATTATGAATCTTGTTATTGAAAAAATCATTATATGACTCTAAATGATGTTTAACCAATAAGTTTGGGTCATTTGCGAAAAATTTATCAATAACTAACCAACCTAACTCTTCATGATCAAAAGTATTAATTGTTTCATTATTATATACTTTATTAGACTTAACAAATTTTTCTTTTTCTGCTTTTTGTTGTCTTATTTGTGGTAGTCCTTCTTTTTCTCCTTCTGTTTCTCTTATTTGTGATTGTGCTTCTCCTTCTCTTATTTGTGATTGTGCTTCTGCTTCTCCTTCTCTTATTTGTGATTGTGTTTCTTCTTCTTGTGGTTGTGTTTCTGGTAGTTCTGGTAGTTCTGGTAGTTCTGGCAGTTCTGCCATTTTTGGTATTGTTACTATTTTTTTTTCAGACATTAATATTAGTAGTATTAATTAATATTAATATTTTATATGTTAATTAATACATATATAAATATGTAATAATTAATTAGCTATATTAGTTTATAACTTAATATGTTAAGCTTGTATTACTATAAGAAACTATTATTAATCCTAATATAATAAATAATAAAATAAAAGGCATTAATACTAAAAACCATGAAATCTCTTTATATCCAGCCTTACACAAAGAATTTAATATAAAAGTCCAAAATAATATATAAATTGCTTTAAATATAAACATTATATATGTATTTGGTAAATTACACTCATAAGCACCTACACAATATTTTGTTGTATTACCAAAATTTTGAACAGCAATTACAATAAATACTATTACTGATATAGCTAAATAAATGAATGCGGGGGTGCACAAATTCCTAAAATCGTTCACAAATTTGTTATAATATGCCATTTTATATATATTATATATATTTATATAAAATATATAAAATATATAAAATATAAATTATAAAATATAAATTATAAAATATAAATTATAAATTATAAATGTTAAATATATTAAATACGTTAAATATGTTAAATATGTTAAATATGTTAAATTTTATAGTAATTTTATTTTAAAAATGGTTGGTGATAAACATCTGGAGCTGATTGTGTTGAATATCCATATAAACTATTATAAGCATCAGTAAGACCACCATACATACTATAACCTGTATTGTATAAAGGTTGAGTAATGGCATTTACACCACCTCCTGACATAACTTTATTTCTTTGATTTGAGCATCCAATTTGAATTCTATTTATAGAATTAGCAGGAGCAAATTTTCTATAATTCTTAGAACAATTATTCATATAATTTTTTCTTTGTTTTGTCTTTCCTTGTTTTGTCTTTCCTTGTTTTGTCTTTCCTTGTTTTGTCTTTCTATATTTTATTTTTAATGTGTTATTATTTACCATATATTATAATTAGTATATAGTAATATTTTAATTAAAAAAACTTTGGTCTTAAATAATTTAATAACAAAATTGATAAATTTATAATATAAATTTTAAATAATAACTATTATTATATATTACTCATGTTTGCTAATCCAGTAATTGATGAATCAGATGAAAGTAAAAAAAATCAATTAAGCAAACTATTTATCAACTACATTGACACTTATTTATCCAGTTTTTCACAATTAAGTAAAACAAATAATCCTGAATTTGAAATCCGTTTTGGAACAAAAAAAATAAAAAATATAAACAAAGTGGATTTTTACAATATTATTAAAAGTTTGCTAAATTATGATTTTAAATTAAATAATGAAAATTATTATTTGAAAATTATGAATACTAATGTAAATCAAATTAGAACACAAATAACTGGCCTACCAAATATTCAAAGTTATTGCAAATTAGATAATTTATCCGGAATAGTGGATGAAAACAATCTTAGTTTTATAGAAAAAGAATATTTTAAAAATGACAAAACTCAGTTAATGCCTTTGGATTTTGATGATTATAATTTTCGTGTGAGCTATCAAGTAGAAAAGAGCTATTCAAGAAATAATCCATTAATTGAAGAAATGTATGGTCAATGGAATTCAACAAAAAAAATCTTTAGATATATTAAACGTTATGAATATACTCATCCAACATACCCCTTTTTAATTCATTGTTCGATTGTTAAAACCTCTAAAACAAATAATGGCCGATTTATAGAACAATTTAATATAAAAGAGTCAGAAGTTTTTAGTTCATTAGAAAATTTTGAAGTAGAAATTGAGTTAAACAATTCTATTATTAATGCTAATAAAACTCTATATACTAAAGAGTATATATATACTAATTTACGAAAAGTTATTAAATATATATTAATTGGTCTTCAAGAAACAAATTATCCCATTACTTTAAGCGATCAAAACAATGTTTATAATCAATATTTAATGTTAATAAAAGGTTCTGAATACAAACCTAATAGTAAAGTAAATATTAGAGATTTTATTGGTCCATCATCAAGTACTTTACAAATGATAAATATTTTGCCGGAAACAGAAATTAATGATACTAATAGTTCTATACCAAATATTAGGCAAAACTATACTGTTACAGATAAGGCTGATGGTTCCAGAAAATTATTATATATTTCATTAAGTGGAAAAGTATATTTTATTGCCACAACTATGAGCTTGCAATTTACTGGTTGTATTAGCACAAAAAAAGAATTATTTAACTCCATAATTGATGGAGAACACATTTTACATGACAAAAAAGGCAATTATGTAAATACGTATGCATGTTTTGATGTATACTATTTTGGTGGAAAAGATGTAACTGGACTGCCTTTTATTAATTTAGAAAAAAAAGACGAATCTTCAAAAATCGAACAAGACAAAGACAAAGACAAAGACAAAGACAAAGACAAAGACAAAGACAAAGACAAAGACAAAGACAAAGACAAAGAAACTATTAAGCAAGATTATCGTCTTGTGTTATTAAAAAGTATAGTCGCATCATTAGATTTAAAAACAATAACGCAAAATAAACCACTACCTCTTAAAATAACTGTGAAAAAATTTTACGGACCTCATATATTCAATGGTTGTGCTACAATTTTAAATAATATTAATTCGGGTCTTTACGAATATAATACCGATGGACTAATTTTTACACCAGCAAATACAGGTGTAAATTCTAAAACTATTAATGTTAAAGCACCTAATTATAAAACCACTTGGAACGAATCGTTTAAATGGAAACCACCACAATTCAATACTATTGACTTTCTTGTTAGATTTAAAAAAAACGAATTTGGCGAAAACTATATTGGTTCGCTAAATAATGATGGGACAAATTTAGAACATTATAGCCAAGTAAATAGTTATTATACTCTAATTTTAAATGTTGGTTTTGATGAGAAAAAACACGGCTACATTAACCCATATAATAACATTTTAAATAATGAAATTAAACGGGATTTAAAAGAAGGTTATGCTAATAACTACAAACCATGTCGCTTTTACCCGACAAATCCAAGCGACATTAATGCCGGATTATGTAATATATTGGGAAAATATGACCATTCAAACAATTTTAAAATTTATACTGAAGAAGGTGAGGAAATTGAAGATGCTACTATTGTAGAATTTGCTTATGATAGTAGTAAACCAGAATTATGGCGTTGGCAACCACTACGAGTTCGTTCTGATAAAACATCGGAATTGCGTTCAGGTTTTAAAAATTTCGGTAATGCATACCATACTGCAAATGCAAATTGGCAATCAATTCATAATCCAATAAGCGAAGCGATTTTAACAACTGGTAATGGAGTATCAATTAATAATGATGATGATGTATATTATAATAAAATTTCTAAAACATCTGAAACACAAGCGCTTCGTGATTTCCACAATTTATATGTTAAAAATATGTTAATTAATAATGTTTCAAAATCAGGTTATACACTAATAGATTATGCTGTTGGTAAAGGTGGAGATTTACCCAAATGGATAGCAGCAAATCTTAATTTTGTATTAGGCTTAGATATAAGTAAAGACAACATTGAAAATAGATTAGATGGAGTTTGTGCGCGTTATCTAAATTATGCACAAAGGTTTAATGTTATACCAAAAGCGTTATTTTTACATGCAAATAGTTCAAAAAATATTAAAAATGGTTCTGCTTTTTATGATGATAAGTCAAAACAAATAATGAAAGCACTTTATGGTGAAGGAACAAAAAATGAAATTTTATTAGGAAAAGGTGTATATAATAATTATGGAATAGCAAAAAATGGATTCAATATTAGTTCTATACAGTTTGCTCTTCATTATATGTTTGAAAGCGAACCTATATTACATGAATTTGTTAACAATTTAAAACATTCAACCTTATTGGAAGGTTACTTCATAGGAACTTGCTATGATGGACAAAAAATATTTAATATGCTAAATTCAAGAAATGTAGATGAGTCGTTAAGTATATTTAAAAATAGTAAAAAAATTTGGCAAATTACTAAAAAATATGAAGCAAAGGAATTTAAAGAAGATGAAACCAGTATAGGTTATGCTATTGATATTTATCAAGAAACAATTAATAAGACATTTAGAGAATATTTAGTAAATTTCAAGTATTTTATATATATTATGGAAAAAAATGGATTTGTGCTATTAACGGAAACAGAATATAAACAATTAAATTTACCCAATAGTTATGGGTCATTTGAACAATTATATAATTATATGACAACAGATTTAAAAAAAAATACTCAGTTATTGAAAAAAATTGGTTTGTCAAATACGTTAAGCGATGAAGAAAAGCAAATTTCGTTTTTAAATAATTATTTTGTATTTAAAAAAATTAGAAATGTTAGTGATGTAGATGATTTGCTTGAGAATAGCGAGTTAATAGAAAAAGAGGAAGCAAACGAAACCATGAACGAATTTGAAGAAATAGATAGTGAATTAGAAGCGAAACAAGCAAGTAAACTGAAAGAAAAGTCTAAAAGATTGGCCGAAAAATATTTGCTTGAAAACCAAGACTTAAATGCGGACTTAAACTTAAACAAAGACGCAGATTTAGAAAATAGAATGGAAAAATCATTGCCAGATATTGCTATTGCTAATCCTATTGCTAATCCTATTGCTAATCCTATTGCTAATCCTATTGCTAATCCTATTGCTAATCCTATTGCTAATCCTAATGTTAGCAATAAAATCAAATTAGCAGAGCAAAAGAAAAAACTTAAACTTGAAGAAAAATTAAAAGCTCAAGAAGAAAAGAAAGCAATGAAAGAAGAAGAAAAACTAAAAGCTAAACAAGAAAAGAAAGCAATGAAAGAAGAAGAAAAAAAAATGAAGAAGTTAGAAGCAAAAGCATAAATACAGAAACAAAAAACGTGTTATAAATTAATTTTTTTATTCCATTTTTTATTCCATTTTTTATTCCATTTTTTATTCCATTTTTTATTCCATTTTTTATTCCATTTTTTATTCCATTTTTTATTGTTTTATATATTTTATAAACATATAAACATATAAAACTATAACATAGTAGTAGCAAAAAACAAGTAAATGACATATTTAAATTTACCAAATCTAAATAATAGTAATTTAGATTTTAATATTATATATAAATCACAAGTAAATAGTGAAAATACTAATTTTACTATTATATGTCCTTCGTTATATAATTATTTAATAATATTGAAACAAGTTATTAATAATTATTCTGAATATTGGGATATTGTTAAAAAATTAACAAATCCATATGAATATATACATACATGTGTTCCTAATTACAAATTTTCTTTATGTAAATACAAGCCTTTATCTCGTGCTTTTTTTAAAATGATAGAAATTGTGGATACTTTTAGCTTTTTAACTGAAAAAACTAAAATAAAATCATTTCATTTGGCTGAAGGGCCAGGTGGATTTATTGAAGCATTTAATTATGTAAGACATAATAAAGAAGATTTATATTATGGTATGACTCTATTAAGCGATGATATAAATATTCCATCGTGGAAAAGAGCATCACAATTACTAAATAATAATCCCAATATTATTATTGAATATGGTGCATCTAAAACTGGTGATTTATTTTTAAAAGAAAACTTAACTTATTGTTATAAAAAATATTATAATTCTATGGATTATATTACTGGAGATGGTGGATTTGATTTTTCAAATGATTTTAATAATCAAGAAGACATATCTTTTAAGTTAATATTGTCACAAATATTTTTTGCACTAATAATGCAAAAAACCGGCGGCAATTTTATATTAAAAATGTTTGATATTTTTAAATATAAAACATTAGAAATTATATATTTGTTATGTAATGTATATGAGAATGTATATATATTTAAACCAAATACAAGCAGAATAGCTAATTCTGAAAAATATATAATTTGTATTAATTATAAAAACAATAATAAAAAAATTATAACAAACATTATAGAAAACTTTGATTTAATTATCAATAATATAGATTCAATTTCAAGCTTATTTAATCAACCACTAAATAAATATTTTATTACAAAAATTCAAGAAATTAATGCAATATATGGAGAACAACAATTAGAAAATATTAGTAGCACATTAAATTTGATAAAAGAATTAAAAGTATTAAATATAAAGTATGACTTGATAAATAATGAATATTCTTCGTTATTTAAATATTTATATCTACATAGCAAAATAATTAAACCAGATACATCAAATAATAGTATATTAATTACTAATTATTATAGTAATGTAAATAGTAATGTAAACAGTAATGTAAATAGTAATGAAAATAGTAATGAAAATAGTAATGAAAATAGTAATGTAAATAGTAATGAAAACATTAATGAAAACATTAATGAATATTTTACTAAATTGAATAATATTATTATTGCTAATATTCATAAATCTATAAATTGGTGTAAAAAACATCAATTTACAATAAACAAAGAATTCTGTAGCTATTAACTTATTTTAGTATATTAATTCGTTTTCTGCGTATTGTGTCAGGGTCATTTATACAACCGACACATATTGCAGATGGATTATTTAGTAATTTTTTTAAGGTTGCACATTCTTCGAGTGACATGGTGGATGGGCAGTTATTAATTGTTGCTCTTTTATTACATGGAAGACCATCAATACAACCATATTTTAAGCTATGTGTTCTTGCACTTGAACTAACAGGTCCCTGTGTTTGAAATGTTTTATTAGATGGATTAAAGGTTACACAAGTTGTAAGATTATTACATACTTTTGTTTTTGTTCCCTCTCTTTGTTGTAATGGCAAATTTTGATTAAATGTTTTACATTTCTTATATAAATATTCTCGTGCTGATGAACTATAGTCATCTGATAAAACTGTAGTTGCTCTTTTAATTACTAATGCTTCTGTACTTAGAGAAGTGCATTGCATTTTATTTGTCACAGGATCATAAAATTTATCTCCAATAGCAGTTTTACAATTATTATTTATATCAAAATAAGTTAGTATATTTAAATTAGAATTATTTGCAAGGCTCGTGCAATCATTTTCATTAATTTGTGAATTAATAGTTCCACCTGGTTTGTCCATTAAGCCTATTAGCGATAATTTGCTAAATGTTGACGACGACGAATTAATATTAGTATATTGTTTTCTATAGTGTTTAATTGGGTTGGCATTAAATTTGTATTTTTTGATAGCACAATCCTCATTCCAAGGAGTATAATTCATAATATTGGTTGGGATGTCATTTTTAATATTTTTAGGAACAATAGTTACTTTATTGTTTGTTGAATCTTTCCAAGATTGATAATACTTTGAAATTTTCAGTCTCATAATATAATTTAATATATAAAAATATTAAATTTTAACATTAAATTTTAACATTAAATTTTAACATTAAATTTTAACATTAAATTTTATTACTTTCATAATAAAACTAATAAACAAATAAACAAATAAACAAATAATCTAATAATCTAATAATATTATTATGTTATTTATATAATGGTAAGTATATTAAAATATTTAAACTTACACGATCCTAATGATAGATTACTAATTCAGTCATTAATTATTTTTACATACATAATTATACTATATTTTGTATCATTAATTTTCATGTTCTTTTTTTCATTATTTAATGAAACAAAAATTATTGAAGGTAATAGGAATTGGTTTAAAAGTGAAGCACAGAAACGTCGTGAAGCGCGTCGTGCTATAGAAGAAATGCAAGAACGTATACGTATGCTTATTCTATGTCAGGAGCCAACAGCAGCAAATTTTATAGCTTGTGGTCCTAATTATTTTTTTCCAGATAGTCATTTAAAACCAGCAATGGAAGCAACCACAAAAGCTTATGAAGAAAAAATAAAGAGTAGCAAACAAGTAGATAAAGGAATTGCCACCGATACTAATAATACTTTAAAACTTTAAAACTTTAAAACTTTAAAACTTAAAAACTTAAAAACTTAAAAACTTAAAAACTTAAAAACTTAAAAACTTAAAAACTTAAAAACTTAAAAACTTAAAACTTTAAAACTTTAAAACTTTAAAACTTTAAAACTTTAAGAAGTTATTATATTATAATTTTATAATTTGTTACAATATATAATATAATATATAATATTGTTAATAGTATATATATATGCCACCTCCAAGATCGGCACTGAGTGGATTAGAAATAACTGATAAACAAAGATGTGTAATAGATGCGATGGGTGGAACAACACATAATTATCGGTTTTGTATTAAACCTCCACCAACAGATTATATGACTTCTGGAGGGGCACTAAGTATGCAAAATGTTGGAAGAGTATTTTATGAGTTAGGAAATTATGTTGATTATTTATTAATAAGACCAGATAGTGCTACACGAGAAGAATGTATAGAATATACTTCAAACAGACCATTGCTTGGAAATAAATATGTTTTAAAAACCGGATTAAAATGTATTCCTGTAAATCCAGCTAATAATAAAACAATATGTAATCCAGATGATACTCCTATGGAAAAAACGTTGCATAAATATATAAATAATATTAGCGATGGAAGCAATTTCTTAACGGGTGGTGGAGAAAATAAAGGAGGTAATGGTTTAATTCAATCAATTGCAGGAAACATTGGCACATTAGGAACAAATATTGTTGGTGTTGCCACATCATTTGTTCAAGAGACTAAGCCATATTGTATGGAAGCAAAAGTAGGTTGTCATATTGTTTCTGGACCTACTTCTAATGCAAACTATAGTGGTCCAAGTGACTCTGGAATATTTTTTTCACTTGCTGATTTAAGAGAGATGAAAGCTGATGCATTTGCAAATGGACAAAAACCAGGTATCCCAAGAGATGAACAAATAATAAAAAGTTGTATTAGTGGGTCAAGTTTTAGAAATATTGAAACTAATATTGAAACTAATATTGAAGATAATATAAATATTATAAATAAAAATATTATAAATAAAAATATTATAAATCAAAATAGTGATAAACTTATATATCATTCAAATATTGAAGATTTTATTGATAATATTAATTTTAATGATAGTACTCTTGTTAAAACATATTATTTAGGGTTATCATTATTAATGTTATTAATAATGTTTAAAATATTATATAGAAATAATAAGTTTACATAAAAATAATAAGTGTTTTGCATTAAGTTGTGTTAAGTTGTGTTAAGTTGTGTTAAGTATTAAGTGTTTAAATAATTATATACTAAATTATTGCTATTATTATTATTTATTTCACCAGATAATATACTATCTTCATACATTTTACGCAATATGGTAGTTGGAGCTTGTGATCCAAGTTTTATTAACCCTTTTTCACGCAAATAATTTTTTATAGTTTGAATATCTTCTTGCTTTAATTTTTCGATTTCTTTTTTAATTCTTTTTTGTGTATCTCTATTTTTTATTAATACTCCAATTTGTCTTCGTTCTTTATTTTTTCCTAATTTGTATTTATATGTTTTTGTCGTAATGCACAATTTGGGAACAATACTTGGTTCTACGCTTGGCGCAATAAGTGGTTCACAACCATTTACATTTACATTTACATTTAAACCATTAGCATTTAAACCATTAGCATTTAAACCATTAGCATTTAAACCATTTACATCTATTGGATTTGTAACATTATCAAGATTGAAACTAATTTGTTTTTTATTAGAACTTGCTTGTTTTTCCATTATTTGATCTGGACATTGTCCTTGACCTTGACCAAGACCTTGGTCTTGACCTTGACCAAGACCTTGGTCTTGACCTTTATCAAGTTCTTTAATTTTTGTGTTATCCAATAAAGTATCCATGTTATTTAGTATATTAATTTTATTATCAAATACATCAATAAAATTTGATTCTTTTTTTTCATCATTTGAGAGAATTGTTATAGGTATTCTCTCATGTTGTGTTTGAGGATTTAAAGGCGCTACACAAATTTCGTCTATCATCGGTGGTGCATGTTGCTCATTATTATATTTATTATGAAAAGCACTATGATCATAATATTGATTATTTTCAAGGACAATACGTAATCTGTCTTTATTTTGAAGATTATTTTTCTTTGTTTTAACTAAATCTCTAAATGTTGGCTTTGTTCCATTTTTTAAGCATCCATAATTTGGTTCTTTATTTGATGTATATATTAGATTATCACTTGGTATATCAATATGAACATCCAAGTTAGATACTTTAAGTGTTTTCTTTTTCTTCTTTTCTTTATTTTTTTTTGATAAATCATGTAAAAATGAGAGAGATTTATTGAATTCTCTCTCAAAATCGCTATTATCTAAAGCATTTGAATCAAATAAATTAGGGGCTTGTGCTTCTAATACTTTGGCTTCGGATATTTTTTCAACTTCTTTATTTTTTTGATAATCTTTTACTTTTTTTAATAACTCTTTTTTTAATTTATTAGCGTTTGCTGTCTGTTTTGCATCATGCAAAGGTTTTGTTTTTCTCTCTTTTAAAGTTTTTTTCTTACTTGAAAATTTAAAAGCATCTGGATTAATTGTTATTATTTTTTGAGTGGACATAATAATAATAAACTAATATTTAAAAATTAGTTAATAAACATAAATATTTATATACTAATACTTAAATACAACTTTTTGAATTATATTATTCATTATTTATTATTAATTTATTATTATTATTTATTAATTTATTATTTATTATTAATTTATTATTTATTATTTATTAATTTATTATTAATTATTAATTAATTTATTATTTATTATTATTAATTTTAAAAATTGATTATAAATTAAAGAATTAGTGATTTATAATATTATGGCTTCTAATTGCAATGCAAATGCTGATGCTTCAAATGTTAATGATTCGGAAACTCCATGGGTTTTCATAGAATCATATTTCAAACAAAAACATTTAAAGCAATTAGTAAAACATCAGCTGGAATCTTACAATTATTTTGTAAATAATCAAATTCAAAATACAATTGATATGTTTAATCCGTTGCATGTTTGTTCTGACCATGATTATATCAAGGAGTTGAATATGCATAGGCTTGAAATTGAAATAAATTTTGAAAATCTCTGTATTTATCGTCCTCAAATTTATGAAAATAATGGATCAACCAAAATTATGTTTCCACAAGAAGCTCGTTTACGTAATTTCTCGTATTCGGCGGCTATGACAATTGATTTGGATATTAAGTATACTGTGCGTAATGGTGAAAATTATAAAAATGTTCTTAATTTTCAAAAGAAAATTAAAAACATACATATTGGAAAAATTCCGATTATGCTTAAATCAGACTTATGTGTATTAAATCAATATAAACATTTGGATCATAATGAAACAGGCGAGTGTTATATGGACCCAGGTGGATACTTCATTATTAATGGTTCTGAAAAAACATGCATTGGACAAGAACGCGCAGCAGAAAATCAAATTTATTGCCATAATATTGAGAAAAATAATAATAAATGGTCGTGGATGGCAGAAATGAAATGCATTCCAGATTGGAAGTGTATTTCACCTAAGCAAATTAATATCTTTATGGCATCTAAAAATAATGGGTTTGGTTTTCCATTATATTTACAAATTCCTCGTATTAAAATTCCTATTCCCTTATTTGTAATTTTCAGGGCTTTCAATATTATTAGCGATAAAGAAATTTGTGAATTAATCATTCTAAATATTGAAAATGTTAATATGAAGAAAATGTTAGAAGCTTTAAGAGCATCTATTATTGATTCAAATAAAATTATGACACAAGACTGTGCAATTAAACATATTGTTAATAATGTGATTTATACTCCAATGAATATGGATAAAGAAACTGGCTCAAAGAAAAAATATAATTTTGCTATGGAAGTATTAAACAACGATATATTTCCACATTGTAAAACTGAAAAACAAAAAATTTATATGCTTGGTTACATGGCAAATATTTTACTACAAACGTCATTTGGATGGTTAGAAGAAGATGACCGCGATTCATATGCTAATAAACGTATTGATTTAACAGGTTCGTTATTAAATAATTTACTAAGAAATTATTTTAATAAACTTGTAAAAGATATGAAAAAACAAATTATTCGCGAAATCAATAATGGTTCATGGAAATCAACTGATGATTATGAAAATATTATTACAAAAACTAATATTTATAAAATCGTTAAGTCCACCACAATTGAAAATGGTATTAAGCGAGCATTAGCTACTGGAGATTTTGGTATTAAACAAGTTAATAGTAACAAGGTTGGCGTAGCACAAGTGCTTAATCGTCTTACATATATTTCCAGTTTAAGCCACTTGCGTCGTATTAATACTCCTATTGATAAAAGTGGCAAATTAGTTCCGCCACGTCGTCTTCATAATTCAACTTGGGGATTTTTATGCCCAGCCGAAACACCAGAAGGCCAATCAATTGGTATTGTAAAAAACATGGCATATTTAGCACATATTACAATTACTTCAAACAGTTCTGGACTATATGAATACATTTTACCCATTATTGAGTCAATTGATACTTATAGTGGTTCATATGCAGAATTATATGATTATGTAAAAGTATTTATTAATGGAACTTGGGTTGGAATAACAAAAGACCCAAAAAAAGTATATACTAACTTAAAAGAAAAAAAGTATAAGGGTATTATCAACATCTATATTTCTATTATCTTTAATAGTAAATTAAAGGAACTTCGTGTTTGTAATGATGCAGGACGCATTTGTAGACCACTCTTAAAAATTAAAAATAATAAACCAATTTATAACTCTGCTATTGTTAAGCAAGTTCAAAGTGGAGAGCTCAGTTGGGATGATTTATTAATTGGTATTAAACTTGAAGAATCTATTATTGAATATGTTGATTCATACGAACAAAATAATGCGCTAATTGCAATGAAAATTAGTGAATTAAATAGTAATAGTAATACTAATAACAGCTCTATTTATCATTATAGCCATTGCGAAATTCATCCAAGCACAATATTTGGAATTTTAGCCTCATGTATTCCATTTCCCGATTCAAATCAATCACCAAGAAATACATATCAGTGTTTAGATGTTAATACACCTGTATTAATGAAAGATAACACTTATAAGTTAATTAAGGATATTAATGTATATGATTGCGTCCAAACATTTGATCCACAAACTATGAAAACAAGTTATACAAAAGTTGTAAATCAATATGTTAGACCAACTGAAAAACAAATGTATAATGTGACAAGTTATTCTGGAAAATCGTTTAATGCAACATTTGATCATAAATTTATGACATACAATGGGTGGAAACAAGTTAATGAAATGGTTGTGGATGTTGATTTGATCGGTATTAAACCTGATGTTAGTGTGTTATCTAATATATATGCTAGCAAAGAACTAATTTTAGATAGCAAAAACTTTAAATTAGCTTTAACTAATTTAAGGGTCAATGACAGTCTTTGTACTAAATATAGCAACACTTTAACTAAAATCGGCTTAATGCCACTATATAATAACAATGTTAAGATTCCTATTTTAGCACGCATTGTAGGATATACTTTAACAAACAGTAAGCTGTCATATGATGACTATAACAATACATTTATTATTGCATTAAGCTTTAAAAGCATGTGTGACTTAGATCTTTTCGAGTTAGACATTGAAGAGTTGGGTTTTGCTAAAACAAAAAGCAAACATAACAATTCAGTCCAAGACAATGAGACTGAATCTGTTAAACCATTAACGGTATATTATAAAGGTGTATTTGCTTGCTTTCTACAAGTTTTAGGCTTAAATAGTGCCATTCCAGAATGGATTATAAATGGTTCTGATTTAGTAAAGCGTGAATTTCTTGCGGGTATTCAAGGCGGCTGCGGTAGTTCAATTGAATATACTAATGAAAATAAATGTGCTAAGTGTTATTGCGAACCATTTGTATTTTATAAAAATACAAATGTTAAGCAAGATTTAGTAAAATTTATTACTTCTATTTCACAATTATTTAGCTATTTTGGAATTGCTAATAGTCCATTTTATAAGAATCAAAATATTATTACAGAATTTACTAATAGTTCTTACTTTATTGACTATGATGAAGTCGGATTGCAAATCAATAATGAAGAAACAAATTTAATTAAAAATAATAGTATTATTGGTTATAAATATGATAATTATAAAAATACAAGAAGTGCACTAATAGTTGAATATTTAAAATATAAACAATCGGAATATTATGACCCTAAAGTTAGCCCAGATTTAGATATGTTTGTTAACAAGTGTAAGATTATTAACGATGCCTTATTTATTCCACTGCTAACCAAGACAAAAATAGACAATGTCCTTATTTCGGATATTACAACACAGTCCGAAAATCACAGCTTCTTTATTAAGGGAGGGTTTATGACACATAATAGCGCTATGGGAAAACAAGCAATTGGAGTATATGTAACTAATTATGATAATAGAATGGATAAAACAGCATATGTGTTAACATATCCAATGCGTCCATTAGTTGAAACACGCGTAATGAATATTATTAAATTAAATAATATTCCATCCGGACAACAAGTAATTGTTGCTATTGCAAGTCATAGCGGGTATAATCAAGAAGATTCGTTGCTCTTTAATAAAGGCGCAATTGACAGAGGACTGTTTTTGGCCACTATTTATCATACAGAAAAAGATGAAGATAAAAAATTATTTGGAAATGAAGAAATTAGATGTAAGCCAGATAAAAGTAATACAAAAAATATGAAATTTGCTAATTATGATAAGCTGGATGCAAATGGAATTATTAAAGAAAATACATTGATTGAAGATAGAGATATTATTATTGGAAAAGTATTACCAATTAAAGAAAATAAAAATGATTTTACAAAAACAATGAAACATAGCGATGAAAGTATTTCATTTAGAACACATGAAGAAAGCTATGTTGATAAAAATTACATTGAAACAAATGGAGACGGATACAATTTTTGTAAAGTCCGCATTCGTAATTATCGGAAACCTGTAATTGGTGATAAGTTTTCAAGTCGTCATGGACAAAAAGGCACAATTGGTAATATTATTCCAGAAGAAGATATGCCATTTACAGCTGACGGGTTAAAACCAGATATTATTATTAATCCACATGCTATTCCAAGTCGTATGACAATTGCACAATTAAAGGAAACATTGTTAGGCAAAGTATTATTACAATTGGGATTATTTGGGGATGGAACCAGTTTTGGAGAATTTGAAATTTCAAGCATTATTGATAAACTAAATGATTTAGGTTATGAATCAAAAGGAAATGAGCTAATGTATAATGCACTAACCGGAGAACAGTTAACCATGAATATATTTATTGGACCCGCATTTTATCAGCGCCTTAAACATATGGTCAATGATAAACAACATAGTCGGTCTATTGGTCCGATGGTTAATTTAACACGGCAACCGGCAGAAGGTCGTGCGCGGGATGGTGGACTACGGTTTGGAGAAATGGAACGTGATTGTATGATTTCACATGGTGCATCACGCTTTACAAAAGGCAGAATCTTTGATGCATCAGATGCATATAGCACATTTGTATGCTCAAAATGTGGTTCTATTGCAGCCTTTAATAACAAAGAACATATTCATTATTGTAATATGTGCTCTAATAGGAGTGATTTTAAATATATTGAAATTCCATATGCATGCAAACTAATGTTTCAAGAGTTAATTACTATGAATATTGCGCCTCGTATTCTATGTGAATAGAAATATAAATAGAAATATAAATAGAAATATAAATAGAAATATTAGGAATTATTTTATTTATTATTAAGTAAATCTTTTACTTAATATTTAGCAATTATTTTGTTTTGTTTATTATTAAGTAAATCTTTTACTTAATATTTAGCAATTATTTATTATGTTTTATATATTTTTTTTATAACATTATAATAATTATGGGAGACAGCGGAAATGCACCTTTAATGTTTGGACCAATGGATGGAGGCAATGAACGAGCATTAGCACGAAAATATTTATCAAGAGCATTTGGTAATATGAACAATAGTGGTCTTGGAACATCACCATTAAAATATAGTAATAATATACTAGGACCATTTAGAACAGCTTTTAATGCTGGTGATGTTATAACAAACAATATTGAGGATACAAATAGCATATATGGAATAATATCCAATCAAGTAGGAGGAAATAATTTATCAAGACTACAAAGAAAGGGCGATGGAAAATCGGGTCAAAATGGAAATGCTATGTATTCGGGAAATACAAAATTTGTACATGCTGGTTCAGATTATATTAGATTTAAAAAATTACAAGCTCTCAATAAAACATATGATGATAAAAAGTTTGGTGGAGCAGAAAATAATCAAGCAACAGCAGCTTTATATAGAGTTCGCAAGTAATTTATTTAATTTTTTATTTTAATCTTTTTATTAATCTATTATTTTAATCTTTTTATTAATCTTTTATTTTAATCTTTTTATTAATTTTTATTTTAAGTATTATTTAAATAAAACTTAAAATAATTATTTATAATATAAATAATGAGCGATCCAATTGTTTTAGAAAGCGAGACTACCATTGAGCCTGTTCAAGAAGTTGTTACAGAACCCAAGCAAGAAGTTGTGCCAGAAGTTGTTCCAGAACCCGTTCCTGAAGCCGTTCAAGAACCCGTTCCTGAAGCCGTTCAAGAACCCGTCCAAGAACCCGTCCCAGAACCCGTCCAAGAACCCGTTCAAGAAGTTGTATCAGAACCCATTCAAGAACCCGTTCAAGAACCCGTTCAAGAACCCGTTCAAGAACCCGTTCCAGAACCCATTCAAGAAGTTGTATCAGAAGTTGTAACAGAAGTTGTGCAAGAACCCGTTCAAGAAGTTGTATCAGAACCCGTTCCTGAACCCGTTCAAGAAGTTACACCAGAACCCGTTCAAGAAGTTTTAACAGAACCCGTTCAAGAAGTTACACAAGACGTTGTTCAAGAAGTTGTTCAAGAACCCGTTCCTGAACCCGTTCAAGAAGTTGTTCAAGAAGTTGTTCAAGAAGTTGTATCAGAACCCGTTCCTGAACCTGTTCAAGAAGTTGTTCAAGAAGTTGTTCAAGAAGTTGTATCAGAACCCGTTCCTGAACCCGTTCCTGAACCCGTTCAAGAAGTTGTGCCAGAAGTTGTGCCAGAAGTTGTGCCAGAAGTTACACAAGAAGTTGTGCCAGAAGTTGTGCCAGAAGTTGTGCCAGAAGTTGTGCCAGAAGTTGTGCCAGAAGTTGTGCCAGAAGTTGTGCCAGAAGTTACACAAGAAGTTGTTCAAGAAGTTGTGCCAGAAGTTACACAAGAAGTTGTGCCAGAACCCGTTCAAGAAGTTGTGCCAGAAGTTACACAAGAAGTTGTGCCAGAACCCGTTCAAGAAGTTGTATCAGAACCCGTTCAAGAAGTTTTAATAGAAGTTACACAAGAAGTTGCACCAGAAGTTGTGCAAGAAGTTTTAACAGAAGTTGCACCAGAAGTTGCACCTGAAGTTGTATCAGAACCCGTTCAAGAAGTTTTAACAGAAGTTACACAAGAAGTTGTGCCAGAAGTTGTGCCTGAAGTTTTAACAGAAGTTGCACCAGAAGTTGCACCTGAAGTTGTATCAGAACCCGTTCAAGAAGTTGCACCAGAAGTTGCACCAGAAGTTGTATCAGAACCCGTTCAAGAAGTTGCACCAGAACCCGTTGAAGAAGTTTTAACAGAACCTGTTCAAGAAGTTGTGCCTGAAGTTGTGCCAGAAGTTGTGCCAGAAGTTGTATCAGAACCCGTTCAAGAAGTTGTCCAAGAAGTTGTGCAAGAAGTTATGCCTGAAGTTGTGCAAGAAGTTGTGCCAGAAGTTGTGCCAGAAGTTGCGCCAGAAGTTGCGCCAGAAGTTACACAAGAAGTTACACAAGAAGTTGTGCAAGAAGTTGTATCAGAACCCGTTCAAGAAGTTGTCCAAGAAGTTACACAAGAAGTTGTCCAAGAAGTTACACAAGAAGTTGCACAAGAAGTTGTGCAAGAAGTTATGCCTGAAGTTGTGCAAGAAGTTGTCCAAGAAGTTGTATCAGAACCCGTTCAAGAAGTTGTCCAAGAAGTTACACAAGAAGTTGCACAAGAAGTTGTGCCAGAAGTTGTGCCAGAAGTTGTGCCAGAACCCGTCCAAGAAGTTGTATCAGAACCCGTTCAAGAAGTTACACAAGAAGTTACACAAGAAGTTGTGCCAGAACCCGTTCAAGAAGTTGTGCCAGAAGTTACACAAGAAGTTGTGCAAGAAGTTGCACCTGAAATTGTGCAAGAAGTTGTGCCAGAAGTTGCACCTGAAATTGTGCAAGAAGTTGTGCCAGAAGTTGCACCTGAAATTGTTCAAGAAGTTGTATCAGAACCCGTTCCTGAACCCGTTCAAGAAGTTGTGCCAGAAGTTGCGCATGAAGTTTTAACAGAAGTTGTTCCAGAAGTTGTATCAGAACCCATTCAAGAAGTTGCACCTGAAATTGTGCCAGAAGTTGCACCTGAAATTGTGCCAGAAGTTGCACCTGAAATTGTGTCAGAAGTTGCACCTGAAATTGTGCCAGAAGTTGCACCTGAAATTGTGCCAGAAGTTGCACCTGAAATTGTGTCAGAAGTTGCACCTGAAATTGTGCAAGAAGTTGCACCAGAAGTTGCACCTGAAATTGTGCAAGAAGTTGCACCTGAAATTGTGCAAGAAGTTGTGCCAGAAGTTGCGCCTGAAGTTTTAAGAGAAGTTATGCCAGAACTCGTTCAAGAAGTTGCACCTGAAATTGTGCAAGAAGTTGTAAAAGAAGTTTTAAATGAAGTAATAGAAACAGTTATAACAGAACAACCCAAGACAGTTATAAGAGCAACACCCAGCACAGTAGAAAAAACAGTTAGTAATCAAAAAAAAACAATTTATTTTATTGATAAAATATCAAAAATGAATATGAAATTATTTTAATTTCATCAAATTAACTTTTATAATATTAATTTCATCAAATTAACTTTTATAATATTAATTTTAATATAATATAATATTAAAATTAATGCGTCGTTTTAAGGGAAATTTACTAAGTGTAGGAAAACCATTAAAGTTCGAAACAAGTAGTTCAAAAATACATATACTGAAATTATCAACACAAGGTGTATCATCAGTAATTCCAATTTCGGAGCCGTATATACCAACAGATGTAAGTGCAAGTGAGCCAGGTAATAGTCAAGCAAGAGTAACTTGGACTGCTCCAGAAAAGAATGGTGGTTCTGCTGTAACAAGTTATATATTAACATGTAGTCAAGGATTTACTCAAGCAGTATCTGGTTCATTAACTACAACAATATTTACTGGATTAACTAATGGCACAACTTACACTTTTACAGTTCAAGCAATCAATATTGCAGGAGCTTCTATACCATCAAGTCCATCTAATTCAGTAATCCCCTTTTCGGTGCCTTCTGCACCAACCATTGGAACATCAAGTCCTGGTGTTGGTCAAGTTAGTGTAGCTTGGACAGCACCATTAAGTAATGGTGGATTTACTATAATAATGTATAGAGTAACAAGTAATAACAATATTATTAAAGATGTATCAGGAACACTAACTACAACAATAGTTAGTGGATTAACTAATGGCACAAGTTACACTTTTACAGTTCAAGCAATAAATGTATTTGGTTCTTCAATACCATCAAGTCCATCTAATTCAGTAATCCCCTTTTCGGTGCCTTTAGCACCAACTATTGGAACAGCAACTCCAGGTGACGGTGAAGTTAGTTTAACTTGGACAGCACCATCAAGTAATGGAGGATCTACTATAATAATGTATATAGTAACAAGTAATAACAGTATTATTAAAGATGTATCAGGAACACTAACTTCAACAATAGTTAGTGGATTAACTAATGGCACAACTTACACTTTTACAGTTCAAGCAATCAATATTGCAGGAGCTTCTATACCATCAAGTCCATCTAATTCAGTAACTCCAATACAACCACTGGCAGTTGTTTCACTTGCAACAGCCAACCTTGATACAACATTTCCAAGCAACAGAGTTGGTAGTTCTTTAGAAATTTCCAGTGATGGTAATGTTATTTGTGTTACAAATTGTAATTCAACAAGTGATCGTTATATAAAAATTTATAGATTTAATACTTCAAATGCAAGTTGGAATAATGAAAAAACTATAACAACAAGCTTTACGGATTATACAGGTGATCCATTTGAAGAACCAGCTGGACAATCGTGGGGAAATATACTAGCTATATCGGGAAATGGTAATTATATAGGAATGGCTAACCGTAGAAATGCAACTTTTGGAAGTTTTGCTGGTCTTGTAGAAGTATATGAATATAATGTTACTTCACAATTGTGGACTAGAGATAGTTGGTTGAATTCAATATTAGCTCAAAATTATCTTGGAACAGGTCCTGTTCCGACGAGCACAAATAGAGAATGGGGTAATTCTATGTCATTTAACTATAGTGGTAATGTATTTGCTGTTGGGGGTGGAACATTTTTCTCTAATGGATATATCAATATATATAAACAGAACAATAATGTTTGGACTTTAACTTCAACAATTATTGGGGAAGATCTTGAACGTATAGGCAATTTTATTTCATTATCATCCAGTGGAACCAGATTAATTTCTGGCGTTACTAATTCAAGAGTTAAAACTTTTGTTGAATCTCCAACAAATAGTTGGTCTTTATTTTCATCACCGTCGCCTGCTATAATATCAGTAACAAATACTGGTAATATTAGCGGAACAACAGTTAAAATGTCTAAGGATGAAACTACTTTTATAGCAAGTAGTATCAGATATACAGGCCCTCTTGGAACATTTCAAGGTTTGGTTAAGGTATATAGATTTATAAGTAATTCTTGGACTCAAATAGGACAAGAATTAATAGGACCAAGTGCTTCAAGTGATTATGGTTCATCACTGGGTATTTCTAATACTGGCAATATAATTGTTATTGGTGCTCCTGGTGCTAATTCTTCTTTTGGTAGTGTTTATGCTTATAAATATAATAGTCTTACTTATTATTGGGATTTATTATTTTCTCAAACTGGACTAACTACTACTGATAGATTAGGCACTTTTATGACTTTTGGAATGACAAGTGATGCAACCAAATTAGTATTTGGAACGCCAAATACCGGGAACGGTTCAGTTAGAATATATAACGTTGTCTATGATAATTCAATTATCCCATAATCTTATTATGATAGCGTCTTTTTTAATATTTTATAACGTCTTTTTTAATATTAATAAAAATTCGGTGTTTGCACCGCATGTTTTCAAAGGCTTTTTATCTTTAACACTAAAACCCTTGGCTTTAGCAATTACTATTATTTCGTCAATAGTAGGAATATATAAATTAATAACATGTTTTCGCACCGCATTCGTTTGTAAATTAGTAAATTTTTCATTATAGCAAGAAAAAGGAGGTTTTTCTATAGAATTAATATTATTATTTAAAATGGAATCTTCGTCACTATTAGTCGAAGTATTAGTCGCACTATTAGTCGAAGTATGTGTCCCATTTTTATTATCCAATACTTCATATTCTGATATATATTCGAGAGAGTCATTAATTTTAACAATACTTATTTGAGGAGTTTTCTTTTCGCTCTCATTTTCGCTATTATATAATACTGTTTTATCATTTTCCGATATTACAAATGGTTTAAACTTCTCTCTATTTACTATATGTATTATTAGTAATCCATCAGCATTTAATAAAAAATTACTTTTTTCAAAAAATAGTTCTTTATCCTTAAAACTATAAAATGTTTTATTTAAACATATTAAATGTGTAAAAGTATTATAATCGAACAAATTGTTTTTTAAGAAGTCAGCTACTATAAATTCGCAATTAGAATATTTTAGTTTTGCTTGTTTAATCATGTCCGCCGATTTATCTAAACCAGTTACATCATATTTCATTTTGTCGAGCATATATACATGATATCCTGTTCCACAACCTATATCTAATAATTTTACAAATTTAATGTTTTTTGCAAAAGATACTATTATTTTTAACTGTTCAACATTACATTCTTTATTACTATGTAAATCGTCGTAATATTTAGCATAAAAACTATCATAAATAGCATCATCATATTTACTCTCAAATTTGCTTCCAGATGTCATATCTTCATAATCTTCATAATTTTCATAATTTATATTGCATTTATTTAGCAAAAGTATAAATATTATTATTAGAAAAAACAAGAAGACTTTATGTAACAAACTTAAGTTTATTACATCGTTATATGATTTATTAATTATTTTGTATACTTTCTCTCTGCTAATGTTATTCATAATATTAATATAGTATAATAATATTATATTAATATAATAATAAAATAATATAATAATAAAATAATATAATATTAATAAAATAATATAATAATTAATATTATTTTATTATGTTTTTTTAGTAAAAATATTAACGTTACTTTAATTAAAGTAATATGGAAAAATCCATAATTGATAATTGCTTAATAAACGATAGTCGTAGCTCTTTTAAAAATATTACATTTTCAAAGTTTCAAAAATCAAAAGCACGTTATGAGTTAATTAAAAGTTTATGTGATGAAAAAATAGAAAATGCATGTTATTGGAGTGCTGAGTTTATATGTAGTGGACACTATTTGGAATTATGGGATATTATATTGTATTATGTATATAAATATATACATAATGGTAATCCTAAATTGGCATTATATTTAAATATGCGTTATAACAATTTTGAAACGCTAATAAATAATGGTTATGGGCAAAATATATTAGTATTGCGAAATAATGACAAAATAAGAAAGTTATTTTGCGAAATAATATGTGTATTATGTTATTCATTAAAGAAAAATGTTATATGTGATATAAAAATAGATAAACACGAGTCATTTGATATAGCATCTATGAGTGAACGATTTAAAGCACCTAATGTAACTTATATAGAATCTATAATAAAAGAAGATGATCCAAAGGAATTAATAATCCCTATAAATGAGTTAGTATATAATTTGATAAATAAAAATATAATTAATGTATATTATTGGTTTGAGTGGATTATAGAATATGAAAATATTTGTAAAAAGAAGAAGAAAAAATGTGCTTGTGAAAATAGGAGTTTTGCACCAAAAGGAAGCACTCATGACATTATATGGATAATATGGGATATTTTACTATACTATGGTAATCCATCAATAACAACAAGAACATATAATATTAGTGTTGAATCAAGTAATTGCGACATTAAATATAAAATAATAACAAGTCTATTGGATTTATTTGTTATAAAATATAACAATAGTGTTAAAAAAAAGAGAAAATATATAATATATTTTGCTTTTGCCTTATTAGTAGAAACTAATAGCACAAATATTGCAATTATAACACATCCCGAAAAAATAGAAGCAATTGTATCAAAAATAGATAGTATATATAAAGAGATAAAGAAAAATGAAGTCTCTCCAAAAACTGATTATTTATTTACAAATTTAAATAAATCAAATATGGAAAAAACAATAGAAAAAATAGAACTATTAAATACTATTTAATACATTATTAATACAATTTTAATACATTATTAATACTTTATTAATACTTTATTAATACATTATTAATACTACAGTATTTTTAGTATTAAGTTCTATAATAAAACAATATTTTGTAGCCTTTTGTAAAATTATATAGCTCAGGTTCATATTTTGGATTTTCCTCAAAACTCCAATCTTTATTTGCATTTATTAATTTTACCCAATTAAAAGGTTCTAATTTAGATGTGCTGCTACCGTCATATTTATAACTTTTTTTATTAATAGTTAATACACTTACAAAATGACTGTTTGCTTTCGGATTAAAATGCTCTTTATTTGTTAATATTATGGAATCTAATACATAATTGTAGTGTTGTTTATTATTATCGACAAAATTATAATTTGTTTCAAAAAATGTTCCAGTTTGAAAATCTTCAAAAATAAGTATATCTGGAATATCATTAACATACAAATTATTAAACTTTTCTTGAGTTAATATATTAACAGCATTTTTACTTACAAATTTAAGCTTCATTAATTTTATAGTATTATAATTTAAATAGCGTAGTAATTCTTCATAATAAGTAAGAGGATTGCCTGAATCATTAATATTTGGTATATCATACATTTTATTATTATTGTTAATTAATATGTTTGGATTAATAGAGCTTGGGTCTTTTTTTATTATTTTATAAATATGATAAATAAAATAATTAGTGTTCATCTTATTTGACAAACTATTTATTTTATTGTAAAATGTATGTGATTTTGATGTTTGATTATAGGATGCTTCAATAAATAAATTTAATATGAAAAATAATTTAGCAATAGTATTTGGTATAGGACTATTGTCTACTTTTCTTCCAATTATCATTAACTCTCTAAAAAATCTAAAAAATTTTCTACCTTTATCACTAAAAAAAAAGGTTACATACATTGTATTAAACCAGCAATTAGATAATATTTGAATTGGTGGAATAAATCGTTCTATATCTAAATGTTTAGAAGCTCGTAAATTATATAATAATATTTTTTTTACAATTGGATCATTATAGTTTTTACATATATATTTATTATTTAACTTAATATTTATACTAAGTAAATCATCGCATAATTTAAGTGTTTGTGGTCTTAATGTTTTTAACGAATGAATTATTAATTTTTTATTAATAAATGGACTATAAGATTTAGCTTTTATTGATTTTTTTTTAGAAGATTTATAAGATTTATAAGATTTATAAGATTTATAAGATTTAATTGTTTTATTATTATTTATTCTACTTATCATATATATATAATACATAAAATATTATTATTTTATGTATTATAATTTTATGTATTATAATTTTATGTATTATAATTTTATGTATTATAATTTTATGTATTATAATTTTATATAAATTTATGTATAATTTTATCTAATATAATATATATAATATATTATATATAATGAATAATTATAGCCCAAATATAAATAATAGATTAGAAAAAATTGTAAATAATCCAATAAAAAATATGGGTTCAAGTATAAATAATAATTTTAATAAATATGTGAATACACCAATAAAAGACATTGGTTCCAAAGTAAGTGCTGGAGTATCATATAATAATGCTTCTGACTATGACTATGACTATGACTATGAAAATAGTAGCTCAAATTCAAGTTTGTTTAAAAGAATATTCTTTTGGTTAGCAATAATTTTGTTATTGGCATTTTTGGGTTTTAATATATTTAAATATTTAGCACAAGGAACAGACATTGTTACAGCATTATTATCTCCTTTTACATATACAATTGCTTATTTTACTGGAGAAACAGCAAAAACAACATTACAACATACTTCTCAAGGAACACAAACAATAGTAGGTGAATCGTCATCATTTTTGCAAATTTTTTTAAAATTTATTACTGACTTATTTAATAACACACTTGTATTTGTAACAACTAACACAACATCAGCAATTGATTATTTACAATCAAATATTAAAAAAGATAAAACAATAGATGTAAAACCACAAAAACAAATTTCACAACCGAATGGTAATAATCAACAACCGAATGGTAATAATCAACAACCGAATGGTAATAATCAACAACCGAATGGTAATAATCAAAATACAGAAAATACAGAAAATACAGAAAATACAGAAAATGATGACTCTACAATGTTAAATGAAGAGAGAAAAATAGAAAATAGGGTTCAAACAGTTCCCGATGATATAAAAAAATTAATTGTTCAAAAAGAAGCTAAAGAGCCTGAGCCTGTTCATAGTGATTCACAACAACATGGGTATTGCTACATTGGTAAAATAAATAATGCAAGATATTGTGCTAAGGTATCTGGAAAAAATAACTGTTTGTCAGGAGACATATTTCCAACTATGGCAGTTTGTGTAAATCCTAATTTGAAAACGTAATTGTTTATACAATTTTTTTCCTAAAAGTTGTTTTTAAAGATTTAGGATAATGTGATTTATTTTTGGTTTTAGCTTTATTTTTTGATTTTTGTATGTGTAATTTGAAAAATTTCATAAACTCTAACGCAGTTCTCTCATTATTATACTTAATAATCTTGTTATTTTTTATAATAAATAAACTAGGAAAACCATTTACATTATTAGTTAGTAATGGATTAGTTATTGATGATATAATTGCTGAGTCTATTTCTAAAATAACACCTTTTAACTTTGAATATTTAGTTTGAGCCAATTTTTTGAATTGTAGCCATTCGGGTTTCATAGTTACACAATAATGACACGATTGGCTAAAAACACCTACAAATAATATATTATTATTAAGTAATTTAGTTAATTTATCATTATTTACACTATTTCGCAACACTTTTACTAACATACTATTAGTATATATAAGTTATATATAATTTTATAAAATTATATATAACAATAAATAGAATAATAAAATAGAACAATAAAATAGAATAATAAATAGAACAATAAAATAGAATAATAAATAGAACAATAAAATAGAATAATAAAATAGAACAATAAAATAGAACAATAATATAACAATAAATATATTGTTATAAATATATATTAATATGTCATTTAAAATAACTTATGAAAATAGCAAGTTATTTCTAATAGCATGTTTTACACTATTGGGATTGTATTATTATATAAATTCATATAAATATTATGAGACTATGGAGAATAATAGTTCTACATCTAAACATAGATGTCCAAATATGTTAATTGAAAAAGATGGTGCTTATTATTTATATAATTCTAACTTGGCAGTTGTACCTGGTGTAAATCCAATTCAATTTAACAGTTTAGAAGACTATAGTGAATTTATAGAGTGGCAAAATAGTCAAAATATAAATTGTCCAATATTATTTTTACAATATAGCACTGATGCGCAAAATAATGAACTAATTCAAGTGAAACCCTCCATTTTTGAAAATCAAGGTGGATTACCTTCTATTCAGAGAGATCCTTTGACAAAAGGATCTGAAAGTTATATTGAGGAAAATAAAATTTTAGATGCAACAAAAGATAATAACCAAGAGTTTAATAAAGATAGTTATCATGGAATTGATGTTCAAAACCAAGACATAGGTTTAGATAATCCTATTGATAATATGTTTAATAGCACTGAAAAAATAAGCGTAAATCCAATGGACTCAAATTGGGGTGGAAAACAGTATACCGAAAAAGCAGTTGAAAATCATGAATTTAAAGATCGCTATGTATCTAAAAACCCTCAAAATGTTATTTAGTCAAAATATTGTTTGTTAGTTAGTTTTTTTTATGTCTTGGTTTTTTGCCACCATAACCATCATTTTCTAAACTTGCACATCTATTTCCGCCAAAAATAAAATATAACCAACTAAAGTCATCACCATATTGACTTTTTTGATAATATATATAATTTATAAACCCGTAAAGTAGTGCAACAATAGATGTTATACTTAATATATAAGTGCTATATATCATTTGTGAATTAGTAGATACACTTATCATATTGCGAACTTCCCAATAATTACGTTGTGCACTAATTATATATATTAAAAACAGAGAACCTAAAAATATTAGATTTGGAACTAACTTACTTCTACTACTTATTACAAAAATTATGTATATTGTAAAAGCCATTATTAATGAGTCTACAGCATTACCACTGCTCCAACTATTACTTGCCATTTTGTCTACTTTTGAATCAAAACTCCATCCACCAAGTCCCATTATGAAAAAAAAGATCATTAATACTGCTAAATAATGTCTTGCATACATATTATTGGTAAGCATATATCTAAATTGGCAACTTAATAATTCACTAATATATGTAGATGTTATAATAGTAAATAAAAAAATTAAAAAGTAACCTACTCTTGGCAAAAATAAAGTATAATTATCCAGTAAACTACTTATGTTAGTTTTATTAGTTTCATCAGTTTTGTCTTCATTTGTTTTCGTATTAGAAAGTTGTGCTCTATCTTTCCTATTATTTTCATAACTATTTGAAATATTCATATTTTATAAAATAATAGTTTATAATAGTTTATAATATTTTATAATATTTTATAATAGTTTATAATATTTTATAATAGTTTATAATATTTTATAATAGTTTTATAATAGTTTTATAATATTTTATAATATTTTATAAATTAGTAATTATACTATCGATTGATTTGGAGAGATGAGTATATTTTTTACATTTTAAACAATTTTCATTTGTTTCATCTTCCATTATATTTTCTAAATCAATTGTTTTGATAGATTTTTGTTCATTAATCATCGTAACCATGCATTTTGCACATTCTAAATCACATATTTTTTTTGTAGAAGTTAACAATTTTTTTGTTTCTGCATTGCCATCATCACCTCCAAGCTCTTGCATTAATCCCTTTAATTTATTATCAATAATTTTAAAAAGAGTTTCTGTTTCTACTTTTGATGAGTTTTTTGTTACTGAATTGTCAGTATTATTAAAACTAAAACCCTCTTTTAAATTATTGGAATTGGAATTGGAATTTTTATTAGTTAAAGATCTAAATGATAAGTTTTGTGCAGTTTTAAATTTATATTTGAAACTAAGAGAGAATATAAATATTATTAATATACTTAATAAAGCATACGTAATAAAACTATAATCACTGTTATTTTTCATATTATTATTATTATTTATATTATATATTATTAAAAATATAATATTTTAATATTTTATCTTATTTTATCTTATTTTATCTTATTTTATCTTATTTTATCTTATTTATCTTATTTTATCTTATTTATCTTATTGTCCTTTTAATAATTTAAACTCTTTATAGCTAATATGTTTTATAGTAGCCTGTGGAGGTTTATTCTTAAATTTTCTATGGCGTTCTTGAGAGTCTATTTTTTCTTTTGTTTTTAAAGCACTATCAACATACATTTCTTTTAAATGCTTACCAACTAAATATGATCCTTCATGCTGGTCTAATTCACCATCTTCTATTTTCTTTAATATGTTTAAAAATCTGCTTAATATTTTTAAGTCCAAATTATCATTTTTAATTTTATTATATAATTCAGTATAATTATTAAATAAAAAATTGCATTGCTTTACACAAATAGCATCAAACTCATTTGGATTAGATTTGCGCAATCTCTCATATTTGGTCTTTAAAAAAACAAGATGGTCAACATCTGTTTTAATAGAAATACTTTGCTTCTTATCACGAATTTCTTGTGTGCAGTCTGTTGTCTCATTAGCTTTTATCATTGATGCTAAATCAAGTTTTTGTTGTTGATTTAAAATATTAGAACTAGTCATCTATTATATATATATATTTAACTTTTATATATAATTTAATAGTATATAATTTAATAGTATATAATTTAATAGTATTTAATAGTATATAATTTAATAGTATTTAATAGTATATAATTTAAATAGTATATAATTTAATAGTATATAATTTTAATAGTATATAATTTAATAGTATATAATTTAATAGTATATAATTTTAATAGTATATAATTTAATAGTATTTAATATAAATCAATATTTAATAATATAAATCAATATTAAATAATATTATGATATCTAAATATAAGTTATTAATATATGTATTAATAGTATTGTTATTATTAATATTATATTTAGGAAGTTATAATTTAATAGAAGGCAATACATGTATGAATAATAGTAGTTCAAGTAGTTTATTAAATATTATAAGTTGCGCTAATAACAATAATAACAATAATAACAATAACAATAATACATTTACAGATATTAGTTCTGTTTGTATTAATAATACAAACGATACAATAAATAATATTGTTAGTGCTGGTGGATTAGGAAATCAAGCAAGTGATTTATATAATTCAACAGGGCAACTATTATCCAATGCTGCTAATGCCCGTGGGTTATGTTAATATATTTAGATTATTATATTATAATAATATACTATAATAATTAATGGGACTTGGAGACCTTGGTAATGCCTTTTTGATAGTAATAATTTTTACATTTATTCAATTATTTATAACAATTCTTACTTCAATAGCACAATTTAAAAAAGTTTGGAATACTTATAAATGTAATCCTGCAATAATGCCTTTTGCAAGTTTAATGGGATACGACCCAACAATTGTATTTCAAGAATGCACGGCGGAAACACAGTCATCATTTATGTCGGTATTTTTAGATCCAATTTATTCATCTCTTCAAACTTTTAGTGAAAGCGGAAATATCTTTCTTGGAATATTAGATTCATTACAAATAGGATTAAATACACAACAATTAGACTCATTAAATATTGTAGGAAATATTGGTGCTCGTGTACAAGTATTTAGCACAAATCTAAATGAAACATTTATAACTGTAGCTGACACAGTTTCTAAAATAGGCGGTTTTATGACCATTATTTTTTATTTATTACAAACAAGTGTTGATATAGGAAAAGCGTTAGATCGAGATGCTCCTGGTCATATATTACGTGCATTAAGGGTATTGCCTAGATAATACATTATCTAAGTAAAAAAGTATTATAATGTATAATGTATAATATATTATTATTTTTATAATAATAATATATAATTTTTAATATAATATGAGTGATAAAGGCGCACATACAGATAATGAGACTGCCAAATTTATAAATACTATAAATGATAATGCCAGTTATTATGATGTATTCAATAATGATATATGGATGACAATAATTATTTTTATTATTGTATTTCTCGTAGCATGTTATTATATTATTAAATCAAGCATACGTTCATACAAATCAGACTGGGAAACAAATAAATGTAATCCAATATTGATGCCTTTTGCTTCAATAATTAATCCAGAATTAGCTAATGGAGATGATTTTGGTTATACAGTAAATAATTTTACAGACTGTTTAGATATATTAAATGCTGAATTGGCAATAGATATGACAAAACCAATAAATGAAATTAGAAACAATTTAGGTGATTTTTTTTCTACTTTATATTCTATATCAGAAACAACATATGAGTATATTGCAGCGTTATTTAATTTAATAAGACAGTTCTTAATAATATTTCTTGAAAAAATATCAAATTTTGTTCTACATTCACAACTGGTTTTTATTACTATTAATGATTTTTTTGCAAAAATATTATCAGTTTTTACAGTTATTTATTATACTTTAATTTTACTTTTAGGAGCATATAGACTAATATTTATTTTAGCAGTTATGGGTTTTTTAATAACTATTGTTATTCCTGCTGGAGTAGTAGTTACTACGCAACTTATTCTTTTAATTACTGGGATTGTTCGTTTATCGGCATTGGCTGCTGGTCTTCCTTGGACAATATTCTTTTTTATACCAGCACTAATACTTGTTATTATTAGTATAGTTACCTTTTTATTTGCCTTAATATTTTTCATAATTTTAACATTATTTTATGTGATATTTAATAGTTTTGTTTCTGAAATACAAATACGTGATGCTTATAATAATGCAAAAATACCAGAATAATTAAGGTGCCTTATTTTCAAACGCATTTTTAAAAATCATCTCCAAATTCAAAAGTATTCAATTTTGAATTTTTTGTTGTGAGAGAATACTCGCTTACACGATCTTCAAAAAAGTTTGTTTTGGTTTCAATACTTATATTTTCCATCCACTCAAACGGATTTTTGCTTTCATAAATTTTATCACCTCCTAATTGTAAACTTAACCTATCTGCTACAAATTCTATATATTGTTTCATTAAAACTTGATTCATTCCAATTAATCTACACGGAAGAGCATCATTTATAAATTCTAATTCAATTGTAACTGCTTCGCTAATTATTTCGTGGATTTTCTGTTTCTTTAATGGTTTTTCTAATTTGTTATGCAATAATACAGCAAACTCTGTGTGCAATGCCTCATCTCTGGATATTAGTTCATTTGAAAACGTAAGTCCTGGCATTAGACCGCGCTTTTTTAACCAATAAATTGCACAAAATGCGCCTGAAAAAAATATTCCTTCAACACATGCAAACGCAACTAAACGTGTAGCAAAATTGGATTTTTTATCATTTATCCATTTAATAGCCCAATCCCCCTTTTTCTTAATACAGTCATATTCTTGCAATGCATTGAATAATTTCTCTTTTTGTGCCTTGTCTTTAATATATGTATCAATTAGCGTTGAATATGTAATAGAATGAATATTTTCCATAGCTATTTGAAGTCCATAAAATGCTCGTGCTTCACTTAATTGAACTTCATTCATAAAACGAACCCCCAAATTTTCTAATACAATTCCATCACTTGCTGCAAAAAAAGCTAAAATCATTGAAATAAAATGCTTTTCATCATCAGTTAGCGTGTCCCAATCTTTACTATCTTTACTTAAATCAATTTCTTCCGCTCTCCAAAATAAATCTTCTTGTTTTTTATACATTTTCCAAATGTCATTATCTTTAATTGGAAACATAACGTAACGATTAGGGTCTTCTTGTAATAAAGGCTCAATTGTGTTTTTACTCATTCTATATTATAGTATAATAATATTTTTATATTTTTTTAAAATATATTATAATTATTTAAATTTTTTATAATTATTTAAATTTTTTATAATTATTTAAATTTTTTATAATTATTTAAATTTTTTATAATTATTTAAATTTTTTATAATTATTTAAATTTTTTATAAATTTAGTAATAGTTTTATATTTTTTTATTTTTATATTATTATATTTTTATATTATATAAGATGTTTAATATTAAAATATCACAAACTACAAAGACTAATGTGTTATATTTAATAGTATTTGCTTTGGCCGTAAGTTATATTATGAATAAACAATTAACGGCTTTAGTATCGTTGTTATTTATTGGTGGTTTTATATACGTTCTAACCAAAAATAAAATTATATCATTAATAATATCTATTATTATTACAAATTTATTATTATCAATGAATTATTTTCCAATTGAAGGTTATGAAGATAAAGGAGATAAAAGAGATAAAGGAGATACTGAAACAACTAAAAAAACAAAAAACAAAAATGAGAACCAAGTAAATAATAATCAAAGTAAAATGTAATAAAGTTTAATGTAATAAAGTTTAATGTAATAAAGTAAAATGTAATAAAGTAAAATGTAATAAAGTAAAATGTAATAAAGTATAATAAAGAAAATGTAATAAAGTATAATGTAATAATTATTAAATATTTATATTTAATATTTATAATAATGACCAGTTTAGGATATAATATTGCAAGTAAAGATAATCTTGTTAGTGTGTTATTGAAAAAAGTTATAGAAAAAGAAGAATCCTATATTCATCAATATATTAAGTTAAAAGAATTATATCCACAATGTAAAGAGTTGCCTATAAAAACTGAATTTGAAAAATTACTGGAAGTTCGGCGGCTTAGTTTAGAATACAAATTACAATCTAAAGAAAAACAACATAGTGCTTTACTCAAAATTTTAGAATATCTAAATAATTTAGAAGAAAAAAAACAAAAATTAGATATGCAAGAAATATTAAAAAAAATGTCATCGTTAGAAAATGATATGAATAAATTACAAAAAGCAATTTATTCTTAATTTATTCTTATTTGTATTTTAATTAAATTTATTATTTTGTAATATTATATAAACAATGAAAAAAGTTAATAATATAGTAACAACAACACTGACCAACATTTTTAGCAACAATAAAATAGTAAATTCTAAGATTTTAAACAATAAAATATCCTTATATGTTGTAGCTGCTATAGCATTTATATCTCTATACAGACATATAGTAATGTATGAGTTCAGTGCAGTATTATTATTTTTTCTTGTTGGAGCACTAACATTTAGTTTTACAAAAAATATGACAATTGTTTTAGGAACATCATTTTTAGTAACTTTTTTTGTCAGTATGTTTAAAGGATTATTCGGATTTAAAGAAGGAGCTGCAAATATGAAAGATGAAGATGAAGATAAAGAAAATATGAAAGAAGATAGTACAACAAAATTAATAGAAAAAGCCATAAGCAAAGGCACAAGCAAAGGCATAAGTGAAGACACAAGCGAAGACACAAACGAAGACACAAGCAAAGACACAAGCAAAGACACAAGTAAAACAAGCAAAGAACAAAGTGGATATACAAATCAAATTCCACTAACTCCTGGTCTATATAATATGCCTAACAAAGAACAAATGACTAAACAATTAGGAAAAGCGTCAGAAACAGAACAAGCATACGATAATTTAGAAAAAATAATGGGTTCAAAAAATATTCAAACAATGTCAACAGATACACAAGATTTAATTAGACAACAAAATGATCTGATTAAACAATTAAAATCTATGACACCTGCTCTAAACGATGCAATGGCTACTTTAGGCTCTCTTGATTTAGGCAAACTAACAGGTATATTTAATAAACCAACAGAGAAACAAGAATAAAACAATATAAAACAATATTTATATTATATATATGCTAATTATATATAATATATGCTAATTATATATAATATATGCTAATTATATATAATATATGCTAAGGCAAATACAAAAAATAAATAACAAAATTATGAGTAATAATTTTTTTTACTATAGTTTTTTATTACTTGTTTGCTATAATTATTATAGTTTATACAGTTATTTGCTTGATAAAAATTATAATATAGTAATATTTTATTTTACATATTTATTTTTATTATATAGTTTTTTTAACATTTTTAGTTATTTTATTACATTTATAACAATTATCATATTTAAAGTATTGAATTTTGATAATTATATAAAAAATAGTTATATTATTGAAAATCACGAACCAGCAAGTGTGCAAAACTATAGAACACAACTACGCCAACAACGACGCCGACAATATAGACAACGTGATTCAAGATATCAAACAGGAGTTGTAGGCGGTAATCAATCTATTCAAGGTGCTGGTAATGACGAAGAAGAGTCATTAGAAGCAAGAATAGAAAGAGCAGCCAATGAAAGAGGGAAAAAAATAGAGGATGAAGCAAGAGGAGTTACATCAGATACACCCCCCGATCCAGCATACCAATATATATTAGCACATTTACCAGACTGTAATAAAGATATGTTATCTTTAAACTCTTTACCACATTAGACAAAATAGGATAAAATAGTTACAGTGAAATCCCCATATTAACAATTTTTATATATATAAAATGGTATATATATATTTATATATATAAAATGGTATATAAGCGAAAACAAGGAATTGTTATTACTAATTCTACATTGTTATTTTTTATAGCATTAGTCGCTCTATTATATTTTGTATATTTTGTATATTTCAAATTTAATACAATATTACCTGCTAATACTAATCAAAACACAGTAATGCCTATATCATTTATGGATAATTCTTGTAAAAGAGAAACCGATGTATTACTAAATCCATATGATGCCCCACTAAGAGACGAGAGAGTGTTCAATAAAAGTTGTTCTAATGTAAATGTAAACATTCCCATAAATATTCCCACACAATCAGTTAATACCAATTATAGACAGTTAGGTATTTTAACACGTGTAAATAAGGATGATACAATATTACCATTAATGGGGCGTCCACTAATTGTAAACAGAGATAAATGGAATTATTATACTATGAATGATAAAAATAATATGATAAAACTACCTATTAGTTTTAAAAATAAAAGTTGCACATCTAACATGGGATGTGATAGTGTATATAATGGTGATACTGTTTATGTAGAAGGCTATTCTGACCTATTTAGAGTAACATTATATGATAATTCAACCATGGAATATATCCCATATTTATAAAAAAATTAGAAATCGGGTTCATTTGTAAATGCAGTTAACACATTATTAGGACTTTCTAATATATTATAATTATTTAATTGCTCTAAAGCAATTGTTGAAGCTAAACAACATAAAAATACTATTATACCCTCTTTTACAACTGTTTTTAGTAATAGTTCTTCTTTTGCTATATACTTAATATCTAATATTTTATAAATCATATAAAATATACTTGCAATTAATGGTGGTATAATAAAATTCATTTATTATAATATACTAAATGAATTTTAATAATATAACGAATTTTATTTAGTTATTTAGTTATTTAGTTATTTAGTTATTTGGTTATTTAGTTATTTAGTTATTTGGTTATTTAGTTATTTAGTTATTTAGTTATTTAGTTATTTAGTTATTTGGTTATTTAGTTATTTGGTTATTTAGTTATTTAGTTATTTTCTTATTTTAATTCTTGAATATCTAAACATAATTCATCTTCTTCGCTTATATTAGATTTTAAGTCAGATATATCTAATTCTAATTTAGCTGGATCATCAAGAGACTCAATATTTAATTCAGTATCTATTTTATCATATTGTTGATTATCTATTTTTAATGTATAATTAGCATTAGACTCTGTATCAGATTCATTATCAGAAGTATTAGCAGACTGGTTATTTACAGTGTCACTATCATAATCTTGATAATCTTCTAAATTGTTCTTAGTTATACTTTTAGTGTTTGTTTTAATATTACTTAAAGAAGTAACATTAGTAGTATTTTCACTATTTAAATCTTTATTTGCGTTAATTATAGATTTGGTTAGATTGGCTTTACTCTCTCTCTTTAGAGTTTCTTGTGTTTCGCGCTTAATCTTTTCTAATTCTTTTTTCTCTTTTTCTTTCTTATTTTTTTCAATAGCTTCTTTATCTGGAACAATTTCCTTCTTTTCTTCAATAACAACATCGGTTTCTTGTGTTTCGTCTAAATACATTCGCAATATTTGTTCAATTGGAATACTCTCTCTAATAGTATTTAAAATGCACTCTTTAATTAGAACTTCTAATTCTCTGTTATTTTTTTGTACTTGTAATGGTTTAATATCTTTCTCAAATAAATAAATATTAACATATACTTTTCTTGCTATATTAATATAAGCTTTATGAATAAATTTATTCAAATCGGGTATATCAATATTTATTTTTTTTTGTTGTAAGCCAACACGAGAAGTTGTTAATGATTTTAATCTATTAATATATACACAAGATATTAGATCTTCAAGATAATTACAAGCACTTGAAGTAATTATACGCTGTTTTTCATTTTCAACAATTTCCGAACTCCATTTTGGAATGTTATTCAAAAAGTTTTGAAATGTCATTAAATACTTAGTTACTTCGTCATTTTCAATACACATACTATATGCTTCGTTAAAAATAGACCGTAATCCTTCTATAAAACAAGGAGTTAATGTGTACATTAGCTGTGCACATAGTTCATTTTTTGTATCTATAATATTTGACAAAGTATAATCATCCATTTTATAAAAATAACAATTATTTTTATAAAAATAATTAAACTAAATTTTGATATTTGATATTTAATAGCCAATTGTTACTTAATTATTATTAAATAAACTAAAGTTAAATTTGTTACTTATTTTATAATAATATAGAATTATAAATATTAAAAAAACTTCAATACGTATTTCTTTTTTATAAATATCATAGCAAAATATAAATTTATAATATTCTGAATTATATAGTTGATTATTCTTAAAATAATCAAGTAAATTATTAGCACTTATTCCTTTATTATAAATTAATATACAATAATGCAATAATAGTTTATTTTTTTCGTAGCTAATACTTTCATTATCTAATTGTGTTAATGCTAAATTATTGAATTTAACATCCAGTTCCTTAATAATAACTGTAATTTTGTTATATTGGTTATTAGTATTACTTATTTTTGTTAATGATTTATATATTTTACCCATATTTGTTTCATTACAAAAAATATTACTAAATCTTGACAAAATTGGTTTAATTAATTTATTTCTATTATCAGTAATTATAAAAAATTTACTATGACCACATAATTCTATAGAGCGTCGTAATGCAGATTGTGCATCCAATGTAAGTTTATCAGCATTCAATAAAACAATTGATTTAAAAGTGCTTATTGTTTTATGTGTTATTGTATTTGCAAAAAATTTTAGATTTTCTCTTATAAATTTAATATTACCTTTTCCCAAAGAACAGTTTAATATTAAAGTATTATTTTCTATATTTTCATATGTTTTATAAATATGCAATAATAAATGCTCTAATAACGTTTTTTTTCCTAATAAATTATTTCCATATAATAATAAATTTGGTAATTTATTAGTATCATATAAATCTATTAAATAATCTAACATTTATTTAATATTATAATAGAGTTATAAATACATATAGTTTTATATATATATTTGTATATAATTATATTATTATGTTACTATGCTACTATTTGCTAAATAGTTTGTTAAATAGTGTTATTATTAACAAAAGTAATATTGTTAATTTTGGTAATACAATTGGCAATATTATAGATTTAGTAGATAGCGAATCTCTCTATAAAAATACTGTGAACATAAATTACGAACAAAGGATAAAATCACAAAAGCGAATTATTGAAAAAATTAATAAACGACGCATTCCACATGATATATACGGGTTAAGAATTATATATGAAGATAGTTTGGATATCAATAATAGTGATATTGCATATGCTATTAAAAATATACTTTATACTAATTTTTATACTATTGATTGTTTATATGATGATTATATAAAATATCCTAAAATAAATAACTATCAAAGCTTACATGTATATATAGTTACTAATATATTAATAGAAGTTCAAATACGAAATAGCTTAATGAACTTTAATGCTATTAATGGAACAGCTTCTAATTATTATTAGTCAATAATAACAATAATAACAATAATAACAATAATAATAATAACAATAATAACAATAATAACAATAATAATAATAACAATAATAATAACAATAATAAGTGTTAATATTAATGAGCAATACTGCAATTGACAATAATCTTAAAAAATCACTTACTTTGTTTGATCTTGTGTTTTTTGGTTTAGGCAATGTTACAGGCGCTGGTGTATTTGTTTTAATTACTAAAACAATATTATATAGTGGCAAATATGTATTGCCAGTATTTATTTTAGTAACAATTATTTCTTGCATAATGGGACTCGTTTATTTAGAAATATTTCATCGTTATAAATCGCCTATATGTGAATATTTAATTGTAAAGGAAACATTAGGTCATCATTATTCACATATGCTAATATATGTTATTTATTTTTTTATTGTTTTTTCAGCGTTAACTATTATTATTTCATTATCAAAATATATTGGAACAATTCCCTATTTTTATTTTCTAAATAATTACTTTTCTCAAATATCAATTAGTATTGGTTTAATAATACTAATGTCATTTATAAATTATTGCGGTATAGAAACAAGTAAATTAGTAGGCAATACTATTGCTATAGGACTATTATTATTTTTATGCGGAATCATATTCTCAAGCACTAAATATTTTTCTATTGAGAAAATAATACAAGGTCCAGTTGTTCCTTTTGATTCTATTGTTTTGTCTGCAATTATTGGGTTTTTTCTTTTTAATGGATTTGATGCTATTGTAAAAATAAGCACAGAAGTAATTGACGATGAAAATGTGTTTTATGGATTAATTATTACACTTTTAGTAAGTTCTGTTATTTATATTTTAATTATTATATCATGTTTGTGTGTAATGGGATTTAAAAATACTGTTAATTGTGAGTCACCATTAACAAAAATGTATGAACTATTATATAACCCTCGCGTTGGATTTTTAGCATATATTGCCGGATTAATTATTATGTTTAATACCGCATTTTTATCGGCATTAACAGCAACACGTTTTATGTATTCTTGTGCCAATGAAAATCATATTATGTTTTCTGAATTTTGGAAAACATTAAATTCAAATAAAGTTCCAAGCAATGCTATAATAGTTACTGCACTAATAGCTATTGTATTTTCATTATTTAATAATGAAGTAATTTTGGCTATTTTTACTAATTTTTCACTATTTATTATATTACTATCATTATGTACATCACTTATAATTATTCGCTGGAATGAACGTAATAATAGTGAGAAGCAAAAATCATCTAATTACATATGGGGAAATGTTAACAATATACCAGTATTAGTTGTTATTCAAATTATAATTCTTGCATTTTTATTTTATAAAATTTTAATTAATAGATTTTATTTTAATTATATGTAATAATTATTAATATTTAATACTGTATTATTATATACAAAATCTGGTATTATGGGAATAACGTTAGATATTATAGGTACAACACAAGAACCAGCAGCCGGTCCGATTGCTCCTTGTTCAAAAAAAGGTAATATTATTCAAGATTTAAGCGCAAGCCATTATGATTTAAGCAGAAACCATCTTGCTTTAAAAGAACTTGTAAGTGACTTAAGCGCAAGCCATTATGATTTAAGCGCAAGCCATTATGATTTAAGCGCAAGCCATTATGATTTAAGCAGAAACCATCTTACTTTAAAAGAACTTGTAAGTGATTTGAGTAGTAGCCATTATGATTTAAGCAGAAATCATCTTACTTTAAAAGAACTTGTAAGTGATTTGAGTAGTAGCCATTATGATTTAAGCAGAAATCATCTTACGCTAAAGACCACTGTAGGCGATTTGAGTAGTAGCCATTATGATTTAAGCAGAAATCATCTTACACTAAAGACCACTGTAGGCGATTTGAGTAGTAGCCATTATGATTTAAGCAGAAACCATCTTACACTAAAGACTACTGTAGGCGATTTAAGTAGTAGCCATTATGATTTAAGCAGAAACCATCTTACGCTAAAGACCACAGTGGGAGATTTGAGTAGTAGCCATTATGATTTAAGCAGAAACCATCTTACGCTAAAGACCACTGTAGGCGATTTGAGTAGTAGCCATTATGATTTAAGCAGAAATCATCTTACTTTAAAAGAACTTGTAATTGATTTGAGTAGTAGTCATTATGATTTAAGCAGAAACCATCTTACGCTAAAGACCACAGTGGGTGATTTGAGTAGTAGCCATTATGATTTAAGCAGAAATCATCTTACGCTAAAGACCACTGTAGGCGATTTGAGTAGTAGCCATTATGATTTAAGCAGAAACCATCTTACTTTAAAAGAACTTGTAAGTGATTTGAGTAGTAGCCATTATGATTTAAGCAGAAACCATCTTACTTTAAAAGAACTTGTAAGTGATTTGAGTAGTAGCCATTATGATTTAAGCAGATCACATTATAGTTTAAAGACTAGTGTGGGAGATTTAAGTACAAGCCATTATAATTTAAGCGGCTCCCATTATGCTTTAAAGACTAGTGTGGGAGATTTAAGTAGTAGCCATTATAATTTAAGTGGCTCCCATTATAGTTTAAAGACTACAGTGGGAGATTTAAGCACAAGCCATTATAATTTAAGTGGTTCCCATTATGCTTTAAAGACTAGTGTGGGAGATTTAAGCACAAATAATAATATTCGTTTCAATAATATAGATAGTTCATTGGGTCAAGTATACACAAAAACAGAATCAGATAATTTATATGTTAGCAAATCTAACATCGATCTTTCAAATTTAAGTACTAATATAATTCCTTCTGTGGATAATACTTATAAATTAGGAGATGTAAGTAAAAATTGGAGCAATGCTTATATAAAAGATATAAGCGCTATAAATATTGATATAAGTAATAAATTAAATGTTCTTGGTCCAACACAATTAGCTAATACATTAAAAGTAACTGGTAATGTAACATTAGATTGTTCTACTTTATATGTTCCTGCCGAATTTACAATTGACCCTTATGGGCACGGAGACAATACAGGAACATTATTTATTAATGGTAATTTAACAGTGCAAGGATTAACAACAACTATTAATTCAAGTGTTGTAGATATTAGTGATAAAATGATAGTTTTGGCTTCTAATGCTAAAAATTCAATTGAAGCAACTGGTGCTGGATTAGAAATATCAGGAGCAAATGTTAATTTTATATATGATTACACAAGTAGCGCTTTTAGATCATCTATAGGAATTAGTATTTCAGGAAATGTAGTTCCGGCAACTAATAGTGTTGTATGTTTAGGTGAACCCGCTAATAAATGGGACATTGCTCATATTCGCGAATTAAATGTAACTAGTTTTACTAATTCTATTGACGGTGCTAACATAACCCAAGGAACTATTACAACCACTCAAATAGCAAACGGTTCTATTTTAACAGTAGATATATGTGATCATGCTATTACATATGAAAAAATTGCTGCTAATGCTGTGACTAATACAAGAATTGCTGATAACTCTGTTACACACGCTAAACTTACTAGTAATTGCGTCCAATCACATAATATAGTAGATGGAACTATTATGGATGTGGACATATCAGCCAACGCGGCTATAGCGTTTAGCAAAATAAATGCTTCATTTGCTATAAACAATTCACATATATCGCTTACTGCTGATATTAGTGGTTCTAAAATTGCCAGTGGAACAATTACAACCACTCAAATAGCAAATAACACTATTGTAAATGCTGATATATCAACAAACGCAGGTATATCGTTTAGCAAAATAAACACTACTAATGCTATTGTAAATGCTGACATATCGAATAGCGCAGCTATAGCATTTAGCAAAATTAACACTACTAATGCTATTGTAAATGCTGACATATCAGCTAATGCGGGTATAGCGTTTAGCAAAATAAACACTACTAATGCTATTGTAAATTCTGACATATCAGCAAACGCATCAATAGCGTTTAGCAAAATTAATGCTTCACTTGCTATTGTAAATTCTGACATATCGAATAGCGCAGCTATAGCGTTTAGCAAAATAAACACTACTAATGCTATTGTAAATGCTGATATATCAACAAACGCAGGTATAGCGTTTAGCAAAATAAACACTACTAATGCTATTGTAAATGCTGACATATCGAATAGCGCAGCTATAGCGTTTAGCAAAATAAACACTACTAATGCTATTGTAAATTCTGACATATCAGCAAACGCATCAATAGCGTTTAGCAAAATAAACACTACTAATGCTATTGTAAATTCTGACATATCGAATAGTGCAGCTATATCGTTTAGCAAAATTAACACTACTAATGCTATTGTAAATGCTGACATATCAGCTAATGCGGGTATAGCGTTTAGCAAAATAAACACTACTAATGCTATTGTAAATGCTGACATATCGAATAGCGCGGCTATAGCGTTTAGCAAAATAAATGCTTCACTTGCTATTGTAAATGCTGATATATCAACAAACGCAGGTATAGCGTTTAGCAAAATTAACACTACTAATGCTATTGTAAATGCTGACATATCAAATAGCGCAGCTATAGCATTTAGCAAAATAAATGCTTCACTTGCTATAACCAATTCACATATATCACTTAGTGCTGATATTAGTGGTTCTAAAATTGCCAGTGGAACAATTACATCTGATAAAATAGATCAGTCCAATAATTGGACGTTTTCACAATTAACAAGTAATACTGCATATATACGTGATGTAAGCGTTACAAATATTAGTGTAAGTGGTAACATAATTCCTTTAGACACAAGTAGGTCTGATTTGGGGTCTTTGTCAAAGCGATGGAACAACATATACGCAAATGATATAAGTATTAATACTATTAACGGACAAGCATATAACGCAGCACCTAGCCTTACTTCAGTTAGTGGTGATATAATCCCTTCTATAAACAATCAGTTTAAATTAGGAGATGTAAGTAGAAATTGGAACAATGCTTATATACGGGATATAAGCGCAACAAATCTTGAAATAAGCGGAAGTATAATTCCATTAACTAACAACACAGGAACTATTGGTTCTAATACTAAAATATGGGGAAATGCTTATATTACAAATATAAGTGCTACTACAATAGGTGTTAGTGATTCTATTACACCAAGTCAAGTTATTCTTCCTTCATCATTACCATCATTACCCATTAGTGGATCATCTATAGCATTTAATACTACGGGATCCAGAGTTGCAATAACGGTAGGACTTAAATCATCAGGTATTGGAAAAGTTCGTGTTTATGAATTAAGTAATAATACTTGGACACAATTAGGACAAGATGTTAGTATGGGAACTATAGAATATTCAGAATTTGGATATTCTATATCTTTAAATGGCGATGGAACTATACTTGCTGTTGGCGCGCCTAGTAAGAATGATACTATTAATGCTCTAGATCTTGTTGGATGTGTTACAGTTTATAAATATACTAGTGCTTGGAATATTTTTGGGCAATTTTACGGTGAAGTTGCATATGGTTTTTTTGGAAGTAATATATCATTTAATGATAACGGAAATGTACTTGCTATTGGTTCTAAAGGTGATCCGCCACCTAATTATCCTAATGGAGTTGTTAAAGTTTATAAATATAATAATATTAGTTGGACAGATATTGGATCAATCAATGGATTGATATATGCTGGTAGAAATGGAGAAGGCTTATCGTTAAATAGTGATGGTACTATACTTGCTATTAGTACATCTTACATTAATCAAAATGTTTGGGGACGTCCAATTAATGGATTTGTTAATGTTTATCAATATATTAATGGAACTTGGCAACCATTAGGTCAACAAATTGACGGTACTCAAGCAGATGAAATGTTTGGATTTGCTATATCATTAAATTATAATGGAACCATAGTTGCTATTGGTTCGCCTCTATATGATGGAAGTGTAGGTACTGATAGTGGTCGTGTTCTTGTTTATAAATATTCTGGTACTGCTTGGGAACTTCATGGTGATATTTTAAATGGTTATAGGGCTAGTGATCGTTTTGGTAGGAGTATATCATTAAATGCTGATGGAAATGTCCTTGCTATTGGTGTTCCTTATTATGATGTAGGTACACCTACTACTTCTATTCATTCTCATGGACGAGTTCTACTTTATAACTATAATAATGGTTGGGGAACACCAATAATTATTGATGGGAGTCAAGCAAAGCGGGGTGCTGGTTATTTTGTAGCGCTTAATAGGATCGGAACCATACTTGGTTATTGTCAAGTTTATGATAATGATATGGTAGATGCTTCAGTTGAATATTCTACTATGTTTTATATTAACACTATTGCTAATAATGAGGCTGGAAATATAGGCAAAAATGAAACTAGATGGAGCACTGGTTATATTAAAAATATGTATTCTAATACTATTATATCTTTTAATAACGGTCTCGGAAGTTTAGGTACTTATAATAATGTATTTAATACAGCATATATTACAAATATAACTGCTAGAAATATTAGTGTAAGCGGAAATATAATATTTAGCGTAAGCGGAAATATAATATTTAGCGTAAGCGGTGCTTCTATGAGAATAGCAGCTTCTGCAAGTAATAATAGTATAACTACAACTCATAGGTTATATCAAAACATTAGTGGAGACCCAAGTTGGAGTGCTGTTAATGGATATTATGGATTAGCAAAAGATGCTTATCCAAGTTTAAATCCTTTGTCAAGCAGTGCAAAAGCGGTTAAAACTTGGAGGGCGCCAACACTATCAGTTGATAGCAATTCCTTTTTCTCTCTTTGTTGGTCGCCTGAACTAGGAATATTTGTTGCTGTTACTTCTGCTGGGTCAGTTAATAGAGTAATGTATTCTACTAATGGAATAAATTGGATTGGGGTATCGCAAGGTGTACCAAGTTATGGTTGGCGTAGTGTTTGTTGGTCTCCACAACTAAGAAGATTTGCTGCTATTTCATATAATGGGCAAAGTATGTATTCTAGCTCTGGAACAGTGTGGGTTGAATCAACGCAAGCTCCACCAGGCGGGGTTGGATGGCAGAATGCTATTTGTTGGTCACCAGAACTTGGAATATTTCTTGCGGTTTCTGACGCCCAAAATAGCGTGGCGACTTCTAATGATGGAATAACATGGAGTCTAACAAGTCTTCCATTCACAGGTACTTGGAATACTGTTTGTTGGTCACCAGAACTAAAGTTATTTGTTGCGGTTGCTATTAATGGTAATGGAACAAATAGAATAATGATTTCTAATAATGGAATAACATGGAGTGTTATAACAGTAAATTCAAGTCTACATAGTGGCTGGACGAGTATTTGTTGGTCTAAAGAACTAGGATTATTTGTTGTTGTAGCTGAGAGTGGAACAAATAGAATAATGACTTCTAATAATGGAACAACATGGAGAGCAGTATTTATACCGTATGACCAAAATTGGATATCTGTTTGTTGGTCTTGTGAACTTAGTATGTTTGTTGCGGTTTCTCATAGTAATGGAAGCATAATGACTTCAACTAATGGTTTAAATTGGAATTTTATTATAGCAACTAATGCAATTAATATCAGAAGTATTTGTTGGTCACCAGAGCTTGGTATATTTGCTATTGTTGGATTTAGAACAAGTAGTTCTTCCTTAAAAGGACGCCCTCCAACAAGCTATAATGTATTTGATAGCAGTTTTAATAGTATTGATGAAAGCGGTAATTGGACTTTTCAAAATATTGGAATAAGCGGCAACATAATTCCTTTAGACACAAGTAGGTCTGATTTGGGGTCTTTGTCAAAGCGGTGGCGCAACATATACGCTAATGACTTAAGCATTAATACTATTAACGGTCAAGCATATAGCGCAGCACCTAGCCTTACTTCAGTTAGTGGTGATATAATCCCTGCTTCAGACGTCAACTTTAAATTAGGAGATGTAAGTAGAAATTGGAGAAATGCTTATATACGGGATATAAGCGCCACTAATATTAGTGTAAGCGGAAATATTATATTAAATATAGGCGGTGGTAATATAAGAAATATAAATCAACTATCGGCTGATACAAGTAATAATATAATAACTACTAGAAACAGAATATATCAAAATATTAGCACAAATATTAATGATATTTGTTGGAATTCTGTTAATGGTTATTATGGATTGGCAAAAGATGCTTATCCAGCATTAAATCCTTATTCAAGCGGAGCAACATTAGTTTCTAATTTTACTGTTAGAACTATACCAAGTGATATATCTAGAAATGACTATTGGAATTCTATTTGTTGGTCACCCGAACTTAGATTGTTTGTAGCTGTTTCTAGTGGTTCGACACTACCCAATAAATGCATAATGACTTCAAATGATGGAATAACATGGAGTTCCCAAAGTAGTGTAAATGGTTTTGCTTTAAATGCTGTTACTTGGTCTCCTAAATTAGGCATGTTTGTTGCTCTTGGTTCTATAGATTATGGTACTGGTATATCCGGTTCACTATATTCATATAATGGATATAATTGGAATCCTGTGATAACAAAAATGCGAGGCACAGGAGCTATTTGTTGGTCTCCTGAACTTGAAATATTTACTGCTTGCACCGATATAGGTGGCACGTTCTATTCATATAATGGAATAAATTGGTTTTCTAATACTGGTATTACTGCTAATAGTATGTGTTGGTCTCCTGAACTTAAATTATTTGTAGGTGCTGGGGCAGGCATGATTTATTCATCCGATGGAATAAATTGGAGTACTTCGAGTAGTGGGTTTGGTTTTACCGGGAATTATTATTATGGTGTTTGTTGGTCATCTCAAGTTGGAAAATTTGTTGCTGTTTCTGGTGCTTACCCTATAATTTATTCATATGATGGAAAAGTTTGGATAGTTGCTGTATCTGGGGTTTCTGGAGGAGGAGGCTCCGCCCGTGACCTTACAAGCGTTTGTTGGTCGGCACAACTTGGATTATTTATTGCTGCAGGTAGTAATGCTCGTGGTGCAAAATTATATTATTCTAATGATGGAATAAACTGGACTGAAAAATATCAAATTGATGATTTTACCTGTAGATGCATATGTTGGTCTCCTGAACTTGGAATACTTGTTACTGTCGGTAATACTAGTTATAATGTTAATTATCCTGGTTATAGTATAATTCTTACTTCTTCCTTAAAAGCACGTCCTCCAACAAGCTACAATGTATTTGATAGTAGTTTTAATAGTATAGATGAAACTGGTAAATGGACTTTTCAAAATATTAGTATAAGTGGTAACATAATTCCTTTAGACACTAGTATGTCTGATTTGGGTTCTTTGTCAAAGCGCTGGCGTAACATATACGTAAATGACTTAAGCGTTACTAGAATTAACGGTCAAGTGTATAGTGCTGCTACAGCCATTAACCTTACTTCAGTTAGTGGTGATATAATCCCCTTTTCAGACGTCAACTTTAAATTAGGAGATGTAAGTAAAAATTGGAGAAATGCTTATATACGGGATATAAGCGCCACTAATATTAGTGTAAGTGGAAATATAATATTTAGTGTAAGCGGTGGTAATATAAGAAATATTAATCAATTATCTGCTGATTTAAGCAATAATATAATAACAACAACTAGTAGAATATATCAACAAATTAGTGGTGACCTAAGTTGGAGTGCTGTTAATGGTTATTATGGATTGGCAAAAGATGCTTATCCTGCTTTAAATCATTTATCAAGTGGTGTAAAAGCGGCTTCTGGTTTGACAAGAACTGGAGCAGTTAGTGCTTGGTGGGTTTGTTGTTGTTGGTCACCTGAACTTAGGTTATTTGTTGCTGGTGCTGAAAACACCGCTAATGTAATGATTTCGTATGATGGAATAAATTGGAGTCTGAGAGCTGCCGCAGGTTTTCAATCTATTTGTTGGTCACCTGAACTAAAAATATTTGTTGGTGTTTCTCCTGGTACCGTCCGTACTTCGTCAGATGGAATAAATTGGTCTCTTCCTAAAACCGGTATTGAAAGTAGTGGCTGGTATGGTGTTTGTTGGTCGCCACAACTTGGCATATTTGTTGCTGTTGCGCTGAATGGAACAAATAGAACAATGACTTCGTATGATGGAACAACTTGGATAGCAAAACCTGTAGTGGGATCAAATGGCTGGTACCGAGTTTGTTGGTCACCAGAAGTAAGAAGATTTGTTGCTTGTGGTAGTAATTGTGTAATGTCCTCGAGTGATGGAATAACTTGGATAGTACAGGGTTTCGGGGGTAATTGGCAAGGTCTTTGTTGGTCGCCACAATTAGGGTTATTTGTTCTTACAAGTAGAGGAACTGATAATAATATACTTATTTCGCTAAATGGAATAGATTGGACTGCAAGAACTGCTATAAATAGTGCTATTATGTATAGCCAATCTCTTATTTGGTCGCCAGAACTAGGAATATTTATTTCTTGTACAAGCGGCACAGAAATACAAATTTCTAGAGACGCAATAACTTGGACTCGAATAACAGTTTCAACAGTTAGTACTGATTGTAGAAGTATGGCTTGGTCTCCTGAACTAGGAATATTTGCTGCTCCAACTCTAACTCAAGGTCTTATAATAACTTCTTCATTAAAAGGGCGTCCTCCAACAAGTTATAATGTATTTGATAGTAGTTTTAATAGAATTGATGAAAGTGGTAATTGGACGTTTTCAAATATTACAACAAATAATATTAGCATTAGTGGTAGCTTAACAACCGATATTAGTAATATTAGTATAACTACAACACGTAGAATATATCAAAATATTAGTGGAGGCATTAATGATCCAAGTTGGACTGCTGTAAATGGTTATTATGCCTTGGCAAAAGATGCTTATCCAAGATTAAATCCTTTATCAAGCGGTGTAAAAGCAGTTCAAACTTGGATACCGAGAGCAACAGACATAAAAGTAATACGTAGTGTTTGTTGGTCACCACAACTAGGACTATTTGTTAGTGTTGCTTGGGGTGGCACAAATCCTATAATGACTTCGCCAAATGGAATAAATTGGACTACACAAACATCACCAAACAATCAATGGCTTTCGGTTTGTTGGTCTCCCGAACTTAAAATATTTGTTGCGGTTTCTGATAATGGAGCAAATCAAGTAACAACATCTAGCAATGGAACAACATGGAGTACTAATGGAGTAGCATCAGAATCTAGTGGCTGGATTAGTGTTTGTTGGTCTAGAGAACTTGGACTATTTGTTGCTGTTTCTTATAATGGAAAGGTAATGAGTTCACCCAATGGAATAAATTGGACTTCGCAAACAGCAGCAAATCAGAGTTGGCATAGTATTTGCTGGTCGGCAGAACTAGGATTATTTGTTGCCGTTGCGCCCAACACTACTATAATAATAATTTCTAATAATGGAATAACTTGGAATTCAATAGTATCAACAGTATCTAATGCCGCTGGCAAACAGTGGCGAAATATTTGTTGGTCTCCACAACTAGGACTATTTGTTTCTACCGCTCAAACTGGAACAGTAATGACTTCTTCAAATGGAATAAATTGGACTGAACGAACAACACCCGAATCTAATACTTGGAATGGTGTTTGTTGGTCTCCAGAGCTAGGGTTATTTGTTGCTGTTGCGGGAACTGGAACAAGTAGAGTAATGACTTCAGCTAATGGAATAAATTGGATAGCTATAGTAGTTACAGATGCAAATACATGGCGTGATATTTGTTGGTCTCCAGAACTAGGAATATTTGTCGCTATTGCCGAAGGTGGATCAGGAGCAGGATCAACAACTAATAGAGTAATGACTTCTTCTTTAAAAGGGCGGCCTCCAACAAGCTATAATGTATTTGATAGCAGTTTTAATAGTATTGATGAAAGCGGTAATTGGACTATGAAACAATTAACTCTAACTGATTTATCTTCATCAACAAGTGTCGGAAGTATTATCAATAGTCTATTAGCAAGAATAAATCTATTAGAACAAACCGCTATTACAAGAAGCTTTGATATAGTAACACCAATACAAAATTCCATAACTATTCCTATTGATTTATTAACTAACGATAGTGTTGAAATTAGTATTACATTTAGATTTTATGGAACTCAAAATATTAATTCAAGGTTATATGCTGAATATCGTGATGATTATAATAATATACTTCAACAATTTGCAGGAACAGTTATAAATGTAGTTACTCAAGCTGGAGGTCAAAATGAAATTTTTACATCAGGTAATGACGATCACCGAGCGATGCTTATGTATAATATGAGTACTGATAATAATTATGGAAATTCAAATTCTTTAGTATTTAAACTGATTAGACCAGTAAATGATTTGTCTGACCCTAAAGAATGGTCTTATGTTGGAGAAAGTAATTGGAGTAGTAGTGGATTTGGTCGCAATCGCGGTGAATTAATCGGTAATTATTATTATAGACCTCGTTCAGTAAGTTTTTGGACTAATGCTAATTATACATTTCAAGCAAGATATAGTATGGTTTCTGATAAACGAAATTAATTTAATTTATTTATTTGCGGGGGTATTTATAAAAAGTCAAATTTTTTATAAAAGCCTATATAATATAAAAAATGAAACGCACAGATTTAGAAGGAATTATATTTTTTAAAAAAGTCTCAAATGTGATGATTAATATTATAATATTAATGTCTTAAAAATAATATTATAATGTATTCACTAACAAATCCAAACAAATCCAAACAAATCCAAACAATCACTTTCTCTTACTTAATCGGCTTTTACCCACTTTTGTCTTGGTAAATTTATATTTTATAGTTTTTTTAAAACCCTCTTTTGGAATATATCTAAAAAAGTTCATATTATAAAGTCTGGATTTGCGCGAAAGTTCATTGCTCTTAACTTTATCGTATATTTTCACCTTTTCTTCGCGTATATCTTCTAATGTTTGTTGTTTACCATAGCATGTTACACTAAATCGCTTTAACAACCCTCTTTGTTCCAGACGATTTTTGATTTGAACTTTAAATAAATATTCGGAAAGACACAATAGTCGGTTTTCATCATAATAATGTCTATTTGCGTAAATAAAAATCAAGTAAAAACTCAAAATGGTGTCAATAGAGGCAACTTTGATTTTGCGCCCTTGTAGACTAATAACATTATAACTATGACATGCAACCGTTTTGTAAATAAACGCAATCGCATCATTATTAACAATTATTTCACAATGGTCGTCTACATATTCACCAATAGGCTTCTTTTTTCTAATAACAACATTTTTAAAGCCTTCATAATTAAGTTGTTCTTTTAATATTAACGCACTTGACATAGGGTTCTCGCTCAACATATCAAAATCAGGAATAGTATTAACTTGCGCCCGTTCTTTTTTGGGCATATATTGACTATAAAGTGACGCAGCATAACCACCAAAAAACACTAATCCTTGATTGATGAACGATGTTTTACAAACTTCATAAAGTTTGTCTCGGTCGCTCTCTGAACCATCATAGTCTCTCTGAAATTGTATAGATTTACAAAGCTCTCCTTTTAAAGGATAACTTTTGTTTAATAAAGTAATGCGTTTCAATATTTTCTCCCAACGTGTTACATCACCCATTGGTCTTGACAATTCAACATACATAGCCATACGCAAATAGTTAGGAGGGCAATAATTTATAGCATTTATTTTAATAGATTTTTTGAATAAGTTTTTAAACAATGTTTTGTCTAAATAGGTTATGTCAGCAATAGGAATAAAATTAACAAACACTTTGTATGTTCCTGCATGAACCGATGATTTTGCCTCTACTTCCTCGTAACCGGCTTTATAATATATATTTGTTAGCTTTGTGGCATATTCCATTGCTAATGGCGTAAAAAAATCATAGTCGGGTATTTCAATATCTTTATTATAAAATCGGTCTTGTTCTGGTAATATATTATTTACAGCTGTTCCGCCATAACATAATGTATTATGTGTTCTTAAAAATTCTTCTAATATTTCTATTATTGTTTTTATAGTATCAGATTGCACTAATTTTTTACCTACTTCATAAGTAGCACTATCAATAGCATTTCGTAATATTTTTAATTCTTTTTCTTCAAAAGATTTCATAATAACATATATAATATAATGTGTTATTATAATATTTTCTAATATTTTCTAATATTTTCTAATATTTTCTAATATTTTCTAATATTTTCTAATATTTTCTAATATTTTCTAATATTTTCTAATATTTTAAAGAAAATATTAATTGAAAACAAATTTTTCAAATATTACTGTTGTGATAAAATAGCTTGAACAGTGTCTGCTGGATTGGCAATCGTCGTATGACTTGTAAAAGGTGTAACAGTAAAACTTGTTGGAACATTAGCAATTAAATAAGTAGGTTTTAAATTCCACGAGTAGTTTCCACCAGTAGTAAATTGTTCAATATATTGTTCTAAACTCGCATCTTTAGTTTGATATTTCATGGCTATAGCATTACAACCGTAACCATAAGCTGTAACAAACTCTTCATTATTTACAGAATTATTTAAGTTTGGTAATACTATTACAAAACTTCTCTTTGTTTCGTCTATAAATTGAGTTGATCTACCAGCTATTTCAGTATGTCTATATGTTTTGCAGAATTCACTTTTGCCTTTTAAACTAATATAAGTTTTCAATTTTGATAATACATTATTTTTATCTATTATACTATTTGATGGATAAAAATCACAAATAATAATAATTGTTTTGTATAAATCTCTCATTTGAACATTCAATATTGTTCCATTTGTAGAATTATGTTGTTTCATTAAACGAAAAGTGTCTTCACCCGAAGTTGCTATATCAAGGTGTTGTTCAAATAAATTGCCTATTTCTTCTAACATTGTTAAATTTGTACTCATAATTCTAAAATTTAAAATTAATGGATCTCTATTACAATTTGTATGAATAGCATCAAAAGCTCTTGAAGTAATAGTGCTTAATACTTCATCTAAATTTAAAGAATTATATGTTTCTTTTATATAGTTGCTATTTGCTGTTGATGAAGCAATAATAGGTTTATTATTATATGAATAAATTTCAAAATCTAAAAATCGACATCCATTGGTAATACATTTTTCTAAAGCACACAAACTAACAAAATTATTTTTGTATCCATCGCCACAGCAACAATTATAAGCACTTTTAACATAATAATTTTTTAATATACTATTAGATATATCAAATTTACTTAGTGTTGTAGAAGTTGCACTACTTGCTACTACAGTATTAGCATTTACAAAATAAGATATTCCAACATTTGACTTATAATATTTCTCTAATTTATTACAAGAACGACCTTCAAGTGCTAATCTGTCATATATCCAACCAAATAATATTAACATTATTATAGTTACAATAAAGATTGTAATATACAAATATATTGATGCAGTACTATCTTTTGAATTACTATCTTCTGCATTAAATCCAAGAAAATCTTTAACATATTCAAATATTACAGACATATTTTAACTTCTAGTATAATTATATATTAAAACATTTAATAATAATTTAATAATAATTTAATAATAATTTAATAATAATTTAATATTAGTATAAAATTATTATAGTATATTAATTATTAGACTATGGCAGGAGGATTATTAAACTTAATAGCAATTGGAGACCAAAACATTATTTTAACAGGTAATCCTACAAAAAGTTTCTTTAAATCCACATATTCAAAATATACTAATTTTGGGTTGCAAAAATTTAGAATAGACCAAACAGGGCAAAAAGAATTAGAGGTATCAAAACCAACAAAGTTTAGTTTTAAAATTGGGCGCTATGGTGATTTATTAATGGATACCTATTTAGTAGTAAAATTACCAGCAATATGGAGCCCAGTATTGTATTATAAATATAATAGTACAGATAATACAGGTGTTTATAGACCATATGAATTTAAATGGATTAAAAATATTGGAAGTCAATTAATAACAGAAGTTAAAATAATGATTGATGGAATAACTATTCAAAAATTTAGCGGTCATTATTTGCAAAATATTGTTGAGCGCGATTTTGATACACATAAAAAGGCTTTGTTTGATATTATGACTGGAAATATTAGCGAACTAAATGACCCAGCAAATTTTAACAACCGAAATAATAATTATCCAAATGCATTTAATATTAATGAAACCAATACTGATATAAGCGGTATTGAACCATCTATAAGAGAATATAATTTATATATTCCAATCAACACTTGGTTTTCTATGTCATCATTTATGGCGTTTCCTTTAATATGCTTACAATATAGTAATTTAGTTATTGATTTTACATTACGTCCATTACAAGAATTATTTACTATTAAAGATGTATTATATGATATGAGTATAAATACTTATAAAATAAGTAATTACAATAATATTCCCCAAATTCAACCACTTCAAACAACATTAGATTACCAATTTAATAGGTTTATAAATCCACCACCAAAAAAAAATTTAGAAAAAGCTGTTGATAATTATATTAATTTAACAAGTAGAATAAATAGTAATATACACTTATTATGCACTCAATGTTTTCTTGATAATGCTGAACGAGAAATGTTTGCTAAAAATAGTCAAAATTATTTAATAAAAGAAGTTAATGAATACAGTTTTATAGAAGTTATTAGGACTAACAAAATTAAATTGGAATCAAATGGATTAATTAGCAGCTGGATGTGGTATTTTCAAAGAAGTGATGTAGAAGAACGAAATGAATGGTCTAATTATACTAACTGGCCATATGAAAATAGTATTCCAAATGACCTACAAAAATTAAAAGACGGATCAGATTATAAATATTATAGTCCACATTTTAGCTATAATAATGGCGATATATCAAAAAATATTTATTATACAGATTATAGTCCAACTATTTATGAGCAAACTAATTTATGTGAAATTATGAAAAATTTTGCTATAATATGTGACGGCAAATATAGAGAACAAACATTTGATAGTAGCGTATTTAGCAAAATAGAAAAATATAATAAATCAAATGGATCCAATTCGAAAGTTGGCTTATATTATTACAATTTTGCATTATTAACAGATCCTATTAAATTACAACCAACCGGTGGGTTTAATACAAATAAATTTAAAACTATTGAATTTGAATATAATAACTATGCTAATCCACCAATTGACACCAGTAATGTTGAATTTACAACAATATGTGATCCAGAAACGGGCGCAATAATAGCAACCTCAAAAAACCCTACAAATATATATAAATATTATTATAATTTGTATGTAATTGAAGAGAAATACAATATATTATTTTTTCAAAATGGTTTTGGTGGTCTATTATATTCAAGTTAAGAAGTTAAGAAGTTAAGAAGTTAAGAAGTTAAGAATTATATATTAACTTTTGGAACTTTTCTTGTTCCATTATGGTGTTTTTGCTTTGCTTTAATTGCTAATTTTAGTGCTTTAGAGTTTTTAACACAACCTTGCTCTAATATTTTATAATCTATTGCAGATGCTTTACCCCCACTAATTGTGCTTGCTAAACGCGCATAGCCCCAACTTTGAGCAGTTTGATTGGGACGCGAACCAGAAGAATAATATGCACCGCGACCTTTTTTAACAATTTGTTGTAATGCGCTTTTAGAACATCCCGTTTTATTTACTAACTCTGAATTTATTACTATATTTTTAAGTTTATATATTTTTTGCGCTTTTAATATATGGCTTGATTTTTTGGATTTATATGAGTCCAAACTTTTTCGTGTTATATAGCGTTTATTTTTATATGCATTTCGCGTTGCTTTTAATTGTTTAAGTTGTATTTTTTTATCTTTTTTACTAAGACGATGCGGTAAGTATTTAATAGGTATTTTCATATATGAAAATATTATAATAACATAAGATTATAATATTTTTATCTTTTTTATCTTTTTTTATCTTTTTTATTATTATACTATAGTAATTAATATAACTATGAATGAAAAAATCATAAAATTTGAAAAAGGACCACACGGAAAAAAATACACAGCTTTTGTTCAAAATAAGACAACAAAAAAAATACGCAAAATACATTTTGGAGCCTCAGATTATCAACAATATAAAGACAGAACTCCACTAAAATTATATGCATATAAAAATCATAATGATAGAAAACGAATGAAAAATTATTTTAATAGACATTCTGGAACAAAAAAAAGAAGCACAGCAATAACATTAGAAAAAAGAAAATCAAAAGGCTATTATAATGCCAAAATATTGAGTCATATATATTTATGGTAAAATTGTTATCCTATAATCACTTGACTGCCTCCACTTGAAGCTTCAAGTGTAACCACTCTTGCTGTTAATGCTGTTAAACTGCTTTGTAAAGAAGAAATAGCACTCGTTAAGCCTGCAATATTTAAACTTGAAATAGCATTTGCCGTTAAATTACTTAATTCAATAGTTGATTGAGCAATATTAGAACCAGTAATAGTTCTTGAAGAAATATCTGTTCCTAATATAGAACCATTAATAATATGACTACTATTAACACTGTTTGTTGTTAAACCACCACTTACTTCATATAGTTGTCCATTAATGCGACTAACGCTTAAGTCATATACAAATATTTTACTCCATGTTTTAGACGAAGAACCAAAATTAGAAGTATTATTGCTTAACGGTTCAATATTACCAGTTATGGCAATATAATCAACACTTAAATCACGTATATTAGCAGTAGTTGTCTTAATAGTAGCATTTATTATTGAACCCCCACTAATATTAGAATTTATCATAGAACCACCACTTACTGTTAAATCACCTTTTACTATGATAGTTTCATTCACATTATAGATAAATGGTTTTAAATCTGCTGAATTAAATCTTATTTCTTTAACATCTAATTTGTCTTGTATAATTGTTCTTCCTGATGCTTGTGTTTTTAAAACAATATTACCACTTTCAATCTTATTTTCAATAACTAAATGTTTATTTGTCCTGTTAAATTCAGGCGCTAAGGCGGTTTCGTTATCTTTATAAATATAGGTTGCATTAATACCCCAAGGAACATTAATATTAAAAGATTGAACATATTCTTGAACGATATTACTATTATCTATAGTAATGTTAAAATAGCTAATATCATAATTTGGCATATTATATATATATATAATATAAATATATTTATATATATAAATTTAGTATATAAACTATTGAAGTATACTATTGAAGTATACTATTGAAGTATACTATTGAAGTATACTATTGAAGTATACTATTGAAGTATACTATTGAAGTATACTATTGATAGATTATATTGAAGTATTATATTGAAGTATTTACACATGCTTTGGAATTATTTGTAATTCCATCCCATTGTATATTACAATCTTTAGCCCATTTAGACTTTTCACAAATTACATCATCAGCTGAAGAGCCATTTGCAGAAAATAGAGCATGTGGATATGAACGACATATTTCTGTTGAATAACCATCATTTATATATGTATTATTTTTACAGTGTTTTTGGCCTTGACTATCGTAATCAACATCCCAATAGTCGGGACAATCACTTACAACAGGTGGATATACTTCATTTGCTTTATTTTTCATAATAAAAGTTGCAACCATTGTTAATCCAATAATTAATAATATTGTAGAAATAAACAATACACTTTTATTAAAAGTTGTTAACATTTTTATAATAATATAATAATATAATAAATAATAATATAATAATATAATAATATAATAAATAATAATAATAATATAATAAATTATTATAAATAAAATATAGTATTATTTATAATAATTATGAATCAATACAATGGAAAAGTAAATATTATGGGTCCAAATATAGCTGCTCAATTTTCAATGATGGATAAAATTCCTATAAATACTAATACTAATTATCAAAATGTATTAGCAGGTACTTTTGAACGATCACAGTTATCAACAAGTTTTTTTTCTAAAAACAATATAGATTTAATACAAAATAGTATTCGCAAAGGTGTTTATGACAAATCTAATCAGCGTATTTTAATAGATAAACAAGCCGAAGACCAAGTTGTTTTAGTTATGAGGTCAATGTATTTGCAATATTCTAAAAATTTAGATACAAATATTGGAAAACAAATAGAAGAATTAAATAATCATGTTCTAAATTATTGTATTCCAAGTGTTTTTAATGAAGCAGTGTCATATTTAAAATATAAAGAAGATTCAAGCTCAATGCATAGACCTATGCAACATCCAATATATTCAAATAAAACAAACAAAACATTGGAACAAAAATTTGGTTTTTAATAGTTTTTAATAGTTTTTAATAGTTTTTAATAGTGTTAAATATTATAATTATATTTATTTAATATAATTATATGGCAAATAAAATAGTGACAAGTGTTAGTGCTTTAGTTGATAGTGTTATAACTCAATCAACCGATGATGTTGTTTGTATTGATACAAGAAATAGTAGAATTGGAGTAAAAAAATCAAATCCGTTATATGAAATAGATGTTAGCGGAACAATAAATTGTTCTATTCTAACTATTAGCAGTGGAACTTTTAATACTACAATTAGCGGTTCCGGAATTAGTACTAATTCCATTAATATTCCTGGAACAATTATTAACAATTTAAGTATTACAAGCAGTCGTGGTATATATATGTCTCCTAATACTATTACAAATCCGTCTATTTCTACTTCAACTAATTACATAACAGGTTCTGATATAAGCTTTGCTTCTTTAGTAAAATGTAATGATATAAGTTCATCGGGCACAATACGATGCATTAGTGGAAATTTTGCTAATTTAATATCGAAAGATGTATCTTGTAGTTCGATGTTATATGTAGATTTAATTAGACCATTTACCCAAAATAGAGACATAAGTATTAATGGAAATTTAGTAATTGATGGCTCTTTAAATTCAATAAAAACAACAAAATTAATTGTCAGAAACATAAGTGGAACTGATATTTCCGTAAATGGAAATGTATGGATAGATGGTTCTTTAAATATTAAAGGCTCAGTAAACGGATCAGCATCAATAACAGGTACTAATATAGGCACTGGTTATATTAATCTTCTTTCTGATGATAGATTAAAACATAATGAGCAAACAATTGTTAATGCTTTATTAATAATAAGACAATTAAATCCTCAAATTTATCAAAAAACAACAACTTTTAAAGAATTACATTATCATGGTTATGTAAATGAACCGTTCATAATAGAAGCAGGTCTAATAGCACAAGAAGTTGAAAAAATAGATGAACTAAAGTTTAGCGTAACAAGTGGTAATGAAAATACTCCATATAGCTTAAATTATAACTCTATTTTTATATATTGTTTAGCAGCATTAAAAGAGTTAGATAATAATGTTGAAACTATAAAAAATGTATTAAATTATAATAATCAATCCAATAATGGAACAAGTAATGGAACAAGTAATGGAACAAGTAATGGAACAACCAATTATGATTTAATAAATATAATAAACAATCAAAATAATCAAATAAAGGAATTAGTAAATAAAATAGGTATTTTGGAAAACAGAATTAGCATTATTGAAAGAGCATTTTAAAATGCATTTATTTCTTAATATTAAGAAAAATATTAAGAAAAATATTAAGAAAAATATTAAGAAAAATATTAAGAAAAATATTAAGAAAAATATATATAAAAGCTATTTATATATAAAAGCTATTTATATATTCAAAATAATATGTCAGAAGATTCTATTAATACACTTATAGGCAATTTTTCATCTGTTGTAACCACTATTTCAACGTTAGATATGGAACAGTGTATATGTATAGATACTTCTGCTAATAGAATTGGTATAAACACATTAACACCTGAATATGCTATTGATATTTGCAATTTTACTACTCAAAGTCAATATATTAGGACTCCGCGACTTATAATAAGCGATATAAGTAGATTGCCTATTAGTTATGTTAATAGTGTTAATATTCCATTAAGTTATCAATTAGTTAGTGGAGAGATTTATGTTGATGCCTCTAATTATTTAAGACTTAGATATTAAATAAATAACATAAATTTTTATGTTTTAATATGAGCAAAATTATATTTTGCTATATTAAAATGTCAACACAAGAATTCACTAATATACCAGATATAAGTGATGCTCCGCCATTTTTAAGGAGGACAATATTAGACACCGACATTCCTATAGAATATAGACTTAACTGTACATATTTAGAAAACATTACAAATAAAAATATGATTATTGACAGTAGTTATAATATTTTATTACAAGCTCGTAATAAACATGTAAGAGTAAATAATAAAATGGGTATTGGTATAGATCCAAGTAGTGCTTACAATTTTCATGTTATAGGAAATACTTGTATAAGCGGAGATATTATTACAAGTGGCAACATCGTCCCTTTAAATAGCAGTTCTAATTTAGGTTCTTCATCAACACGATGGAATAATGTATTTGTAAATGACTTAAGTATTGCTACAATAAATGGCTTGCCTTATGTTGGAGGTGGTAATGGTTCTAATATTGATCTTACAAGAATTATAAATAATATAATTCCTTTTACAAATAACGTTTACAAATTAGGAGATATTAGTAATATATGGAGCAATGCTTATATAAATGATATAAGTGTTTCAAATATTGATATAAGTGTTAATTTAAATCCGCGAATTCCTAATAAGGGAACCATCGGTCTTCCCAATAAACCATGGGGCAATGCTTATATAAATGATATAAGTGCTATAAATATTACACCAACTATCAATATTAGTGGAAATGTGGGGACAGTTAATATGAGATGGCGTGAAGGTTATATTAACTCTCTAATTACTTATTTTATTACACCCGGTGATAGTATGTCATCTATAGGTGCTCCTGATAATTTATGGCCAAAAGCAGTTATAAAAGATATAAGTGTTTCAAATATTGATATAAGTGTTAATTTAAATCCGCTAATTCCTAATAAAGGAACCATCGGTCTTTCTAATAGACCATGGGGTAATGCATATATATGTGATATAAGCGCAACTAATATTAGTGTAAGTGGTAACATACTTCCTTTAGACACAAGTAAGTCTAATTTAGGGTCTGTGTCAAAGCGGTGGAGCAACATATTTGCACAGGACTTAAGCATTAATAGAATTAATGGACAAACATACGATGCAAATACTATTGTTGATTTAAGTATAAATCATAATACATTACGTATTAAAGTAAATGATTTAAGCGGTGTACTAACTTCTAATATTACTCGTTTAAATACTATAGATAGTTCACTTACCAATGTATATTATACTAAGTTAATAATAGATAATTCATTTAATAATGTGTATACTAAGTTACGAATAGATAATTCATTTACTAATGTATATACTAAGTTACAAGCAGATAATTCATTTGTCACAAAAACAGTATTTGAGTTATCATTAAATAGTGTAAGCGCATTACGTAATTCATATCGCGATTTTAGTGTCAATGCTATTGAAATAAGTAGCAACATAGTACCTTTATATATTGGTAGATCTAATTTGGGTAGTGCATTTAGACGGTGGAATAATGTATTTGCAAATGACTTAAGCGTTAATCGTATAAATGGTTTGCCTTATGTTGCTGGGGGTGGTGGTGGAACTGCTATTGACCTTACATCAATTTCAAGTGATATAATTCCTTCTTCAAACGTTAACTTTAAATTAGGAAATGCTAATAATAGATGGAGCAACGCTTATATAAATGATATAAGCGCTACTAATATTAGTATAAGTGGAAACATAATATTAAATGTAAGTGGTGGTAATATAACAAATATAAACAAATTAACTGCTGATGCAAGTAATAATATAATAAGTACAACTCATAGAATATATCAAAACATTAACAGTGATATTAGTTGGAGTGCTGTTAATGGTTATTATGGACTGGCAAAAGATGCTTATCCGGCTTTAAATCCTTATTCAAGTGGTGAAAAAGCACTTTCTACTACTAATATTTCAAGTTGGACACTTAGAGCTATACCTGTTGACCTTTTGTCTATGCAAGTTAGTAGCATTTGTTGGTCTCCAAATTTGGGACTATTTGTCGCGGTTGTTACAGATTCAAGTAATAGTGTTTATAATTTGACTGTTAGTAAAGCAATGTATTCATATGATGGTATAAATTGGGTATTAGGTTCTATGAATGCTACATTGCGTTCGGGATTGTGGAAGAGTGTTTGTTGGTCAGCAGAACGTGGATTATTTGTTGCAGTTGCTTCAGGTAATGTTGCCAACCCTAATTCTAAAATAATGACTTCACAAAATGGTATAACTTGGGCAGAATATTCATTACCAACATTAGCTTCTGATTCAGAGTGGGCTTCTGTATGTTGGTCTTATGAACTTGGACTATTTGTTGCGGTTGCTCTGTATGGCACAAATAAAATAATCACTTCGTCAAACGGCACTTCATGGACAATAAGACCAATATCAAATGTATCAAGCAATGAACCAATATTGTCTTGTAAAAGTGTTTGTTGGTCGGCACAACTTGGAATATTTGTTGTTCCCGAATATGATAATAGCACAGGAATAATTATTTCAAAAGATGGTATAACATGGCTAAAATACAATTTTATAAATACTTTATTAAATGCTAATACATGGTCAAGTATTTGTTGGTCACCACAACTTGGAATATTTGTTGCTGTTGCAAGCAGTGGAACTTATAGAATAATGACTTCACAAAATGGAACTCATTGGAATCCAGTATATAATATAGTCCAAACATTATTTTTTGTTGATTGGATTCCTGATCTTAGATTATTTGTTGCTCTTGGTGTCGACAGTTTTGAGATTGAGAATGTGCTAACTTCAGTTGATGGTATAAAATGGAAGACAAGTGTTGTTCCTTCATATGGTGGATGGCTCGGTTCTTGTTGGTCATCTGAACTTGGAATAGTTGTTGCTATTGCTGGAGGACAATTAGAGGACTATATTGGACCAAGTAAAGTAATGACTTCTTCATTAAAAGGACGACCTCCTACAAGTTATAATATATTTGATAGCTGTTTTAATCGGATTGATGAAAGCGGTAATTGGACTTTTGCAAATATTAATGTTCGCAGCAACATACTTCCTTTAGACAATAGTAGTTCTGATTTGGGTTCGTCATTAAAGCGGTGGCGCAACATATTTGTAAATGATTTAAGCGTTAGCACAATAAATGGACAACCATATAGTGGTGGTGGTGGTGGTACTGTCCTTACTTCAGTTAGTGGTAGTATAATCCCTTCTATAAACAATCAGTTTAAATTAGGAGATGTAAGTAGAAATTGGAGCAATGCTTATATACAGGATATAAGTGTTTCAAATGCTATTACCGTAAATGGTTCAAGAGTAGCAACTACACAACATATTAAAAATACTATTCCATTTGGAGTAATTTTGGCTTATTATTCTACTCCAGCACCGGCTGGATGGGCTCTATGTGATGGTTCTAATGGAACACCAGATTTAAGAGGTAGATTTATATTAGGCGGAGGGTTAAGAACTGGAATTGGTGGTATAATTACAACAGATAACACATATGTATATCATAAGTTCTTGGATATTGGGAGCCATACTTTTACCCCATTAGTTTCAGGAAATGTTGATCTCCTTATTGTAGGGGGTGGTGCTGCTGGTGGTGTTGGTCAAAATACATTTGGAGGTGGTAAGGGCGGGGATGTAATTATTATAACAGGACAATCCGTTAGTGCAGGAACAAATTATTCTATTAGTGTTGGAGAAGGCGGTAGCCGAACATATATAGGGGGCCCTACTTTTTATGCAGAGTCACCTGCTCAGAGCAGTTCTTTTAATTTAATAACAGCATCTGGTGGAGTTACAAATTATATAGGTGGTATTGGTCAAGCTGGAACGGAATCAAGTATACTTGAACAGTCATATTATTGGGGTGGAACAGGTGGACGTGCTGTAGAGTATGCTGGAGCCGGTGTCGGTGGTTTGGGGGGTGGTGGTGGTGGTGCGCGTACCAATAGTTTTGCTGGGGCAATTGGTGGAGTGGGTTTAAATAACGGAGGCACTGGTGGTGAGAACGGTGGTAACGGTGGTGCCAATACTGGTGGTGGCGGTGGAGGCGGCTTCTTTGGGCCGTCTGGTTTTGGTGGTTCGGGTATTGTTGTAGTCAGATACTTGATATCTAGTATAAGCGTTAATGGTTTAACTAATAGAGCAATTAATGTCTCTGGTGGCGAGGAAAATGTAACATTAAATTTAACTCAAATACCGAATCATAGTCATGATATATATGGTTTTGGTACTGATGGTAATGTTGGGGGTTCTAATTATTTTTTGCGCGCGGGACAAGACAACACCTACGTCGATACAACGACCAACACTGGTGGCGCCTTAAATACTCCAGGTTATAATAATGGCACTACTGTTCCGCACAATAATATGCCCCCTTTTTATGTATTAGTCTATATAATGAAAACAAATGATTATGGTTTTTAATATAATGGTTTAACTTTTCAAGCAAGATATAGTATAGTTAATGATAAATGAAATTAAAATACATATTTTAAGAACAGTTGTGCCAAAATAATAATTATTTTATATTAACTAATATAAAATAACTTTTATGTCAATTACCAATAAATTAATAGCAAATATTAAACAAACCACTGTTGATATAGATAAATTTATAGATACAAATAATGTTATATGTATTGATACAAGCAATAATCGTATTGGTATAAATACAAAAACTCCACGCTATTCTATTGATATATGTGATAATAATGGAAAAATTTTTGTAAGTAATTTAGAAGTTACACAAAACGCAAGATTTTTTACTATAAGTGGTAATACTATAAAGTGTATTGATGGTAGCTTTACGCAAAATTTAGACACCAGTTTTATTAACTTTAAAACTATTAGTGGGTCATTAATAAGAGCAACAACTACTAATAGCACTACTATTTTAGGAATTTGCGGTAATATAGTTGATTTAAGTGGTCGTAATATTAAAATTAGTAATGAATTAAGAGCACTTAGCATTAGTGCTGACACTATTAATACAAGAAATTTTAGTACTGTATTTTATGATGTTTCAGAAGCAAGTTTTAATATTCTAAAAATTAAAACTACTATAAACACACAAGACTTAATAGCTACTACTATAAGTTGTGATATTTTAAGAGCAAAATACATAATAAGTGACAATATAAAATGTAATCAAACACTTTCGGCAGATATTATTAGAACTGATCGTTTACGATCAGCAAATGATATACCTTATTTTACATTTTCGGGCGAAGAATTAGTTTTAGCTACTAGGTTGGGTGCATCTAATCTTGCAACTATAAATAGTACAATAAATACAGCAATAGCAGCAAATTTTAGTGGAAATCGAGACTTTTCTTTTATTAAAGTTGAAAGAGCCAATATTAAAGATTGTAGTATGACTACTTGTTTAATAGAAGATGAGTTAAATATAAAAAATATTAGACTTGATAATTCTAATGGGCGTTTATTATTACCGCTAAAAAATAATAATAATAACATTGCTAACAGTTTGGCAATCAAAAATTTTAGATACAATATTGGTAATGGGTCAATACAAAATATTAATAGTTTAGCTTTTTATAATACTAATTCAAAATGGTCAAATATTTTTACAGCAACACATTATGCTACTCTTGATTTAAGCAATATTTCTAACAAAAATCTTACATCTTATTCTGTAAGTGCGTTAAGTTATTATAAATACATTCCATTAAGATTTAAAACTATTAATAATAATTCAACAAAAACAGATTTATTTTATATTAGTCCATTTCCAAATGGAGACAAATATATAGAAATAAGTAACATTGATTTGAGTTCAGGAATTTACGAAATTAATGCAAGCGTTACTTTAAGTTATACAAATACTATTAGTGGTGATGTTGAACCAAACGATTTTACATTTGGATTATATGATAAAGAGGTGTTAGATCCTATTCTTACTAATAATCTTAATAATCTTAATATAACTACTACTACTATTGATACGTCTTATAATTATGTAAAAAACAAGAATTTTATAGTAGCATTTGATAATAGTTATAATTATTCAAGTGTATCATTACATTATATTGGTCCTTTATTTGCATATAACTATTCTAATATACCTTCTACTTACAGAAGAGGAATATGTTATTTGGTAAGCTCACAAAAAGAGATTAGTAATTTTAATGTAGAATATTTTACTTCAACAATTAAACTCCTTAATTATTATGATAATTAATTACTTTATAATTATTATATAATTATTAAATAATTATTATATAATTATTTTATATGCAAAATAATTATAAAATTGTTATTTAATGACCACGTCTTGATCTTCTGGCTCTTATAGGTCTTCTTGATCTTTGTGATCTTCTATATCCTTGGTATCTTTGGGATCTTTGGGATCTTTGGGATCTTTGGGATCTTCGTAATTTTCTTGATCTTCCTCTTCTTCCTCCTTCTACTGTTGCTGCTGGTTCTTCTGGTGCTGCTTTTGCTGCTGCAATTGCAGCGTTTACTTCAGCTTCTATTGCCTCAAGTTCGTTAAGGGGTACTCCTGTATCCGCTGCAGTCCTCTTGGCATCGGTTACTGCTTTTGTTAGTGTATCTGTGTTAGCATCTTCTTTGTTTTCTTGTAGGGCTTTGTAAGCTGCTCTATATTGTGCTTTTGTTTCATTAACGACGCTATCACTTGCATTATCTGGACCTCTTCTTGGTTCTTCTGGTCGTGGTGTGTCTTCATCTTCCTCAGAATAATATGATCCTTCTGAAGTTACTGATATGTCTGTTAATCCTGCTGCTACTGGTGCTGCTGATGATGCTACTGGTGTTGCTGCTGCTGCTGGTGCTGCTGGTGCTGCTGCAGTTTTAAGCTTGGGTATTTGATCTGATAGAGTTTTTGTTGCCTCTGTTATTCCTTTTATAGTATCGGGTATTTTCTCAAGAGTTGCTTGCATAGTCCCCAAAAAATTTTTCGCTTCATCTAGATTACTTTTTACTTGCGCTAATGTAACTTTTACTTGATCTGCGGTGACTGTGGCGTCCATTTATATAATACTAAGATAAAAAAAAAGTATAATTATTAATAATTAATTAAAACAACCTATTTTTTCTTTGTTTTTTTGGTTGGTTCTTCGGTTTTATTAGCCAATTTTAAAAAGTCATTATATGCAATTTTTAATTCAGACAGTTCTTTTAGCCATGTTTCTTCTAAAGTTTGTGCTTTAATAGTTTCTAATTCAGCTTTCTTTTGTTCGTGTTCTTTCATTAACTTTTCAACATTTTCTTTACTTACCGAATCCATAGGCATTTTAATTAAATAATTATAGTCGTTATTTTCTCCTAAAACAAATTGAAAAGTTGATAAAATTGTATAAATCTCTTCTTTTGACTTTTTTCGCAAATCAATAGTATCGTCTAAATTATATTGAATAAATCGAGCCTTAGAGCTTAATGTTTTTAATTCATTATTCAACTTTATAATAATATATGCTTTACGCTCTGCATAATAATGATATCTAATAGCATAATATGAGTCAATAATTTCATATACATTTTGATATTTACGTAATTGCTCTTTTTCATTAAATAAATGCATATTTGTTGTAGATTGAATGCTATAAAGTTTTAAATATTTTTCAATGCCTTCAATATTATATTCATGTTTTTCTAAAAGCAATTTACTCATTAGTCCAGGGTAAAATGTGATTTCAAAGTCAACGGTTAAATCGGTTGACATATCAATAAAATCTTTAATAACATCTTCTTTGTTTCCTGATTTAATAGTTCCAGTGTTATTATTGACTCGTTGTTCTAAAAATTCTTTATAATCTTGTGTCCATGTTCCAATAGGTAATTCAGTAATACGAATTTTGTCATTACCAAGTATATCATAGCATCCTTTAATAACATATTTATTACATTGGTCGTCACATGGATAAATTGTTCCCTTAAATCCATGATAATATGGTTGTATTAATAATGTCTTCATAATAGAACTACTACTATTATTAAGCTTTCCTTCTAAATAATCAATAATCTGGATCGGATTATAACACATAATATCGGTGCTAAATCCGGTCCCAATGCCTTTTGTTCCATTTACAAGAACCATAGGAATAATTGGAGCATAATAAATTGGTTCAACACACACTCCATCATCTTCATTATATTTAAGAACATAATCATCTAATTCGGGAAATAGTTTTCGAGTAATTGGATTTAAATATGTATAAATATACCTTTCAGATGCTGCGTCTCTACCTGCACCCATTAAACGTGTTCCAAACTGACCACAAGGCATGAATAAATTAATATTATTTGAACCGACATAATTTTGTGCTAAACCAATAATGGCACCATTTAAGCTTGCTTCGCCATGATGATAACAAGAGTGTTCTGATACATAACCACTAAATTGTGCTACTTTCATTTCACATGTTAAATTTTTCTTAAAAGCTGCATACAAAATTTTGCGCAAACTGATTTTTAATCCATCGCAAATATTAGGAATTGACCGATCATTATCGTATTTTGAAAAATGAATCATGTCATTATTTATAAATTCTTCATATGTAACTTCTAAATTAGATGTGTTTAAATATAGATTTCGATCATAATGTGATAGCCAATTTTTGCGATCATCTGCACGCTTTTTATTAAATACCATATCAATTGTTGGTCTTGAAATTTCGGTGCTCTTAAAATTTACAATCTTCTTTTTCATAAAGTATTCTTTAAATTCTTTACTTGTGCTTGTTCCCAAACCTTTGTAATATTTAATAGACCACTTATTAGTGTCTTGTAATCCATTCTCTTTCCACTTCATATATTCTCCATTATTATAAAATTCAAGCGTTTCTTTACCTTTTGTTGCCTTTAAAATCGGAGTATTCATATAGCCAATAAAATTGGGTATTTGAATTAATGACTTCCATTCGCTATCAATCATATTAATACCAAGACCTTTAATATGGCTTCCATCTAAATCTTGATCTGTCATAAATAATAATTTTCCATAGCGTAACTTAGTGCTAACATCATGTGTTGAATATTCTTTTCCGTGTTCTAAACCAAGAATTTGTTTGATCTCAGTAATTTCTTTATTTTCCGAAATTTTGGTAATGTTTTCACCACGAATATTGAACATTTTGCCCTTCATTGGATATACGCCGATAATATTACGGTCTTCCCGTGATAGACCAGAAATAATACCTGATTTTGCTGAATCACCTTCACATAAAATTAATATGCAGTCATTAGATTTAGCTGTTCCGGCATAATTTGCATCTACAAGTTTTGGAATATTGCGAATAGTTTTACACTTTGAACCATCTGTTTTTTTTGCTGCTTTATTTTCTTTTACTTCTGTTAAACTACATGCTACAGACATAACACCCATTTTTGCCAATTTTTCTATAAATTTTGCGCTAACTTCACAAGACGAACCAAAATTGGAAACAGCAGTATTTAAATAGTCTTTTGTTTGACTATCAAATGCTGGATTTTCAATGGTGCAATTTACAAATATCATAAGTTGTTCTTTAATTGACGCAGGTTTAACTTCAACGTGCTTCTTTTCTTTAATATAAAGAGTAAGCTTTTTTACTAATTGTCCTACAATATATTCCACATGTTTCCCTCCTTTAGATGTATGAATGCCATTTACAAAACTAACTTGTGTAAATTCTTCATTTGGTGCTAAGCAAACAGTATATTCCCAACGCTCGTTTGCCTTTTCATAGAGTCGTTGATGTTCACTTTTACAACCAATATAAAGATTAGCATAACTTTCAAAATCTTTGACGTCTGGGTCAAGTTTAAGTGTGTTATATTTTACCTTAATAGATTTATCTGTCACAGCAGCAATATCAAAAATTCGCCGAATTAATAGTGCTTTAAAGTCGCTGTCAAAATTGCCATCTTTTAAACCAAGTCGCTTAAAATCGGGCTTAAAACTAACAGTTGTATAAGGTTTGCCTTTACACTTAGTAATTGTTGGTTTTTCAATAATATTTAAATTGTTTTTGAATTCTTGAACGTATTTTTGACCTGTTTTAGCATCAACTGTTTCAATTTTGCCCCATGTTGACCATATTAAAACTAATTTGAATCCAAATCCATTTTTTCCTCCAACTACTTTCTTCTCGGTTTTATCATAGTTAGTAGAAGTTCTCATATGTGCAAAAATTAGTTCTGGGATCCATACGCCATATTCAGAATGAATCGAAACATCTATACCATTACCATCATTTGTTAATGATATAACACCATCATCTGCAATAGTGATTGATATATTTGTTACAGGATAATTTACGTCATTAGTTGCCTGACTTGTTGCAATTAATTGTTCCATTCTTATTGCGTGATCCCGACAATTAACAATTGCTTCATCAAATAGTTTATACAGTCCCGGAATAAAATTAATGTTTTTTTCTACAATTTTCTTATTTACTTCATCAAAAATATACATATTTGATGTTATTTGCTCGATTGACCCAATATATGTATCTGGATTATCGAGAACATGCTCTTTATCAGTTTTTTTTTGATATTTTTTATCTATATCATTATTCGCAGCCATTTTTGTAGTCATTAGTAACGCAAATAGTATTAATATTATTAATAAGTATTATTTATATGATTTATCAATTTTATTTATTTTAAAAGTAGCATTATTTACGATTATTTACGATTATTTACGATTATTTACGATTATTTACGATTATTTACGATTATTTACGATTATTTACGATTATTTACGATTATATTACATTAATTTTTTTAATTCTATATACTAATACCAATATGTCTAATTGTTTTCCATTAAACAATAGTTATAGTGAAATTAGTAATAATAAATATATTTTTAACAATAACTATACTAATATTAGTTATGGTTTGTATGACACTTCATATACTATAAACTATATAATTAAAAATGTTAATAAAAATTATCCATTAGCCTTTTATGATAATTCTCGGAATGTAGATATATCAAAAATAATAACTTATGAGCCTTTAAATAAGAATGAACCAATAATAATTTATGTGTCAAAAGGACAAGATTATAGTTTTAATAATAACGACTATTTTAGATTTTATGATACATCATTTCAACTATTAAATATAAATCATTTAAGAAGAGAAGTCTATGACAGTTCGCTAACTGATATAGTTAGCAATTTTTACTTTATGAATAAACAGCGTTACAAATTTATTGCAACCACCGATTTTTGCTCTAATCAACCTTTTAGAATATTTGGAGACCCAACATTAGGTTTTTCTGAGGTTAGTTTAAATGCTGTAGATCAAAGTTTTATAATCACTATACCAAGTGGTGCAAGCAATAATAGCACAAAAAAAATGTTTTATTCTGATTTACGTAACGGTGGTGGAAATGATATTTGTGGAAATTTATTTATATTGAGAGATATTAGTTATAGTTATTATTATGGCGATATAAGTTTTTCTATTAACAATTATAGTGATTTTAGCAAAACTTATATATCACTAAAATCATATGATTTTAGTTATTCAACAATTTCTGGTTATGGAAATGTTTCTATTAGCAATAATGACTTATTTTATTATTCGGAAAGTTGCAGGGCTATTACTCTCATAGAACGATATGAGTTGTTAAATAAAATAAGCGCTATTAATTTGAATATTAATAGTAATAATACATTTAATGCTGGTTTTAACAAAGCAAGGCATTTAAATAATAGCTTGTCAAACATTGGATTGAATTATTATGTAACAATTAAAGATTACTATATTATTGATATATCTAAGAACTATCCATTTAGATTACTTAATAGGGATGTTAGCACTCAGATTTATATAGATGAAACATATCAAATTAATAGATTAGGAATAGACCAATATATTGTTGATACTATTAGAGAACCAAGTGGCTCAAAATTTTATTATGGCTCATTAAAACTGAAAGTGGTTAATGCTTTTGCACAAGCATTAAGTGTTCAATTTATTTCAATTTCAAATAATATTGTTGATTCTTCCTATATAGCATCTATTTTGTATGAAACATCAAATGACATTAATATACTTAATCATATTGTATATAATTCAAATGTATCACAACAATATTATGAGTTATCTAATAGCAGTTTAGCAGTTAAAAATCAATATGGTGTTTTTTATAATGAAATAAGTTATAATGATCCAAGTAATATATTTAAATTAAATTTAAATACAAACTATAGTGAATTGAGTTATAATTCTAAAGATAAATTAAATAATGACCTAACTAAATTTGTTACGGTTACGCCCTCAGTTGATGTAATTAATTCTGAATTAAGTGCAAATTTTATAAATAAAAATTTTTATATTTACTATAATGTAGTCGATTATGAAAATAATAATATTCAAAATATTAGAGCAATAGAACTTAATGCTGGTCCATTTATTGAAATAAGTAATATTTATAATAGTTTTAATTCTAATAATTCTATTTTTGATTTTAGTATTAATACTACTACTAATGCTAATGCTAATAGTTATAATTTTTATGATGACATTAAAGTTTATATATATGATAAAAGTAAAAATAAAATTTTCATTCCGTTCGAAATAAATATTAGTGGAAATTATTATAGTCTTGATGAAACTTTAAGACCACTTACTAATAGCTATAATTTTAATACTGACTTAACAACATCGGGAAAATATTATTCAACATTTACACAAAATGTTGATTTAAATACTAATAGAGTAAGATTAACTCTTCAGTCAATAGATGCATCATCTATTAGTATTGATAATAGTAATAGTGTTCTCGGAAGTAGAACAAGTATTGTTAATGCTATTAAATATTTTAGAAATAGTACTCCTTTGAATTTTAGTGATCTTAGTATTAATAATACAATTAATAGAATAGACTTACAAAGGTCTGATTTAAATAATATATTAAACTTTAACATTAGCAATAGCTTAGATGCGTCTTTTATAATCTACAGCTTTACAGTTAATGTGCGTGAAAATATAGATATTTCATTAGGCTTAAGTCCGACTAAGTTTTTTTTAACAGTTAGAGATGCATCATTGGATACATTTACTATTAGTGGTAATTTTATTAAACCGAGATTTTTTAACAATACTTCAACAATAGATGAAAAGTTAATAGACTTATCATATATTGGTAATTATGACTTGACGATTCAAACCAAAAGTTTAAGCGGTGGTGATTTTTATAACACTACGTATTCTAATAATTTTTTTGATACAACTTTAAGTGACATTTATAAAACTTATAGCATAAGAGTAGCAGATAATGAAAGACCTACTTTACAGTTTTATGATATTATGGATCAAGACGATACATATAGTTCTTCTTTAATGTATACAGTTTCAAAATCAAGTGCGTTTAATATATTAAACGATATATGCTTTGTTAGATTATCAAGTTTTATAACAGCTGATTATGTGGATAAAAAACCCGTTTTGTTATATAGTGATAACTCTATATATAATTTAAATAATAATTTAAATGGTGGTGATTTAAGTTTTAGTGTTATTAATATACCATCAAATATAAGTTTCAGTCCTACTTCTTATGAAATTAGTTTTAATTATTCAAATACGTCTGATGCGAGTTGTATTATAAAGTATTTTGTAAAAGATTTGTGCTATAATTATTCAACACAAATTTCATTAAATTTAATCTTTGCAAATATACCAAATGTTGCATTATTGGGTCAATCAATTGTTACACTTGAATATACTAATTCTTTAGATTATAGCGACAATGGTTTATTATTAGATAATAGTATATATTATAGACCTAAAACTGTTTATAATAAAAGTACTAATAATAGGGATTTAAGCAGTGTTGGGCTTTATACTATAAGTGGAAGTCATGATATAAGTTTTACAAAACTTGGAAATTATTTTTTTTACTATGAAATTAGTAATCAAGGTTTGAATGGTATAACGCAACTTCGTCGTTTGATAAAAATAAGAGATAATACTAAGCCGTATATTGTTTTCCCCGATTTAAGTTTTACTATTGATGGTGTAAATGGAATAACACGCTATAATAGTATATCAAATATTTTCAATAAACCTTATTCATTTGAAAGTAGTGCTAATAATATTGATATAAGTTTTACAGTAAATACACGAATAACTGATCTAAGTCGTGTATTGTATAACTTTGATTTATGTGATAACTTTTTTAAAAAAAGCGATTTATCATATACAATAAGCCTCTCTGGTATAAACAGACAATTTGTTTTATCTGATATTAGTAATTATTATAGTAATCCTAATTCTACTATTGATGCATCCAAACAGTTAAATAAAGTAACTTATCCATATCCGGTTAACATAAGTAATGTTAATTACTTAGATCCAATAATATTTAAATATAAGATAACAGATGGGTGCGCTAATGTTTTTGAATTTAACAGAAAAGTAAATATAATAGATGAGGTTGGTCCTACTATTAATTTTAATTTTAGTAATTATTATAGTAATAGTGTTATCTATCCTTTTACTAACTACAGTTATGTGCAATTTAATAGCTCTAAAATAGATTTTTCATATGTAGCACTTGATTATACATTGGCAACTGCACAAACTCCTGATGCTGGTTTTAATTTTTTACAGGAGATTAGCTCAATAATTCTTAATTTTGATATTAGTGATAATTTTGGAACTTTAATTAAAGAACCAACTAATGTAACTATAAGTATAAGTGGTTCAAGTTTGCGTCCATCTGATAATAAAATAATTAATAGAAATGCTATTGATTCTGATATTTCCATAAATAAACTATTTTCAAAAATAAGTTCAAGTTTTACATTAATTTATGATATAAGTGATAATCAAAATATTCGGACTCGTATTATAAGAAATGTTAAAATCGTTGAGTATATAGATGATCCATGTCGCAATTTTTTATTTGGTTACAAGAATGACCTTGTTAGTATTAGTAATAATAGTGGAGATATAAGTTTTGGAGATAAAAGTTTTAAAATAGTAGGAGATATAAGTGTAAATCATTTACGTCTTACAAGCAGTGATATAAGTTATGATATAAGCTATAGATTTGTTAATTATAGTAATAATGATACTAATACTAATACTATTAGTCCTTATATTAATTCAATAAGTGGAAATAGACTATATGACCCATCGGCATTGATTTATAATTTAGGTCCATTAAATTCAGGAACACAAGAGTTTATTCATGCTATTCAATATTATCCAATCAAAGCAAATATTTCAAACATTAATACTTATAAAATTTTAAATGTAAGAGTTAAAAATTTTGGACCAATAATATCTTTTCCTCAAAACAATCAAATAATAACACATCATAGCTATACTCCAATAAGCGATGCCTCTTTTATTTTTAGCGTAACAAGTATAAGTGTATATGATGAATTTTATTATTATAACTATATACAATCTATAAGCTATAGTGGAACACTATTCAAAGTTATTTTAGATAGCTCATTAAATGTTAATGACCCAAGTAGTGGAACTTACAATATAATTTATAGCTCAAGAGATAAAAATAATGTTGATATTAGTAAAAGCCGCACTGTAATAGTTAGCGACACACAGGCACCTGTTATTAGAAGTATTTTAGGCGATACAATATATGATTATTTAAATGAATCATCAAATAAAGTTTGGCAAATAGAATATAATAGCTTATATACAGAATATGGTGCTAATGTATATGATAGTGCAACAAAAAGAACTACTTTTATTGATGGTTCATTAGGAACTCTTATTACAGATAATAATCCATATAAGTTACTTAATGGAATTAAGTATTCTATTAGTTATAGGAGACTTATAAACACTATAAGTTATAGTGTTATTAGTTTAAATGCTATTAATACAAGAACATTAGACATTTGTTATCAAGTAATATATAGTATATTTGATTTATGCAATAATGAAGTATCCAATAATCGAATAATAAGAATTATTGTAAATAATCGTCCCTTATTGTATCCATATATTGAAATAGATATAAGTCATATTTCACTTATAGACCGAAGTACTCATTATTTAATTAACAGTTTGAGTAATAGTACTATTCCTTCAACACTACTAAATAAGAAAATTCCAAGTAATGGAATTTTAGATATAAGCTATGACTTAAGTTTGTCATTTGTTAATAATAACAACAACAATATTATTATTTGTGAAGCTATTAAGCCAATTGTTTTTAAAAAGATGAGTTCAAATTATATTAACTTTAAATTAGATGCTAAATCATATGATGGCTCTCGAAATTCATATGATGCCACAGGCAATTCATCAATTCAAACATTTGTTGATTATTCTATAAATAGTTTAATGGTTTCTAATTTGCCAATAGATTATCAAGCTATAACTTTTTATGCAACCGATATTTGTCAAAATATTGCATATCAACGTAATAGTATTACCCTTTATTTAAAAATTATTGATACAAAGCCTCCTAATATAATAAAATTAGTAAATACAAATTTTAGTGATCCAGATAGCCTTAACTATCCACTATTATCATTAACTGCTATTACTAAGTTGAAAGACAATATTGGTTATTTTGATACTTATGCAAATAGTAATTTAAATTCTATAAGATATTATAAAAATATACAAACACTAAATCCAAATTCTTCAAATATAGTGCCAATAGACCCCGGAATAACAATTGAAGATATTGTTGATGGTAGTGTTAATTATATTAATGGTGTCTTAGAACCAAGCAATAGTGCTTTTAATCTTAATTCTATTAGTCTTACATACTCACAAGGAAATTCTTTTATTGATGTATTAAATATATTAACACTAAGCGGACAATACATTCAAAAGTATACAGTTAAAGATAAAAATAAGAATACTATTACTATTTCAAGAACTATTAATGTTATACCTTTTGAACCAATAATAAGAATAAACTATCAACAAGATAGTTGTGGTAATAATTATCTTCTCTATTTGACTCCAAAATATGAGAAGTTTATAGAGTTGGGTGGCATTGTGAGAGATTTTAGTGACAGCGATTTAACCTTTGAAAATGTTATTATAGATTATAGTAAGTTGAATGAAAACATAGATGGTTCATATATAGTAACTTATACCACGAGTAATAATTTTAATATAGTAGGAACACTAATACGAAATGTTGAAGTTTATACTCCTATTGTATTAGAAAAAGATGTGACACATAATTTAGTAGATTTAGTAAATAATTCTTCAACTTTCAACAAGTATACCAAATTCACTTTGACTAATGGCGTATATAAATTTAATGTAGCATCAAGCTATGCATTCACATTAGTAACGCAAGATTTAGATACAGATTTAGATACAGATTTAGATACAGATTTAGATACTAATATAAATAATTATTACTATGATATAAGCAATTTAATAAGCATAACAAGCGATTTATCATTTATATTTGCCAATGAAAAATATTATTCTGGAACCAATGTTCTAATTACAGTAAGCGGTGATTTTGAACGCTGCTCTATTAAGTTTAAAGATATTAGTGTTATTAATAATTCCTTTAAAAGTTATTTAAAAGATAGAATTTTTCATTATTTCTTTGTATATGATAATACAAATTATTTTATAAATTTACAAAACTATTATAATAGTTTGAGAGATAATAGCACAAACATAACCACTACACTATTTGAGGTGGACATTAGTAATCTTAATAATCCTATAAGCTCTGTTCCACCATTTTTTACGATTAATGGCGCTAAACAGGATTTGCATTTATCATATGGAGTTTATAGATTTAATCAAAGTGTTTCCAAAAATTTTTATAATAAATTACGATTTTCTATAACTCCTGATGGAACTCACAATGGAGGAATAGAATATACAAAAACTGTTTTTACAAAAAACATACCAGGAGTATCAAAAACATTATTATCATTTAATAGTAGCTATTCAAGATCTACTATATATAGTCAAATTACTATTAACGCAACAACACCTGCAATATTATATTATTATTCCGAAAATTTTAGAAATATGGGAGGTAAAATTGTAATAAAAAACAATATTGTATTTCTTAAAAATACAATAATTTTAAATAGTTATGTTCTTACTAATCAGACCGATCTTAAATTTAGAGATCAGTATAATTTTCTCGGTGTAAGTAATGAAATAATTAAAAATAGAGTAGTTCTAAATCAGCGGTTTGATGTTGCTAAAATTAATAATAATGAGTATGTCAGTTCAAATGTCAATACTATTAGCAATATAAATATTTGTTGCATAACACAGCAAAATCTGCAATATAATATATTGTATGATTTAAAGACGCATCCACATAGACTGATTTTTAAATCTTATAATGATCCGGATCGTGCAAGTTATATTATTGATACAAGCAGCAGTGCTATTTCTAATTTGTTAGATATATCAAATATAAATAGTCTAACTTTTAATAATTCTTATATTACTTATTTTAATAGTTCTTACGAATCTTCTTATTCGCTTATTAAAACACCTGCTCTTAATATATATGATAAGAGCTTAAAAAATGTATTTTATTATAATCCTATTTATAATCCTGCTAATGTAATAACCATTAATCCAATAACCAATAATCCAATATTAAATAATGAAATTTTTAATTATATAAATTTTTTTAAAAATAATAATAATATTCCTTCACATTTATTATTAAAAGATTTTAATTATACTGTTAATGAATTTTTATATAGTAGAACCAGTGATATATTAAATCTGGATAATAATAATATTTATAATTATTACTCTTCTAATAACACACCCTTATTGGCTCCAAGAATTAAAATAACAAATATTATTGATAACTATGTTATGTTTTCATTAGATGTAAACTATAATAATGTTCACTTTCAGACTTTTGAATTTCTTATATATAGTGCAAAAGTTTTTACCTTACCAAGAGCAGTAGATAGTATTAGCATGGATAGATTAATTTTTTATAATGGATCACTTATTATTGCTAACAATTTATTATATTCTACTAATACTATAACAGGGTTTTATGATGGGTCAAGTGTTTTAAATAACATGCACAAAATGCATAATAACCGAGACCAAATTATTAAAAATACTGTTTATTTAAATATAAAAGATAATAGTTTTAACATTTCAATATGTGGTATAACAAAGCAAAATATATACAATAATATGTATTTAGATGAAAGTAATAACTACATTTTTCATAAATATAATGAGGATACTATTGTAAATTATCAAGTAAATGATGAAAATTTAACATTAGCAAAAACTTTGAAAGAAAATTCTAATAATGATTACTATTTAATAGATGTATGTTCAAATAGTTTTTATAATAGTTTTAACAATGAAGCATTGACAAATTCAGCACTATTTAATTTATCTAATAATAAAAACTATAGTATAGCAATAACTTATCAATTTTACGATGAAATAGATGTAAGTTTTAATTTTAATATGTTAAATGATCTATATATTATACCGTTATACAATAATAACATACCAATATATAGAAGACTTAATAATGTTTATAGCACATATTATAACTATAATACAAACTCATATATTATAAATAGTTATCCTATACAAGAAATTAGTATTAATGCTATTACCTCTTCATTATATGGAAACTATAATAATAAATTGCATAGTAATAGCTACATTGTTAATTTATATGACTATTTTGATTTAAATTTAATATATAATCGCTTACCAGAAAGTGTTCTTAGCACACAGTATACTCAACAAAAAATAATTTTTACGATTGTTGATATAAGTTATAATAATAGTAAATTTTCATTATTTGATCTTGATGCGTCATTTAATATTATTTATGACAAAGTTGATTTAATGATATTAAATAATATGCAAATAAAATTGTTTTCTTTAAGTTATAAAATACAGTATTTGGTGGACTCTTTAAATCGATTATATAATAAACGTTATATTCCAAATAATATATATTATAAAAATAATGTTAATATACAGTTATATTCAACACTTAATACAGATTATGAAAATAATTCTTTTAAGAGCTCCTTAAGCACCTCAAAATTAAATATGTTATATAAAGAAATAATTGACAATGCAATAAACTATATAACTATTTACAATCAATTAGTAGATAACTATAATATACATATACATTATGTAATAATATTAGACCCTATTTATAATACTTATATATTTAATAGTAAGGTTCTCACACAATTAGTAGAAGATATAAATAGGCTTGTTGAATATATTGATAATTTAATTTTAAATGAAAATAAAAAATTTGTATCTGCAAGTAACCTTCTATACTCAAATATTTTTACAAGTTATAACGATATAAGTATGATAGAAATTTCTTTAACATTTTTTTACAAAATGCATAACATAAGTCAGTTGAGTTTTAAGAGGTTAAATACTGGAGCAAATGGCGGCGGTATAAATCCTGACTTTCTAATACCATTATATAGTAATGTAGAATATACTAATTTATTTAACATAGCTAATCAAGATCCATATATATTTTTGGAAAATTTCAAATTTAATTTGGATATGTTAAATAATTATTTTAATGATATTATTATTAAAAACTCAACATATGGACCATCAATACGAAATTCAGTAACCGATTTAGCATTAGTAAATGTAACAAATTTTAATGAATTTATTTATAAATTTTCTATATTTATAGACAGTATGTCTCCTTTAATATATATATATTTGGGTTTACAAGTAAGTGATAAGAGTATTAATTATATTAATAATAATTTTGAACTGCTTGGTTCTCATATATTAATACATAGTAAAGTATCAAATATTATTACTCTTAGTATTAATATTAAACGCGTGTCTTATTTCTATAATTATATTGATCTTTCTACTATAGTATTAGATGTTATAATACCAGATTTAATGCCTCCTACATTAGTATTTGCAAATCATGATATTAGTTTTAATGAAAATGATTTAGTTGATGGTTCTATTAATAGTGTAATAACAAAGCTAATACAGGATGTAAGTTATATTGATCTAAACCAAAGTTATGATTTAACCCTTAGTAATACTTATTATAGTTATTATCAAGACACTACATATGAATTATCAAGTAATAATCTAATTAATTCTTTAGTATCAATTGATATATCTAAAATAAATATTGACTTTAAAACTAAGTTACCATTATATATTGATATTTTATATACAATAAAAGATAATGCCAATAATATTAATACTATTATTAGAAAAATACTTTTAAATAGAGCAGAAGACAGGCCAATATTTTATTACTTTGATATAAACAATAGTAATTATATGAAAATTACTCCAAGCAATCCATTGCCATTACTTTCAATAGTAGATAATATAACTATTGAGATATTTAAAGCGGACCTTACAAATTATATAAAAATAGTTGATCCAAGACAAGCTGCCCCTAATAGTTATTTGACCGATACACCGCTTTCAATAAGTAATTTTAATAGCACACCGCTATTAAAACTTAGTTATATCGAAATTTATGATGTATCATTAATTAATGCATATACTATACCAATTGCAATATATAATGTAATAAGCAATCAATTTATAGATTTCTTTAAATATACTAATAGTGCAGGTCAAGAATTAGATAATAGCAGTAAAATACTTTTAAATGTTGGAACATATTATTTATTGTATATAAGTAGCGCAAGCCCAATAACAAATGATATTAGAAGCGAAAATAGAATATTAAATATAACTATTGCTATTAAAGCTATTCCAATTATAACACATTGTTGCTATCCTAAGGTCGAATATAAACCGATTCAAGACAATTATAAATTAGGCTCTCAAAATGCAAGACGTATAAAACGTGCAAAATATATTATTAATACCAGCAGATAATTTATGAAAAATATAAAAATATGAAAAATATAAAAATAACAAAAATTAAAATTTTTGTTTTTGTTTTGTTTTGTTTTGTTTTGTTTTGTTTTTTATTAAAATTGATAATTCTAATTTCGTATTTCTTTAAGTCTTTAAGTCTTTAAGTCTTAATAATACTATTATTATGAATTTTACTAAAAATGAGGTTAAAGTGTATAATAATAGCGAATTAATGTTATATCAAGAGGTTCATTTAGAACTATTAGTTTCTGAGCTATCAGAAATTAATAGTTTATTAACTTTATTTTATAAAAATGAAATGCAATCCAAATTATATAACAAACAACAAAAATATGAAAAATATAAAGCAAAATTAATGGAAAAAATTAAAAATAGTAAACGATTATTGAAAAACACCAAAATTAGGTTAAATAATAATATTAACAAATGTTTAGCATAAAACTATATCATTGGTTCTAAAATGTCAATGTTAAAAAGTGCACTACTATTATTTATTTTTTTCTTGGCAATTTGATACTTTTCAAATAATGGATTTTTCAATACATTTTGTGGTGTATGTTTATGAACAATACGCGCTATCATTTTATATAACTTGAAATCGGGATATCTCTCCGATCCGTCATTTTTATATAATATATTTTTATTTTTATCATCATAAACCCATTCTATTATTAATTTTTTAATAGAAGATTTTACTTTTTTAATATTTTCTAAATCTTCAATAAAATAATCAAATAAGCTGCATCCTAATCTACATAAGTCAAAGCTGTAATTTGGGTCTATACGAGGCTTATTTTCATTAAAATATGGTTCACAATTATATTGTGTGCTTGCATCGCCATCTTCAGAATAGCTGTCACTACATATAAACTTATTTTTAAATCTATATATTGCTCTACCAAAGTCAATTATTTTGTATATTTTGCCAAATGTGGGCACTTTATAATGAATATTATTGTATTTGTAATATAAATATTTTTTTTCTGTAAATACATAGACAATATTATTAGTATGAAGATCATTATGAGTAAAATGAAATACTTTTTGATATGTAATTAGTGTAAATAATATTTGTAAAACAATTGACTCCCATTCATCGTCACTTATTTTTTTACTTAAAATATATGAATCGAGTGTATCTTCACAACATTCTAATACAATCATTTTGACTGGGAATTTGTTAATAATACAATTAATCTCATCGCATAGTGAATTATCTGAACTTGAACTATCACTATTTGTGCTATTAGTATTAGAATCACACGATTCATTGCTTGAATTTGTAACACTTGAGCATGTATTAGATGAGCGAGATGAACATGTTATACCTGACTTATTTGTTTCATTAATACTTGTATTAATGTTACTCGATTTATGTGAATTTTTTTCTATAATATTAAGATTTTCATATGTCAAACTACATTTGGTTGTATTGTTCATTTCAAGTGTTTCAAGTGTTTCAAGTGTTTCAAGTGTTTCAAGTGTTTCAAGTGTTTCAAGTGTTTCAACTGTTTCAAGTGTTTCAAGTGTTTCAAGTGTTTCAAGTGTTTCAAGTGTTTCAACTGTTTCAACTGTTTCAACTTTGTCATGTTTGTCATCTTTGTCATCTTTGTCATCTTTGTCATCTTTGTCATTTTTGCATATACTTTGTTCTTCTATCTTATTATTTGTTAGAATACATAAATCTAACTCCTCGACTGATAATGGATTACTAATATTTAATAATAATGTCTTCTTATTTTTTTTTGTGTTATTAAAAAAATATTTAACTTTATCATTTTCTTCTAGAAAGAAGAGAGAATTCCTATGATTATGAAAATGGTCAGATTCAGCTAAATATTCTATATCTTCTGATACATCTAATTTATATTTGTTTTTTATTCCTAAAAATCCGCCATAATAATTTATTCCATTATAAAAATTATGGTCATTTAGTAAGCCACTTGATAAAAAGGAAAAAAAACCATCAATATATGCTGAATTGTTTGGATCACAAATCTTTTTATATTTTGTTCTATAATCTTCACTATTTCTCTCTAATGTGCAACTTTCGGTTTCATCACCATCACTATATTTGGGTAATTCTAATATATTATAACTATTATCATATTTTCCAAGCATATATTTGATTGGATCAATTAATGGACTGAATTTAACATAAATTTTTTTATTATGTTTATTATTACTATTATCTATTATTGTTCCTAAAAATTTATTATAGTTCTCTTTTTCTAAAATAGATTCAAGTTTTAATTTATTATTTAAATTAATTGAATTATAATTAGTATTATTTAAATTAAAATAATGATTGTATAATGGTATATAATTTTGAATAGCTTCTAAATCTAAATATTCTTCTTTATTAATTACTTCAAACAGTTCCTTATTATTATTTTTTTTATAATTAATTTCCATTTAATTAATTAATTATAATAATTTTTTTAATATATAACACAATATATATTAATTTATTAGTTTATTAGTTTAAATATAAGTATATTTAATATACTTATTAAATAAGTATATTAGCAATGACATTAGAATTGAAAAAGTTTGAAATAAAATCTATCAGTTTTAGGCCAGATGAAAATAAAGGACCCGTTATTGTATTAATAGGTCGCCGTGATACAGGTAAATCTTATTTAGTTCGTGACTTGCTTTATTATCATCAAGATATACCAATTGGAACTGTTATTAGTGGAACAGAAGCAGGAAATGGTTTTTATGCAGAACATGTTCCTAAACTATTTATTCATGATGAATATAATACAGCTATTATAGAAAATATTTTGAAGCGGCAAAAAACAGTAATGAAACAAGTAAAAAAAGAAGTTGAAGTTTATAAAAAATCTAATATTGATCCTCGTGCATTTGTGATTTTGGATGACTGTTTGTTTGATGCAACTTGGACTAAAGATAAAATGATGCGTCTTTTATTTATGAACGGACGTCATTGGAAGATCATGTTGGTCATCACTATGCAATATCCTTTAGGTATTCCCCCGAATTTGCGCACGAATATCGATTACGTTTTTATATTGCGCGAGCCATACATAGCAAATCGGCGGCGTATATATGAGAATTATGCTGGTATGTTTCCTACATTTGAGAGTTTTTGCCAAGTTATGGATCAATGCACTGAAAATTATGAATGTTTAGTAATTAACAATAATGCTAAATCAAATAAGTTGCACGACCAAATTTTTTGGTATAAAGCAGACCATCATAAAACGTTTAAATTAGGGTCAAAAGAGTTTTGGGAAATTAGTAAAAATTTAGACTCTGATAATGAAGAAGAAATGTATGACCCAAACATAAGAGATAAGAAAAAAGGTCCCAAAATTAATGTGCGTAAAACTAAATGGTAATGTGTTGTTTTTTAGTTTTTTAGTTTTTTAGTTATTTAGTTTTTTAGTTTTTTAGTTTTTAGTTTAATTAATTTATTATTATTATATATAAATGAATCGTGGTTGGAGAGTCGGGCTCCCCCAACAAACTCAGATTACTATAGAGAGAAAATATGATAGAACTACAGGAAAAGAGCTTACACAATCTGAAGCTGCCTGCGCCGAACGTATTAGAAGTTTGGAAGAAGATCTCATTATTTCAAATAATGAAAATCGTGGTCTTAGAGAGCGAGTTATAAAAGCCGAGACCATTGTGTCCAACATAAGAAAGGCTTCTGAATCATCTCATAATAAAAATCCATATCCAAAAACAAAAACTACTTCTAAATCTCTTAATACAGAGCTTGCTAAATTTTGTCATTTCTATAAATTAAAAATTGACTTTCCAAATGAATTTTTTTGTCCTTTAACGCTAGACATTATGGTTGATCCAGTTACAACCTCAGGAGGACATACATATGAATGGAGTAAAATCGCAAAATGGTTTAAAGAAGGAAATAATACAGACCCTAAAACAGGTTTGAAATTAAATAATAACATATTGTATCCAAACCAAGCACTTCGCTCAGCAATCCGCAATTTTGTTCCTACTTGTGAGCTTATTATTATAACAGAGCTTCAAAAAAACGAAGTTCCTAATAAAACACAAGGGTCTATAAGAATGCGTTCCGCACCGGCAGTGTTAGTTAGCAAAACCAGAAGACAATCCACAGTTAAATCCAGCTCCAAATCTAGAACATCAACTACTGCTAAAGCCAGAACTACAGAAACAGCGCCATCTTCATCAAAGTTTATTCAAGAACTTGATGCGCGAGAATAATTTGCGACTGTTGCAACGGGAGCAAAATAATATAGTGTTTCTATTTTGTTTCTATAATTTTGCTATAAAATTATAGAAACAAAATTGCTTAAAGAATAATTAAGTTATATACTATACTATGGCATCTTTTGATATTGTTGATTTAATTACAAATAATCCAATTACTAAACTAACGGATAGTAATAATAACAAATTATTAGAAAAGGTAAAAAACAATTTCACAGAAATGGAGCAACAATTATTTATATCAAGTTTTTATACATATTTAAATTATGATAAAGTTAATGATTTTGTGGTTGATTTAGATTTTATTTGGAAATGGTTAGGTTTTACTAGAAAATTTAATGCATGTACTTGTTTAAAAACTAATTTTGTATTAAATAAAGACTATAGTGAATCTTATGTAATAAACAGTAATAATTTTGCTACCGTTGCAACGGGAGCAAAAAATAATGGGAGTGGTGGTCATAATATTCAAAAATATTTTCTAAATATTAAAACCTTTAAATCATTATGTTTAAAAGCTCAAACTAAAAAAGCAGATGAAATTCATGAATATTACATTAAATTAGAAGAATTAATTCATGAAGTATTAGAAGAAGAAGCTTTGGAAATGAAAAATACCTTGCTTGTAAAAGATAGTGAACTTGCTGTAAAAGATAGTATTATTAGAAATGCTAATTACGAAAAATTTAAAACAATTGAAAAAACGTTAATCTCTCAATTTCCTGTAAATTGTGAATGTATTTATTTTGGAACTATTACCAACTCTAACATAAAAGGAGATAAACTAGTAAAGTTTGGTATTAGCAATAATCTAGCTATAAGAGTTCAACATCATCACAAAACATATGAACACTTTATTCTTCGTGATGCCTTTAAAGTTCATAATAAGCAAGAAATTGAAAATGCTTTTAAAACACATGCACAAATTAGAAAGCATTTACGTACTATCGAAGTAGATGGTAAGAATAAGACGGAGCTATTGGCATACGATGACACCAATTTTACTATTAATTGTATCTCAAAATATATTAAAAATATAATTGCCGAAAAAACATATAGTATTGAAAATTTTAATAAATTAGTACAAGAAAATCAAGATTATAAAGCTCAAGTTCAACAATTGGGGGACGAAAATGAAAAAATCAAGATTATAAATAATGAGTATAGAGAGAAATTAGAACAATTAGAACAATCTCTCAAGACCACTGCAAATAACATTAAACCAACTAATATTGAAGACACACATTATATAATATCTACAGAACTAAAAAATAAGTTTGATAAATTTATTAGAGAGTCTTGCATTATTCGTAATGATGTAGAAATAGATTCAACAACAATAATGGGTCAATTTCGTATATATAATAGAGTGAAACCCACAAAAATATTATTTGAAACATTTAATAAATACATGAGAACACGATTTTTGGCATGTCGTCTTAAAACACAAAATAAAGGTCAAGTTGTATATGGATTCAAAGGTGTAAAATTGATTGATATTGAATATAAAAAGCTTTATAGTTGTAATGAAGTTGAAAAGTTTCTGTTTTCATATTGTTTTTTCTCTCCAAATGGTCGTGCTTCAACCAATAAAATTATAGAGGCATATATAAACTATAAAATTTGTAATAATTTAATAATTACGAATGATGAAGACAAATGTATTAAAAATTACTTAAAAGCATCGCCTTATATTGTCGGTGGACCAGTTCGCTTACATAATATAAATGCTACATATGAAGGCTATTATGGTATATCTCTAAAAAATGAATTGTATCACAAAGATAAAGATACATATACAGATGAACAACAGTTAGTTAGAACAACAGGTAAGATAGTTCATAAAATAGATGCATTAACCAAAAATGTGCTAAATACATGGACATCAATAGCAAAAGCAGCATTTCACGAGGAATTAAGCTCCGCAAAAATAAGCCGAGCAATAAAAAACAATACTTTAATAAATAATGCCTTCTATTACGTTACAGCGCATTAAATATTAAAAATACACATATTAATAGATGTGGGCGACCTACGATTATACTAACTTTCCAACTGTTTATATAACTATTAGTGGTTCAATTGAGAGTCCGCGTGATTTTACACATTTTATAGAACAATGGTTGCAATTATTTAATAATGGTACAATGTTCAATTTATATTTCAATACTATTAATTGTGGTTACATAAATATAAAATATGCTATTTTAATGGCCCATAAGATTAGACAATTTAAAAAAAACAAATATACTAATTTACAATTTAGCAAAATAGCAGTAGCAAATAAATGTATATTAATTTTATTGCGCCTAATTTTTTATATAGAAGCACCAATTGCTCCCGTTGAAGTATATTATGAAAAAAATAACATAATTAGCAGCGAACATTTTTATCCACATTAACCATATTTTTATTATTGTATCAATATATTTTAACTATATTTTAACTATATTTTAACTATATTTTAACTATATTTTAACTATATTTTAACAATATTTTAACTATATTTTAACTATATTTTAACTATATTTTAAATATTTAATATATATATAATGAGTCGAAAGTTAAGCTCAAGGCTAAAATCATTAACAAGAAGAAATAACACACTAAGTATAAGAGCAGTTCCTGCACCAATAACGACTCTTAGTACATGGATATTTATACACCCTAGCGGACGGCGTCCTTATTATTACAATATTAAAACACGAAGTGTTTCATATGGTGTACCCATTAATGCTGTTATTATAGATAGCTATAGGGAACTTGGAAAGATGGTTGCCCATGATGCGGCATTACGGGCACGTTATCTTGCACGTGAGCGTCGTCAATCCGAAATAGAAGCACAGTTTGCTCATATTGTGCAACCAACGCCAGATGTTCGCCTTGCCTTGCTTAAGACTGATACAGATAATCTTAGAAAAAACTATGATAAGTTATATGCTGAATATATTGTAGTATGTAAATTTCATAAACTACCTAAAATAGAAATAGAAGATTTTTGTGATAATTGTTTATGTGCTATTGATAATGAAGTTATGATGTATCCAACAGCAATTCGCGACCAAACTAAGAAGGCATATGAAAAACATACCATAACAAAATGGCTTAGCCTTGGTAACACTTCTGACCCCTCACGTATAGAAAAAGACCCGTTAACTGTTGATGATATTGGACCTAATAGTGCTATCAAAAACAAAATTGATGAATACAAAGAATTAATGCAAAAAACTATAAATAAAAATCCACTACCAAGCGATGATGTGGTTAACGAAGCACTGACAAGCGAAGCACTGGTTAGCAATGCTGTTGCCTCCGGTCCACGAAGAAAAAAAACAAAAACAAAAAGAAGAAGAAAAAAGAAGAGGAAAGCATAAAATAAAATAAAATTGACTTTGTTTTTTAACATATAAAACTAATATATATAGCAAATGACGCAAAGAAATGAGGTTCAAGCGCATGGATTTTCATGGGAACGTGAGCTCATATGTAATGTATTTGGTGTTAATATTGAAGACTATAAACAAATAAAATATAATAGCAAAATGGACTTACCAGCAAATCTAAATCGTCTTGATGGTTGTGATGTGTCTATAAAAACATCATGTAATTTAAACACAGTGTGCATGGCAGATTGTTTACGCGTATTTGATGCCGTGACAAGTGGAAATTCTTTTCATATGGTTGTAGTTCATTATAATCAAGATGATACAAACAATACAAAAAATATTATAGCTATTACAGAAATAGATTTAACTTCGAGTCGTGATGTGCTATTTGGAACTCTTAGTCGTTACCAAATAGAAGAACTTGATAAATTGGTAAAATCTATTCCACAAAAAAGAAAACCAACAGAAGAAGAACATAGAAAAATGTATATTATGCGAGATAATTTACAAATGATGTCTGGTGCAATTCATCTTGATATAAAGTGTAATAGCTCTCAAAGCAGACTTCAATGCTCCTTTAATCGTTTTCAAGAATTTATTGAAAAAAATCCAAAAAAACTTGTTGCAAAAAGCAATAATAATGAATTTCGTGGCGGAACAATTAGTGCTTGTATTACATCTTTTCGTCGAATATTAAGGAAGAAATAGATTGTATAATAGAGTTAATAACAATATTTGCCTCAGATTGTGAAAGACTACGAGGTCCAAGTGTATTACTTGGAAACGTAACATTATTTATTTTTTCAATAATGTTATCAATAATACACTCATTAGCAGTGTCAAGTTTTATGAAATTATGGGACTGAGCACTAAATTTTTGCCCATCATTCTTATTCTTATAACATTTACCAGCATTAGCACCAACTCGTCTGAAAGCTATGTGGTATATAGCATTTGGTTTAACATATATAAACCCAATTGGATTAATTTTTGCTTCAACCTGTCTATTAATAGTGTTTTTATTCCATATTTGAAATACACACGGAACATCATAACTTGATCCATTTATTATAAAAGAGTTTTTTTCAAGTTCGACTGAATGTAGCATATGAAATTTTAAATCAAATGCATTATACATACTTGGTTTTATGAATGATTTAGGAAGAATAAATGCTATTATTTTTGCAAACTCGCAACTTTTTACAATGAATGCCTTTGCTAATGACGATTGTCTTCCAAATGGCGGATTTCCAAACACAATAATATCTTTATTTGGTGGTGGAATCCATTTCAAGTAATCTTGTTTGACTATAGTGGGTGCTTTAGGTTCTAAGTCAATTCCTATTTTTTCGAATGAACTTGGTATATTATGTAGAAAAGACCCATTACCGGCCGATGGCTCTACCCATAAATAGCTGTTTGTCTCTGGAAGTAAATTAATAATAAGGTCAATACAAGATTTTGCAACATTTTCATGTGTATAAAACTGGTCTTTATTATTTGTTCTGAATTTCCCAGTGTCTTGTTTTTTACTTATATCAATAGAATTTACAATCACTTCTTTACAGCTTTTATCCATTTGATTTCTCTATAATAATGAGACTATTTTTAAATCAATTTTAAATTCTAAAATTAGTTTAAAAGCTATAAATACATTTTATACATTTTATACATTTTATACATTTTATACATTTTATACATTATTAGTGTATAAAATATAAAATTATTATTATTCGGGTTCAACAATTACAGGCTCATCTTCTTCAAGGGTAGCCAGTTTCTCGGCACGTTCTTTTTGGCGTTTTAAAATCTCTCCAACACCATGGTCATTATTTTCTTGTTTTCCAACAAGCACATCTTCAGCCTCAAATAGCTCTTTGCGTAATTCTGCAGTAGTTGTATCATCGCTTGATCCATCACCAAACAATAAGTTTTTACCAGGAACATCCATTCTATCCGCATTAATTAAATTGCCTTCTTCATCAATTGTTTGCATCAATTTATTGCCCTCTTTTTCGGCTTTAGCAATATTCTCTCTAATTGCCTTTTTCTTACTTTCTTTTACACGATCGTTAAATTGCTCTTTTGATATTTCGTCATTTTTCTTCTTTTGAGCCATTAGATCATTTAAATCTTTTTCTAAATATTCCACCCTACCCGTTTTATATGCTTCAGGATGAAAAGGCATCCATATACCAACTTGTCCAATATAAACATCATGATTAGGATCTACCTCTCGTAACATTTTACATTTTAGTTCTGCCTCTTCTTGAGATCCAAATACACCTCTTACTTTGATTCCTCGTGTATTTGTTTGAAAGTTATGTTGACTATTGTATTCTTTTTGTAATTCTTCTTCTTTAGCGTCAACAAATGATTTATAATCATCTTCTAATGATGTTACAAATAGATTTTCTCGTTCTTCCGCTACAAATTCCTCCATATCTTTTGTTAAACTATTAAAATCTAAGTTGTATTTATATGCTAAATAATTCAAAAATTGTGTATATTTGTCAAATGTTTTTCTAAACTCGAAATTCTTTAAATATTTTTCAAAATAAAATAGTTCTTTTTTTTTAATATGATTTTCAGGCGAAATAAAGCTCAAACATACATATTTTTGGCCGCTTATTGTTTTATCTTCATCAAGTAAATCAATAACTGTTTCTTTTGTTAAAATTGAATTTGAAGCTTCTTTAAGTTTAGAAGATTTTTTAGTGGTCATTTATAAATTATACTAATTTATAATTTTTAAGTATTTATTTTATATATAAATAAATAATTTATTATTATTATATTTTTTTCTTCTTTATTAATATAAAACATAATGAATTTTACAATGAGTGAGTTAGTAAAAAGAGCAGTAAAATATTTAATTGAGGGTTTAATGGTTGCAATTGTTGCTTTCGTAATTCCACAAAAGCAATTGAAATTTGATGAAATAGCAATTATTGGTCTAATGGCGGCCGCAACATTTTCTATATTAGATACATTTATTCCATCTATGGGTGTTTCTGCACGCTCAGGCGCCGGTTTTGGTATAGGTGCTAATTTAGTAGGCTTTCCACGAATGGGTTAAATAATGTTTATAATTATGAATTATGAATATACAATAATGTTATAATTATATTATTATTATTTTAATATTATAATTATAATAATATAATAATTATAATAATTATAATATTAAAATAATGGCGTTTACGAGATTTTACGACGACCCTTGTAGAATTCAAAAATATTTAGAAGAAACTACTAATATTGGAAATTATAGCATAAATGTTCCCGGAAATGGGGAAAAACCATTATTACTAAATGACCCACATATTAACATGCAAAAATGGGGCGCTAATTTATCACAAAATAAGACCGATTTAGAAAGTGAATTACATTTTTTGCATAGAAAATTAAACAAAGATACTATTAGAGAAAATAATTATGTGGATTATTTAAACACTAATCCATTATATAATCAAAATAGTTATAGCATAAATAGTGAAGAAATAACTGCTCAATCCCGATCAACCCATCCTTCGTGGATATATAGAGAAATAAATAATTTTTCCAGTGAAAATAATATTCCAAATAATTTTAATTATTTACACTTAGATCCACAAGAAAATATATGTATTCCTTTTCATAATAATATTAGTTCTCGAATAATTCAAAAAGATTATTATCAATTAAGCAATAATTTTGATATACAACGAAGAATTACAAACTAATGTAATAATTCATATTATTTATAATAAATATAATAAATATATTAAATATATTAAATATATAATAATATTTTTAATATATTATATAAAATACTATGGCAGCTTTAGCAATACCTATAGTACTATTAGGAAGTATATATATTTTATCAGAACAAGAAAAAAAAGACACATATAAACAAAGAAACATTGCTAATAATATTTTAAAAAAGGAATTTTTTACAGAAAATAGATTAAATGAGGGATTTAATAATTACAATGATGCTAATATTACAGACTTAATAGTTACAAATAATGACTCAATAAATAGTTATGCTAATCCAAATCAACAAACAGATAATTTTTTCATTGCTAACTCAACAAATATATTAAGAGAACCACCAAAAAATATTAATTTAATGTCTGGACAACAATCTAATAGTGACGATTTTAAACATAATAATATGAAACCATTTTATGGAGCAAAAATTCGCGGCTCTATTGCAGATATTAATTTAACAGAGTCAATATTAGATTCAAAACAAGGTTCCGGAAGTCAAAATTTTACTAAAGCAGAAATAGCACCGTTATTTAACCCGTCAGACAATGTAAATATTCCTAATGGAACTCCTAATAATAGTGATTTTTTTCAGTCCCGTATTAATGAGTCTATGAAAATGTCAAATGTAACTTTATGGGAACAACAAAGAGTAGGACCAGGACTTAATTTAGGATATGGTTCTCAAAATGGCGATGGTTTTAATAGTGGCGGTATTGAAGGCAGTCATGGTTTTAATTCAGGCATGATGGCGCGGGAATCGTGGATGCCTAAGTCTGTAGATGATTTAAGGGTTGATACTAATCCTAAAATGAGTTATAATTTAGATGGTCATCAAGGTCCCGCAATTTACCCAATAAAAATGCAAGGTCCAAATAGTAAAATCGGTGTTGTTGAAAAACATTTACCTGATAAATCATATGAATCTGGTCCGACCAGATGGTTTACTACAACAGGAGTAGAACAAGCACCTCCGATTAGAAGCACACAAGTAATTCCAATGGAAAATAGAATTAGCACAACACGTGAATATTATGGTGCAACTTCAAATAATGAATCTGGACGTGCATCATATATTAAGCAAGATTTTGAAGATTCGAAAAAACAATCACTTGGTGAGCTACCAATTATTAATGCCAGTGCAAGTGGAACAAATGGTGCTAATCCAAATGATTATGGATACAATAGTTATAATATTTACAATAATAATAGAAACACAGACAAAGAAACAACTGATTTTGGTGGTGTTTATGGCATGGTTAAAGCATCTATTGCACCCGTGTTAGATATTTTTAGACAAACACGAAAAGAAAATGCTATTGGTAATTTACGCCAAACAGGTAATGTTAATGGTATTAATCCAACCGGTCATTTATTCAATATTAACGATAAAACAAAAGTAACAAATAGAGAAATGACAACCAATAAAATAGATATGAATTATGTGAATGTTCAAGGACAAAATAATACAGGTAATGCTTATCAAGTAACACAGCATCAAAATTATGACAATCAAAGAACAACCACAAGTGTTGAATATATTGGTTCTGGTAATGCTTGTGGAACCGGATTGAGACCTTATAATAACGCATATGCACAACAAAATAATGTAAATAAAAGTTATGAATCGCGCACCAATCAAGGTTCTATGAATTTATTTAATAATTATAATAATTCTACGACTGTTCGCAATGAGTCTATGCTTCAGCAAAATAGAGGACTTATAAATAATGGTGGTCCAAACATTACACCATCTGTGCATTTTATTGGAGAAGTAAATGGTATGCAAAGTTATGACCAAAACTTTAATAGTTCACGAATGGATGAATCATTGTTATCTGCATTTAAAAGCAATCCATATACTAAATCTCTTAGTAGTGTTGCTTAATTAATTCTAAAATGTATTAATTAATATATAAATTTTGAATATTAATTAATATTTCTTATAAATATATTATAAGAAATTTATTATAGATAGGATAGTTATAGCAAACTATAATAATAGTATTGTTATTTTCTTAAGTAGTATTAATATAACTATTAATATAACTATTTAACTATTTAACTATTTATATAACAATTTAACTATTTATATAACAATTTAACTATTTATTTAACTATTTATTTTCTACTTCTACTTCTACTTCTTCTTTTTGTTTTTGAATTGTCATGTCGAACCCATCCAAATTTACCTTTTTTAGTAAAATAACCAGCTTTTTCTAAACGTTTTTCGCGTTTAGCACGATTATATACTTTTCTTGATACTACGTGTCCGCGCTTATTCATTAATAAATCGGGTTTTTTTAGATTACCTTTTGTTTTATATGCTGTATTGTGCCAAACTTGTGCACGTGATCCATTTAAAAATTGATACTTATGTCCATTAATATGATACATATTGTCGCTCGATTTCATATGCTTTTTAGTCATTGTTATAAATTAATATGAGAAAATAATTAATTGCTTAATTAATTGCTAAATTAATTGCCTAATTAATTTCTTAATTTTTTAATTTACTAATTTTTTAATTTCTTAATTTCTTAATTTCTTAATTTCTTAATTTCTTAATTTCTTAATTTCTTAATTTACTAATTTCTTAAGTTAAAAAATTAGTTATTTTGATAACATTTAAATATTTATAAATTATAAATATTTACTATTTATGTCAAATAGTGACTATAATAAAGTAATTAGCACATTAAGCAGTGTTTCACAGGACTATACTTATAGTCCTGATCCAAATAATTTAATATGTATTGATACATCTAATAATAGAATTGGTATTAATACATTAAACCCATTATATTCCCTACATATAGTAAATGGTAATATAGATGTTAGCACAATAACAGCTGATACTGTATTTTCTGAAAATTACAATTCTCAAGGAGAGAATAATATTGATGTTACTTATTTAACTGCACAAAACATTAATAGTAATACTATTAATGTTGCTACTATGTTAGATATTAGTCGTGGACCAATTAAAGCAAATTACATTACTATTAGTAATTCATTAGATATTAGTCGTGGACAAATAATTAGTAATGTTATTAGTGCTAATGCTATTACTATTAGTAATTCATTAGATATTAGCCTTGGTAAAATATATAGTAACGCAATTAATACTAATGCTATTACTATTAGTAATTCATTAGATATTAGCCTTGGTAAAATATTTAGTAATGTAATTAATACTTATGCTATTAGTATTAGTAATTCATTAGATATTAGTAAGGGTAAAATATTTAGTAATGTAATTAATACTTATGCTATTACTATTAGTAATTCATTAGATATTAGTCAAGGCAACATTAACGCAAATAGTATTGACCTTAGCTCTATTACACTAACTTATGAATTGGATATTAGTAAAGGTCATATTAAAGCAAATATTATTGATCTTAGTGCTATTACACTAACTTCGTTATTGGATATTAGTAAGGGTCACATTAAAGCAAATACTATTGACGCAAGTGCTATTATATTAAGCACCTTATTAGATATTAGTAAGGGTCACATTAAAGCAAATACTATTGATGTTAGTTCTATTACGCTAACCTCTTTATTAGATATTAGCAAAGGTAACATTAAACCAATTACTATTGATGTTAGTGCTATTGTCGTAACTGGATTATTAGACATTAGCAAGGGTATAATACATGCCAATACTATAAGTGGAAATGCTATTAGAATTAATACCAATGCTGTTAGTGGTAATATTATTAATATTAGTACCAATACAAATGAAAATGTAATTAATATTAATATTACAAATGTAAATAGAGATGCTATTAATATTAATAATGGTAGAGTAGCAACAAGAGATCATATTAAAAATGCTATTCCATATGGAATAATTATGGCATATAATTCTACTATTATACCATACGGTTGGAAACTATGTGATGGAAATAATGGAACACCAAACTTAATAAATAGGTTTATCTTAGGTGGGGGTGGAACTCGGAACATTGGCTTTACTGAGGGCGCCGAACGGGTTACTTTAGGTATATCTGACATGCCTCAACATACACATGGTGGTGCTTCCAGTTTATACTATCGAGATAGTACAACAACTCAAAGTGGGAGTGGTCAGGGTGTAAATAACACCGGATTTGTCTCACATTATACAGGTAATACTGGAAATAATGCATCTCATGAAAATATGCCTCCTTTTTATGTATTAATATATATAATGAAAACGCGTGATTATGATTTTTGTTACAATGTTATAATTTAGCTTCAATATAATACCATAGACTTCGATATTGCTTTATATTAATTAGTTAATTATTAATTATTAAAATATTTAATAATTATAAATTATTATTAATTATTAAATGTCAAATAGTGAATACAACAAAATTGTAAGTACAATTAATAGTGCTTCACAAGACTATACTTATAATCCACCATCAAATAATTTAATATGTATTGATACATCTAATAATAGAATAGGTATTAATACATTAGATCCATTATGTTCTTTACATATTAGTAATGGACATATAAGGGCAACTAATATATATACCACATCTATAATTGCTAACTCATTTACAACTCTTCCGGGCGGTTCTGTTAATGTTGATTATGTAAATACAAGCAATATTAATAGCACTACTATTAATGTTACTACTATGTTAGATATTAGTAATGGTCAAATTAAAGCAAAAAATATTACTATTAATGAAACATTAGATATTAGTCTTGGACAAATTAATAGCAATAGCATACGCGCTAATGCTATTAATATTAATAATTTATTAGATATTAGCAAGGGAAGCATTAGAGCAAATACTATTGACGCAAGTTCTATAATTATTAGTGCGTTATTGGATATTAGCAAAGGTACTATTAAAGTAAAAACTATTGACACAAGTTCTATAACTATTAGTGATTTATTAGATATTAGTAAAGGTAGCATTAAAGTAAATATTATTGATAGTAGTTCAATTTTTGTAAATACTTTATTGGATATTAGTCAGGGTAGCATTAAAGCAAAAACTATTGATAGTAGTTCTATTGTTATAACATCTTTATTAGATATTAGTAAGGGGCGCATTAATGCAAATACTATTGATCTTAGTGCTATTACACTAACTTCGTTATTAGATATTAGTAAGGGTCACATTAAAGCAAATACTATTGACCTTAGTGCTATTATGCTAAGTTCTTCGTTAGATATTAGTAAGGGTCATATCAAAGCAAATACTATTGACGGTAGTTCTATTGTTGTAAGTTCACTGTTAGATATTAGTAAAGGTAAGATTAAAGCAAATACTATTGATGTTAGTGCTATTACTGTAACTGGATTATTAGATATTAGCAAGGGTATAATACATGCCAATACTATAAGTGGAAGTGTTATTAGAATTAATTCTAATGCTACCAGTGGTAATATTATTAATATTAATGTTGACTCCAATGTTAAAGGAATTAATATTACTACTACAAATATAAATAAAGATGCTATTACTATTAATGGTATAAGAGTAGCAACTATACAACATATTAAAAATGCTATTCCTGTTGGACTAATTGTTGCATATAATTCTATTGATACACCATATGGTTGGGCTCTATGTGATGGAATTAATGGAAGACCTAACTTAATAAATAGGTTTATCTTGGGAGGAGGTGGGTCTCGGAACATTGACGCTACTGGGGGTGCAGAAGAGGTTACATTAACATATCAGGAGCTACCAAGTCATTCACATTACGCTACATTAAGCTACTTATCAAACTCAGGTAGACATAATCAAAAAGATTCAGGGGGTAGGTCTGGGTACTGGATCGGAGGATATAACTCAGGTGGATATACCGGAGCAACTGGAAATAATGTGCCTCATGAAAATATGCCTCCTTATTGTGTATTAGTATATATAATAAAAACACAAGATTATGATTTTTCTTATAATCTTGTAACTTAGTTTCAATATAATATTATTTTGATTATTCTTGAATAATGTCATATCTTGAATATATTCATAATTTGAATATATTCATAATTTGAATATATTCCTATGTATAACATAATTTGGCATTATTTATATTAATTAGTTAATTTATAATTATTAATATATATAATAATTTATAATTATTATAAATTAATGTCAAACAGTGACTACAATAAAACTGTTACTGCAATTAATAGTGCTTCACAAGACTATACTTATAGTCCACCATCAAATAATTTAATATGTATTGATACATCTAATAATAGAATAGGTATTAATACATTAGATCCATCATGTTCTTTACATATTAGTGGTGGAGCTATAATAGCAACTAATATATATGCCGACAATATAGTTTCTGGGTCGCTTATAACTCTTCCAGGTGGTTCTGGTAATGGAGGTGGTTCTATTAATGTTGGTGGTTCTATTAATGTTGATTATGTAAATACAAGCACTATTAATAGTAATACTATTAATGTTACTACTATGTTAGATATTAGTAATGGTCAAATTAAAGCAAAAAATATTACTATTAATGAAACATTAGATATTAGTCAGGGTAACATTACAGCAAATGCTATTGACATTAGTTCGATTGTTATAAGATCTTTATTAGATATTAGCAAAGGGCGCATTAGAGCAACTACTATTGACGCAAGTTCTATAATTATTAGTGCTTTATTGGATATTAGCAAAGGTACTATTAACGCAAAAACTATTGACACAAGTGCTATAACTATTAGTGCTTTATTAGATATTAGTAAAGGTAGCATTAAAGCAAATATTATTGATGGTAGTTCAATTTTTGTAAATACTTTATTGGATATTAGTAAAGGTAGCATTAAAGCTAAAACAATAGATGCAAGTGCTATTGCACTAAGTTCTTTATTAGATATTAGTAAGGGTCGCATTAATGCAAATACTATTGATCTTAGTGCTATTACACTAACTTATACATTAGATATTAGTAAGGGTCACATTAAAGCAAATACTATTGACCTTAGTGTTATTACACTAAGTTCTTTATTAGATATCAGTCAAGGTCGCATTAATGCAAAAACTATTGACGGTAGTTCTATTGTTGTAAGTTCACTATTAGATATTAGTAAAGGTAAGATTAAAGCAAATAGTATTGATGTTAGTGCTATTGCAGTAAGTGGATTATTAGATATTAGCAAGGGTATAATACATGCTAATACTATAAGTGGAAGTGCTATTATAATTAATTCTAATGCTACTATTGATAATATTATTAATATTAATGTTGATACCAATGTTAAAGGAATTAATATTACCACTACTACTGTAAATAAAGATGCTATTACTATTAATGGTATAAGAGTAGCAACTATACAACATATTGAATCTGCCTTTCCTATTGGAGTAATTGTGCCATATAATTCTACTATTCTACCATATGGTTGGGCCCTATGTGATGGACTTAGTGGAAGACCTAACTTAATAAATAATTTTATCTTAGGTGGAGGTGGGTCTCGGAACATTGGTGATACTGGAGGCGCAGAGAGTGTTACATTAACATATGATAATATAGCAAGTCATTCTCATACCACCAATGTTGCTAATTTTCCAGAGCTGGTGAGATATGATACTGCTTTTGCTAATAGGGATATATGCCGTGAAAACGGGATAGGTGGGAATAACATTACAACAAATGGTGTAGCACAGCGTATTAATGAAATAGTGACATCACATGAAAATATGCCACCGTATTATGTATTAATATATATAATAAAAGTGCAATCTATTGATTTTTGTTATAATTCAGTTGCACTACCAGAGTCACCTACTAATGTTTCTAGTACTCAAAGTGGTAACTCTGTTATAATAACGTGGAAAGAGCCTTCATATGATGGAGGAACAGATATTATTGGATATAAAATAGATAACATTAATGCGGGAACAAATATACTACTTGGTCCTTCGTTAAGATCTCATACAGTAAATTCACTCAGCTATGGTCAGTATTATGTATTTGGTGTAGCAACAGTTAATAGAATAGGTTCTTCGGTAAGTATTCCAACATCTATTTTTATGAACAGTTAACTATTTTAGATAAATTAGACAAAACTAATGCTAATAAGCATGGTTCATAATGTTGCATTTTGAATGTTGCATTTTGCATTTTGCATTTCGAATATTAAATAGTAATATTTCTATTTAATATTTCTATTTAATATTTCTATTTAATATTTCTATTTAAAGATTTAATAACTATTTAACTAAAATAGTTATGTTATCTAATGATTGTGGGGACAATAATGTTTTAACAATTAAAACAGTTCAAATTGCACCATTTCGCATTTTAATGGCCGCACTAAAGGATATTTTATTGGAAACAAATATTATTTTTACGAAGCAAGGTATTAAAATTATAAATATGGATAAAACTCATACAATTTTAGTCCATTTATTTTTAAAAGCCGAAAATTTTGAATTCTATGAATGCAAGCATGAAAAAATCATTGTAGGAGTTAATATATTACATTTGTTTAAATTGATAACTGCTATTGATAATGATGACACCCTCACTATTTATATTGAAAACGATGACTATAATGAAGGCATTGTTACTGAATTAGGTTTAAAATTTGAAAATGGAACTATTAAGCAATCTAAAATACAAAAATTAAAGTTAATTGAACCAGAGCAAGATGAGTTAGAAATTCCAAATATTGAATTTTCGTCTGTTATTAATATGCCATCTAATGATTTCCAAAAAATCATTAGAGATTTGGCTAATATTTCAGAAAAAATAGAAATAAAATCTGTTGAAAACGAACTAATTTTCAAATGTGCTGGACAATTTGCCAAAGCAGAAATTAGACGAAGTGAAAATAATACAAATATGCAAATGATTAATAAACAGCACAATAAAATTATTCAGGGTGAATATTCCCTCAAAAATTTAGTATATTTTATTAAATGCACTAATTTATGTAATCAAATTGAAATTTATTTGGAAAATAATAGACCATTAATAGTTAAATATAATGTGGCTTCCCTTGGAGAAATCAAATTATGTTTATCACCATTACCATCGTCCGGTTCTGGTTAAATACTTAGTTTTAAAAGGCAATAATTAATTTTACAATATGTCTAAAATTCATTATTGTTTATGAGCTTTAAATACACAAACTTGTTCTTCTATTGTAAAAAAACTATGAATAGCAAAAGGGTCTTTATTGACAGCAAAGTCCAACGACTTAAGAATTTTTTTGTCTTTCATCCATATTTTAATTATACAAAAGTTCTTTTTTGGGCTTACTGAAACACCATTAATATTATTTAAAATAGTTTCATCTTCAACAAAACTATTTCCTATTATTTTATATACAATAATTTTGAATAGTGCTACAATGTCATTGTTGCTTATTTTGTAAGAAAAATAACCACCATTTATATTATCTTCTGACTCCCATAATGGTAAAATATTTTCTTTCATAAAAAATAACATTGACTTTTTTATTATAGCTTCGTTCACATTTTCAACAAATAGCACTAATTCTTGTAAATTAGAAAGTTCAGTTATTTTTGTATAACCATCAATAGTCCAATCATTATCATTTTGATAATGTATCCAACAACACCATAAATTGTTTAATTTATGCATTATAATAATATTACTAATTATATTTTATACTTTTTTTTATATATATATAAAAAAAATATATATTTCGAAAAATGCTAAATAAAATTGAATATTGTTTATTCAATATTGTTTATTGAATATTGTTCATTGAATATTGTTTATTCAATATTGTTTATTCAATATTGTTTATTGAATATTGTTTATTGAATATTGTAATCTTTTATAAAGTAAAAGAGAGAATAGTTGTTGTTAATGAGCATTATTAATGACTCGTTATTTTGCGCTATGCCTTATGATATTATTCTCAACATTATTGGCTTTGTAAAAAGGGATAATAAAGCCCTTATTAGTCTAAAAATGACTAATATAGCAATGAATAGAGAGATTACAAGTTTTGAGGTCGCAAAACAAATGTTATCTACAAAACATGGTAACTATGATGACCTTTATTTATGTGTAAATTCTGATTGCTACGAGGATACATATGATATATTTACACATCTACATAACTATGGTTACAGACGCTATATTCATAAGTGGCAAGAAGCGTTAAACTTTACAACAATAGTTGTAAATAAGAAAGCATATAAAATGAATAGTCCATATTGTTGTGAGTGTTTAAAAAAAAATATATTAGTAGGTTCAAGAGAAAATGTACAAGAGAATTATGATCTTGATACTCAAGTAAATATTGTTTACAATTAACAATTATGCTTATGATTATGATTATGATTATGATTATGATTATGATTATGATTATGATTATGATTATGATTATGATTATGATTATGATTATGATTATGATTATGATTATGATTATGATTATGATTATGATTATGTTCTACTCACACAATTATTTGTTACTGGATCTCTAAATGTGCCGTTTTGACAAGAACGAACACATTTGCCTGTTGAGTCGCGCTCTTTACCCGGTGGACATAATTCATAACATGTTAAACCTGTACGAGCTTTAAATTTTGCAGGAGTTTCATTTGCTGGACAAACTTCATTATTTTGTGATGAACGACCACCGCTCAATATTTCTTGTGCATATTTTTTATTTCGTGCTTCTTGTAGATTATTTTCATTATAATAATCATAACTTGCTTCAGTTGTAGCTGTTTTTGACTTTTCTTTGTTCCAAGTAGCTTGTTCTGATGCTGATAATTTATTCCACATCTTTTCAATTTCAATATCTATTTTAGCTTTATCAACAGTTGGATTTGTTCCATATAATTGTGTTTTAACAGTATTATATTTATTTTCTTTAAATAGTAAAAATCCATTTAGCTTGTAATTTGTGTTATATAAATCTGCATATTTTTCATGATCGCCTGATAGTGTTTGAAATTCTTTTAACGAAATAGTAGTGCCGTATTTAACAGGTGCCATTGGTAAGCCTAAAAAAGAATTATTTGGCACACCTTTTTCAGAAGCATATTCAATATAATTATTGTATAGATCATTATTGCTTTTTAAGGAATTTGAAAATATAGCATTATACAATCTTGAATTTACAATGTCTTTAACAAACGCTTGTTCTGCAAATTTATTTACTATACTATTAACAATAAAATATTTTGTTGGATTTTTAGATAAATCATAACTATTTGTAGATAAATCAAAAGCAATATCTATTTTATCATACAATCCTTTACGAAGATTATCTCTATCAATTCGATCATCATTTTTATATTTATCATATAAATATGAGTATTGTTGCTGATCTATTAAGTCTGCTGCTTTTACAGTATCATCTTTTGCAGTATCATCTTTTACAGTAACTACTTTCTTTCTTAACTCGTTTTCATCCGGTTCTAAACCAAAAACACTTAATAATAAACTGGATATTAATGTCATTGTTATTATTGGTATAAAAACAAGAATCCAAGCAATTACAATGTAGCCTAAATCGCATAAAATATTTATTATTAATGTAAATATAATCATAATTATAAATTTTAGAAAAGCACTATTAAAAACACCACCATAAATGTCAATAAATATTTGAATTAGCGAAAAACCTATATAAACTAATGCTGGTCCGCAAATTCCTACTAATAGCATTATAATATTATAGTATTATAATATTATATTCGAATTTTACTTTTTATTCGAATTTTACTTTTTATTCGAATTTTACTTTTTATTCAAAATGTCAATTAAAATATTCAATTTGTCAATTGTATTTTTAAAACTCACTATTTCTTTTTCTAATATTATTACTTTATTATCTTTTTCTATTATTAATTGTTCATTAATAACACTACTATTGCTTGTATTATTTTGAATATTATTTTGAATATTATTTTGAATATTATTTTCCTCGTTTTGTTTTTTATAATTAGCTACTTCTTGTTCTAATTTACTTATTTGACTATTTTTTTCATGCACTACTTTTGAAAATTGTAGCGTTTCTTCTTCTAATTGTATTTTATATTTATTTGAATTGTTATTTTCGTAAGTATTATTAATATTTTCATATTCTGATACATCACGTTGTAACTTAGATAGTAATGAATCTTTTTCTTGTAATAATTTAATAAAATTTTGTAGTTGATCTTGTTGTTTTCTCATTATATCAACTACTTGTTCATTGCTTAATGGTATTTGTTTTCCGTCTTGACTTAAAATAATTTGTCCCTGTGAGTTTTGTTGTTCTTGTGCCATTTTTCTTCGTTCTTCATCTATTTCCTTAATTTGTTGTATTACATCTGGTTTGTTTGCTGGATCGCCAGGATAATAATTTTGCAATAGTCCATCTAATCTCTCTGTATAAAACTCTTTGAAGTCTTTATCTTTTACAAATTCATCCACTGTGCGGTGAGATGTTTTTTGAAACTGATTTTCACCACTTTCTAATAGTCTTTTTTTATCAAATGTATTATGAATATGTGAAAATACTAAGATTGTTTTTTTTGGTTCTAATTGAACAAATGGAACGCTATAATTTTTTAAAAAAGCTTTTTCTTCAGCTAAAGCAGCATGGTCCTCATATCTATGATCTTTTAATAATTCGCGCTTAAAAGCAAATGTTCCTGCTGTTGCATGTGAATCACTATATGGTCCAAATTGAAACATCTTTTGTATATGTTTAAACCAAATATAAATTTCACTTGCTCCGGCACATAATGCAGATGGGTGAGTTACTAACATATTAACAGCATGTGATACTCTTTCTGGTGGATAATAATCATCATCATCCATATATACTATTATATCCCCTTTGGACTTATCATGCATAATATTTCTTTTTTTTCCAAGTGGCATTTTTTCGTTAAAATAATAATATTTTACTTGTTCAATATTACATACCAAATCTTCTATTTTATCTGTTCCATCATCTATAATAATCCATTCCATTTTATCTTTTGGATAATCCTGATGATTAAAGCATTTAATAGTATATTCCCAAAATGGACGCCTGTTAAATGTTGGAGTACAAATACTTACAAATGGCAAGTCATTTGGTTTTTTATCTTTATTTTTTTTACCCATTTAATATAGTAATATTACTAATATTAATATTAGTTTTAAATTATAATTATTATTATTATTATTATTATTATTATTATTATTATTATTATTATTATTATTATTATTATTATTATTATTATTATTATGATCAACTTAAAGAAGCTAATAATTTGTACATTATTAATAGTCCCAATACAGCACCTATAACACCAACACTTGTTGGATGTAAAACATTTACAAATGCAAGAACAACAATAATACAAAACAATATTGTTAGTATATTACCATGACTCTTAATTACTTTAAATAAGTTGGAACGATCACTAAATGGGACATAAAAAAAACCAATAATAACATATAAATGTAAATAAAAGAAAGCAATCATATTTCCAAATAATCCTATTATCATTGAAAACATTATTACTGTAAATATAAAACTTATCCATAGTAAATTAATAATAACCATTAATATACATAGAGCAATTAGAATTACAAAAGTTGCAATAGATGTAGTAAATCGAAATGGTAGAAAAAAAAACGAAGCAAAGATATAGAAAATTATTGATCCAGGAAATGATCTTGTTTCATATGACTCATTAATCTTACCACATGTTACATCTAATGTAAAAAAAGGATTTATTAGATGTATTGGGTGTTTATATAAAGCACTTAAATACCACCAATACTTTCTGCTAAATTCTATTGACACGGGATCAGCCCCTTTAGTATAAGGTCTACAGGTTGTCCATCCGTCTTTAAAGAAGCTTGATATAGAGTTCATAAAGTCTGGATTGCTCCAACCAAATTTTATTTTAGATCTTCGTATTGGAAAAAACCAGTCTAATGTATCTTCATCTTTTATATAATACTTTTCTGCGTCGTCTATAATAGTATCATCTGTCTCATTTTTAACAACATTATATTTAAACTTAAAGAAACCCTCAATTATTGAATACCAATCCCACAATCCCATTAAGTATTCAAGATAATTATTCTCTGATTCTGATTCAGATGAATCATCTGATGTAGGTTTTTTTTCTTTATACTTATTATACGATTTTCTTCTGTATCCAACAAAAGACGCCATTAGTATTAATAAGCCTAATACACTTGGTATCCATATTGTAAGTACTATTATGAAAAATAATAAAAATAAACTTGAAGCGTTTAAATATGGTAAGTTTCCTATAAATTTATCTGCAATATTACCAAATAAGCCCATAAAAATCATTACAAATATAACTCCTGCTATAAATCTATTGCTTCTGCTATTTTCAGTATCAAAATAACTTGAAAATATATTAACACAAAAACCCACTAATCCCTTAATAAGAATTCTTGAAAGTATTATACAATAAAAGAATCCAAGTAAAAATGATCGCGCTGGTATTTTAACAATTTCTGATAGACTAAATGCTTCGCTTGTATCTGTGCCATCTGTTCCTGACTTATTTAAAAAGGTTATTAAGTTATATGGTAAAGTAGCATACCAATCTGTGCTTGGTGGGGGAGGCGTTTCTTTATTTGGGCATTTGCTACTGGATGTTTGTTTTACAGCAGTTGCTCTTGTTTGATAAGTATTTACGCTATATGGTGCTTCATCTAAATTAGTTTTTATGCTATGAAGGTTGCAAAAACCATAAACAATCCAATATTCATAACAAGCGGCTATTAGCACCATTATTATCAAAATAATGATGTCTGTAGCTACTTTGCTTAATAATTCCATTATGTTAAGTTTTTTTTTTCGTATTGGTGTTGTATAACAAATTTTGCGTTGTCCTTTTGATGGTTTTGTGACATCAAAATATCGAACTCCCATATAATAATTATTTTCTTCTTCAGCATCAACATTTGCAATATCGACACAATTTGCTGCGCTACTATCTAAAACACAACATCCATCCGTATTTGCTAAAAATTGATCACTTTTAAACATATCGGGCATACATTGTTTTTCATTACTAAGGTCAGTTACTACAGGTTCACCAAATAAGTTTGTAAATGAAACATCTTTTGCTGAATTAGGACAACCTGAGTTAGCTACACCATGTAATAAAGCACTATCACTATAAAGTGGATCGACTGGCATAAATACTAATATAACATATTATAATATTTTGAAAATACTTAAACATATTTATAATATTTTGAAAATACTTAAACATATTTATAATTAAAATAATAAGTATGACTGAAAATATTTATCTTAGTAAATTTGAATCGATGGATAAATATTTTGATTTTAAAGATGTATTAATTCTTCCTAAAAAATCAAAATTAAATAGCAGAAAAGATGTTGTGCTTGAAAGAACAATTGTTTTTCAAAACGGAGTGTCTTGGACTGGAATACCTATTATAGCAGCAAATATGACAACTATTGGAACATTAGAGTTATATAAAGTGTTAAGCACTTATAAAATTATTACTGCTCTTCATAAATTTCATAAGCTGCAAGATTTAGTGGATTATAATAAAGAAAACAGTGATTCAAAATTAAATCCCGACTATTTTATGATTTCTACAGGAATTAGTAGCGACGATTATAACAATTTAACACACATTTTGGATAATTTTGAGTGTAAATTTATTTGTGTTGATATTGCAAACGGCTATATCTCTAAATTTAATGACTTTTGTAAAGTATTAAGAAGTGAGTATCCTGAAAAGATTATTGTAGCTGGTAATGTATGCACTGCTGAAGGAATAGAGTTATTAACTGATTTAGAAATCGACATTCTTAAAGTTGGTATAGGTGGAGGTAGTGCATGTACTACTCGAATTCAAACAGGAATAGGAATGCCACAGTTTAGTTGTGTATTAGAATGCGTTCAAGCATGTAAAGAGAGTAATCGCATTAATTTTGAAATAAACTATGAATATGACCAACATAAATATAACAAATCATTTGTATTAAGTGATGGTGGTATTACTTGTCCGGGTGATTTGGCAAAAGCGTTTGGTGCTGGTGCTGATTTTGTAATGATTGGTGGAGCATTTGCAGGGCATGATGAGAACCCTGGCGAAATTGTGTATGATGAAAAAACTGGAAAACGTTATAAAAGTTTTTATGGTATGAGTTCAAGTTATGCTATGAAAAATAATTACTCGGCAAATAATAATACTAATTATAGAAGCCCAGAAGGGCGAGAACTTAAAGTTGAGTATAAGGGACCGTTAAAAAATAGTATAGACAATTATTTAGGAGGTTTGAGAAGTGCGTGTACTTATACTAATAGTGCTAATTTAGAAGAATTGGCTAATAATACAAAATTTATTATTGTAAATAATCAATATAATTCACATTTATTATAATCTTATAATAATGTATATATATATATATAAGTATAAATATAAATATGCCAAACTCGCGTAAACTTATAGAAGACTTTGCCAAGCGCGGTGAGCCTCGAAGAAAAAGATGGAAATCAGTAAAAATTGCATCTAATGTAGTCAATGCACTTCAACAAAGTGTTAAATCACGCAAAAGTGAAACCGGATCAAAATCTTATAAACCTAAAAGTGTAGCGATTAGAAAGTCTGGTTGGCGAGTTCGCACATCTGAAATGCCAAAACTAGACAGAAGACCATCTGTTATGGGTCCAATTGATGCTAATATAGCACATATGGTATTGTCGAGTGATCTAATATCACAACCATCATATGAGACACAAACCAGTCAACTTAGTAGTACAGAACATCTTACTGGACTGGATTATATATTAGATCGTGCTGGTATACAAGCAAAATGGAATCCATCCATAAGAGACATGTTACAAAAACTAAGAAAAGAACCTACATATGCAAGTAGAAGCACGAATTTTACCGAAGATCAATTAATAAAGATAAAAAATTATATTCGAAATTGGATAAACAGTAGTGTTTTTTCACGTGCTAAAATATATGTTAAAATTCTTGTTGTAGATTTTATGAATTTATATTATTTTTTAAAGAAGAACAAAAACATTTCTGATTACTGGAAAATTTATAATATAATAGAATTTATGATCAGAAATCTAATGAATTCTGATGGATATAATAGAATTATAATATGTGTTCAAATTAATCAAATAGACGAACTCGGGTTTAAAGAATTACTATTACGATTATATAAATTTTTAGGAAACCAAGTAGATTCGGTACTTGTTTTACCGGCTATTAATAGAGGAACCATGGATGATTTTTTTGTTATGTTATCTGATCAATTATTAGAACAAACCGGACACTCTAAGGGTTCTGGGTTCTTTGTGAATGATAACTATAAAGATTTTACAAGGCAACTTTGGTATAAAATTCCAATTGTAACAATATATGACGAACTTCTGATTAGTTCCAGACTAAATGAATTTATACAGAGCTATACAAGAGTCCAAAGATATAATACACTTGATAGCATTGTTTATATTCCGCATTCACCCCCACGGGCATCTAGTATACCTTCAACCTCAAGGCCATATGGTCTGCCATTTGACCCACATAGTGGTAGGTCTCATAGTGGTATGTCTCAAAGGGGTATGTCTCATAGGGGTATGTCGCATAGTGGAGGACGAAGAACTATGAAACATAAAAAAAAGCAGAAAAGTAAATTATAACAACTGATTTAACATTTATATTGGTTTTTAACTAATATAAATATTTAATATTGGAAAAAAGAATTTAATATTGGAAAAAAGAATTTAATATTGGAAAAAGAATTTAATATTGGAAAAAAGAATTTAATATTGGAAAAAGAATTTAATAAAATTATTTATGACTTGATTTTATCTTAAATGTTCGCCCTACTCTTTTTAATACAGACAGTGATGCTTTTTTGGTTGAATTATATGCTGAATTAAAAGCTGATTTAAATGCTGATGTTCTCATATTAGCAATCATGCTTTTATAATTTTCTTGCATAGCATCATAATTATTCCTAATTATAGACATATATGCTCTATCTTGAATGGTAGCATTTTTTAACATAAGTGGTTTATCATTTATACCAAAACTAAACAAGTTAGATTTTGAAGTTCTTGAAGAACTTGAAGATTTTGAACCTCTTGAAGAGAGTGATTCATAGTCTTCTTCTTTTGACCCATTAATGTTACTAAATTCTTCAAAAGTCATTGCCTTTAGCTTATTTATTAATGTAGACTCAACCAACGTTTCTAATGAATCTTCTATTTTAGGTGATAGTCCACGTGCTTTTCTTGCGTTTGAATTTGAACTCTTTTTGCGTCTTTTTTGCCCCCCTACAAATGTAGGGTCAACGTCATCATAATACTCAATAAGTGTTTCCATCTCCATTTCTCCTGAATCTTTTAGTTTTTGCTGTAGCTTATCAAGCTCAGTTGTGTTTATATCTTCTCTTTTCAAATCTATTAAAAAGAACCCCATTAGTCCAATTATATAATCTTTGGCCTCAACGTCTTTAACATAATTATATAGTGCGTCTCGCTTTTCTCTATACATTTGTTGAGGTAGTGGTCTTGTTTCTGCGTCTAATTGAGCGACACGTTCTTTGGTTATATAATTGTTTTCAATAATTAATAATGGAAATACTTCAACAACCGCATCATAAATGTCTTGTAATGATTTTATAGCTCCACTATCTATTTTCTTTTTAATATATACATCGCCCTTTTTCCGCATTAATGCACTAACATTATAGTCTAAATCAAATCCAATATCTGTTTCTTCGTTTTCGGGTAAAATTGAATATGGTTTTAATACATTTATGAATGTATGCATAATATATTTATTATGTATTTTTTCGCTGCTAAATGAGTTATTAAACTCTTTAATATAATCTAATGTGATTTTACTATCTTTTATTTTAGGATTTGCCGGATTATAGTGTATAATTTTATTAAATAAAATTGGGTCTCTTGATAATTCACGCAATTCGCTTTCATTTTTTTTTAATAACATCAAATATGCTTCCATTGCCTGTGAATGGACTGTTATCCATCTTTCAACCATACCCAGCGTACAACTTGGTGAGCCCTTTCCATGCGCATTAAATATTTCATTAAAATAATATTGTATAAAATTATGTATATATAAATCGGTATTTAGAATTAAAAATGCTATTGATAATGTGAGTAATTGTAAGAAACACCAATTTCCATTTAAGCTTGGTTTAAACGTAACTAAATGCATCATAAACTCGTCACTAAATGCGCGAACTAAATTAGCTAACATAAGCGTTTTTTCGGCTTCACTATAGTTTAATTTGAACGAAATATAATTAGTTAATGCAATCGGAAAGTTCTTTTTAATATAAGCTATCATACTATCATTTGTTAAATTTGTTTGTGTCTGTAATATTGTAGTATAGTTAGTTTTTAATTTATCAAGAAAAGTAATAATTGTTTCGCCTGTTTCACTAATAACAACTTTTTCAGCATATTTAGTCAGCCCTCCGTGCGAACTAATTAAAAGCGCATTCATAGTGTTACTAAATTGCCTGTCTGAGGCTGGTGGTATACCCGTGTCTTCAAATGCTTTAAATAATTTGTCTTTATTATCAATAATATATTTAATACGCGCATGAGTTTCGTTGGCGGCTTGTTGAATTTCGGAAAATTCAATTTCGCGACCTGTATCATTATTTTTACTACCTTGTATATATAATGTTCCGTTAGGTCTTTGAAGTTGATATGGCACAAGCTCTATACCTGTCGTGTTTTGAAATGATGTATTAGCATTCGCAACACAGTTTCTAAAATCGGCAGCCCCTATGTTTGCTGCCTCAAAAATAGTTCCGACTATGTTAGTTCCTTTAAAGTTAGCATTTAACAATTTTACATTTGTAAAATTTACCGCTGTTAAATCTGGATTATTTTTATAGTTTTTTTTAACTTGTGTAAAATCAAAGGTTTCAAAGCCAATAGCACTTTGAAAATTACAATTTTTTATGTTAGTATTAAACATACTAACCGCAGGAGCAATAATAACAAAAATTTGTAAGTCATAATCATCTGGGTCACTCATTACAAAATAATCATATGGCTTAATATTGTAGGTTGGGTTTCTAAAACTTAAAACGTTAATATTTAAAGCATTATATTCACTATATTTCATAATAGCATAGTTTCCATTTGGATTCCATTTAGAATAAGCAAGATTTTTTTTATTAGCGAGTTTAGCACCTTTAAATTCTTGTTGAAACAATGTAAATCCGTCTGGATTAATTTCATTACATATGTCTTCAAATGTTGCTGATCTATCGTCTCCATAATAAAGAAACTTTGGTGAATATGTAGACGTTGGGTGTACTATAAATACATGGCCAAACCAGTTAAATTTATTAACTATTAAAGTATGATTTGGAAGCTGTCGTGCATTAAATTTTGTTCCTTCTAAATCACAATTATCAAAATTTACTCCATATAAATTACAATCTATAAATACATTATTTCTTAGATTCATTAGTTTGGTGTCGCTTTTAGCATCTTTTGAATATAATGAGTCAAAATTGAACTTAAATAACGAGAAGTGACATTCTCTGAATGTGCTATTATTAATAATAGTACTATTATCAAATATTACAGTTTCTTTGTATTGATATTCAGGAATAGGACTAAAACGCACAACATTAAAAGTACATTCTAATAGATTACAATTTTTAAATCTTAAGGTCCCTTTTGTACATAAGATTGTTCCGCGAAATGTTGTATTATTAAAAGTGCAGTCTTCAAAAGAACTAAACACAAATTGACAGTCAATAAAGAAAACATTGTTAAAGGTGCATTTTTTAAAATAATAATTACTAAATTTTTCTTTTATAAATGTATTTGATTCAAACCTACAATTTAAGAACATCATATTTCTACTACCCGGCATCATAAGTTTATCAATATTTATACCTGTTTTATCAAATTTACAATTTTCAAACACTATTTCGGCAGGATATGTTATTGTTGTAATAGGGGTGAATAGTGTTCCGTCGGGATTTACTTTTGAAGACTGTGCGCTACCATGCGGTGTAAAATCAGCTAAATTATAAAAATGCATATTATATTTGCTATGTGCTATAGATGCATTATATTTATACTGCAGCGGACCATAACTCCTATCATGAAAAATGTCGCCTTTAAAAAAATTACAATTTTTAAAGGTAGGTAGCTTATTATTAATTTCCACATTTTTTCTATCAAAAAAGTCAACTGGTCCAAACTTAATATTGAAAAATTCGCAATCTATAAATTGTGATTCAATTAAACTAACGTTACTAAAATATAATTCGTAATCGCCGCTACCGAATTTTCTTTTTCTTGTCATATAATCACTCGAACGGTCGTGCATTGGATGACCTACATAACTGAGAAATTTGCTTTGTTTAAAGATTATACCATCAAAGTTTGTTGATTTAAAGCTTGTATTTACAAATACACAACCTACAATTTCTTGTATTATAGACTTCAGTTCTGATGATTCTGAATAGCCTAACTGTTTATTACCAAATTTACAAAAATAAAAATATAAATTACTGAGTTTTTGTGGTGTTCCATGACTTACTAATAAATCGCTAATTTGTTTTCTATATACCTCTTTTTTTGTTAGTCCTTCACACATTAATTCTGATATCTCTTTATTATAGTGAACAAGGTCAAGTTTAGCTCTATATGCTTGGGCTATTTTAGTTGATGCTAAATTTTTTTTTGTAAATCTTGATTTATAGGCTTTTGATATTACCGTAGTGGCAGCATCTAATTTTGCTTTTCTTGATTTGTAGGCTCGTGCTATTGTATTTGCAGCACGTGTTTCTACAAATTTTTGTATTTCTTTATTTCTTTTATATGCTTCCTTAAAGCAAACTGACTCAATAAAATCTGTTTTAACTATAGCAAACATTCTATCTACTAAATGAGCCACTTGTGATTTAATAAATTGAGTGCCTTCTACTACTCGTGATATTGGACTCTTGCTTTTTACTTTTTGTGTTTTAGCTCTATTTGAATTTGGAGAATGAAATTTCATAGTTACTGGCATAAGTGCTATATAATATACTATATATAATTATATTATACATTATTAACAATATTAACAATATTAACAAAAAATAACATTCTAAATTACATTATTTAGAATATTATTTATTAAACTATTTTACATTATTAAAATAGTTTATAAAATATTAGTGTACAATAATATAGAACTATTATGAAAGTTAGTAATAATACAAGAAATTTTATTAAAATTGCCTTTTTATTTTTTATAATAATGTCAGGTTTTTATGTATATTATTTATTAAATAATGAATTTAATAATAGCGAAGGTTTTACTGGAAACACCGATTGTTCTGATTGTAAAGTTAAACCCAGTTCTGGAAATTGTATTCCAATATATGATATAAGTTATAACGTTACACAAGGAACATCAGGGACAAATGGTCTTATCTTAGATAACATGACAATTTCTTATGAATTAACATCATTAGTATTTTGCGAATGGCAACCAAGCCCAGTCTGTATAAGTAATAATATTAATAATTTACCAACAATAAATGAACGTATTGGGTATAGTAGTGCCGAAATAACAAACATGCAAATGCAAACGAATGATGTTACTTGTTGTTCTGGTTCTACAAGTAGTTTTTATAGTGACAATAGTACTACTTTTAAGGATATAACGAAAAATAGTATTAATGCCAATGTATGCTCTTCATTAAATAATTACTTGAATAGTACATTTACCAATAATAGAGGCATAAATTTTGATGAAACGAACTTTGTTAATTTACAACAACTTGAAACAGATATAAATTATCGATTAGTAAAGAGTTTATGTAATGATTTATCAAGTAATAGTTATAAACCAGGTCTTGTATTTAAAAAGATTGATAATAGTAGAAATATTTTTAATGTTCCTAATATTTTACCGAAAGATTTAATGGATTTTGTTATGAACTCTAATTTTGCAACCAAATTAGATGTTACTGATCCTGAAACTGGACTAAAAAATAACGATAGATTTGAAGCGCGAAATAAAATAAACACTCATCTTCAATTATTTGAATATTTAGATGAACAATTAAGAAGTAGGCAAGCTACTTTAGGGCGTATTGCCGTTTACGATGATTTAACAACATTAGAAAAAACTAACTATATACAAGCTAAAACAGACTTAAATAGCATCTTTACTAACTATAAGATTCCAGCTTCCAATTATTTAGATATAAGTTATAACCTCTTATTGAAAACCACTAATAATAGTCCTACTTCTTATTTATTAAATCCTGATCAATTTTTTAATTGTTTTGGACAAGTTAAACAGGATAATAGTGGAGTATTTTCTACACGTGATCTGATTGAATTAAGTAACAATGATTACTTTGGAACAGGAACTGATTCTTCATATGCTGCGTTCGGTTCTAATATTATTACTGCGTATCCAAGTAATAATGATTTACAAATGGAATTAAAACGTTTAGAACGCATACCCTCTTCTGGTAATGTTCCAGTAAGTGTTATTAATACCTACTTAAATGCCATTAATAGTTTTTATGAAAAACAGATTCAAAATCTCACTGGTCCTCGCGATCATGTTTTTAATCAAGAATTAGTATTTGATAATAATACTTTAGAAACTGCAACTCCAACATTTTTTACATATGACGACAAACCAAATAACACATACCAATGTCAAGAAAGTGTAACTGGTAATAGTGTTTTTAAAGACTGTGGACCTGCTGCGTATGTTGAATTTTCTCGTTTTTAATTTAATTAATTTCTTATTTTTATTAATTTATTATTTTTATTAATTTCTTAATTTTTATAATATATAATTTGTTATATTTAACAAATTATACATATTATTTTATATTTAACAAATTATACATATTATTTTATATTTATATAATATAAATAATATGCCAGTAAAAAAACCTAAAAACCGTTCTATTCCTAAATTTATTACACCAAGACCACTTCCTCCACCTGATAGAAATATGTATAAAAGAAAAGAAAATAAAGACTTACCATTACCACATCGATTACCAACTCCAGCATTCACATTACCCAGTCCAGTTAGAATAGATAGAATGGATTCGCCTCACTCAACATATAATGGATCATTGCCAGGTACATATAATAATAACAAAACTGCTATCTTTCCAACAGCTAACTCATTAAATAACTTTAAAACACACTCGTTGGCTCCTTCACCTGTATTTACTGTAATACCTAAAAAAAAACAATCAATGAAACGCTGTAAAAAAGGAACAAGACGGAATAAAAAAACCATGCTTTGTGAAAAAAATAAATATTATACGCGACAAAAGTTTAATAAAAGACAGTTCAAACGTTGTCCTAACGGAAAAAGAAGAAATCCAATAACATTACAATGTGAATCGGAACATTTATTTACACAATCAAGAATTTAATAGTTTATAGTTTATAGTTTATAGTTTATAGTTTATAGTTTATAGTTTATAAAAATAATTATATAAAAATAATAGTAATAAAATATTAGATGGAATCATTAAATTATTATAGCAATATTAATGCTATTCAAAAAAATGTTGTTAATTATATTACAAATTTAAATTGCGCTAACTCATTCAAATATTTATATGTTTATGGTGAACATGGTATTGGCAAAACTACTATTATTAAAACCATTTTATCTAATCTTAACTATAACATAAACTATATTGATTGCAATTGTAATAAATTAACAATTGATGAATTATTTAATATATATGTAAACAGAGATGTTTATTCTTTGTTTCTAAATAATGTTAAAAGTAATGCTATTATATTGGATAATATAGGTTATTATTTATATAATGATAAAAGTTATTTGACAAATTTAATTAAGTTATTGAAAAAAAACATTAAAATAAAACATAATAAATTTATACCTTTTATTATTATTAACAATAATCAGGAAGATAAAAAATATAGCGAACTTTCTAAATTATCATATAATTTAAAAATCCAACCACCAAGTAATTTAGAGTTGGAGATGATTATTAATAAGCAATTTCCAAATATAGCAAGTATGCCAAATTATAATGTTATTATAGCTAATATTCTTAGCTATTTAAATAATAAATATTATAAACTTAATAATTTAAAATATTATTATAATAATAATATTATTGAAGTAAAATTTGACAATAGTTATAACTACTGTTATAATTCTATTAAAAATAGTAATGCTAACATTAAACTATTAACTAAAAATTTTTTAGAATATAATTATTCTTTAAATAATTTAGATATTATTAATTTTTTTGATAGAACGAGCTTGACCTTATTATTGCATGAAAATGTTATCAAATTATTTTCAGCTAATTTAACATTGCACGATTTAAAAATATATAAAGAAATATTAAAAAATTATATATTTTGTGATTGTATTGATAAAAATATTTTTTTATATCAAATATGGCAGCTAAATGATATTGTTTATATTATTAAAATATATTTTAATAATCTCATTTTAAATAAACACAAATTATTAAAATCTATTAATCAAAATGATATTATCTTTACAAAAATATTGACAAAGTATAGCAGTGAATACAATAATTATAATTTTATTTTTAACAGCACACAAAAATATGGTCTTAATAAAAAGAATTTGTTTTTATATATTTATTCAAAAAAAAATATACTTAATGATGATGACGAAGTTAATGCAGCTTTTACTAATGAAGATGATGAGTTCAAGTTATTTAATAATAGAATTATTAAACTAATTTCACAATATACAAACTACTCACTTACTAACTCATGTAAATTTTTACAAATAACAGATACTATTACTGACGAATTTTTCCATTAACTAATTTACCAAGACATTTTCCAATATCTTCATTTGGTAAGCATTCATAAATAGAATTGTTTAATTCGTATATGTAGTAATTTTTACCTTCAATAGTAATATAAGTTAGTTCTTCTTCCTCTTCCTCTTCCTCTTCCTCTTCCTCTTCCTCTTCCTCTTCCTCTTCCTCTTCTTTTACCTCTTCTTTTACCTCTTCTTTTACCTCTTCTTTTACCTCTTCTTTTACCTCTTCTTTTACCTCTTCTTTTACCTCTTCTTTTACCTCTTCTTTTACCTCTTCCTCTTCATCTTTCTCTTTCTCTTCCTCTTCCTCTTTCTCTTCTTTTGTCTCTTCTTTTGCCTCTTCCTCTTCCTCTTCCTCTTCCTCTTCCTCTTCCTCTTCCTCTTCTTTTGTCTCTTCTTCTTCCTCTTCATCTTCCTCTTCCTCTTCCTCTTCCTCTTCCTCTTCATCTTCCTCTTCCTCTTCTTTTGTCTCTTCCTCTTTCTGTTCAGCTTGTTCTGATTTATTAATTACATTATTTTTTAAATAATTTAATTCTATAACTTTGACATTGTTTGTGATTTCATTATTATTGTTAGTACTATTAAGTTCAATAACATTTAATGAAATATTTGCATTTGCATTATGTAATGCTTGAAACTTATCTTGTAATTCTTTATATTGTTCTAATAAAGTATTATATTTATTTTCTAATTCAGTGTATTCGGGTAGTTTGAATAATAACACTTTTAAATGTTGTAATAAATCATTAGCTTTCTCATTTTTTTCTACATAAACAGAGAGATTGGTTTTTAGAGAATTAGTAATATCTGTTGATAACTTAATAATTAGATTATCAAAGTCTTTGTTCATTATATACTATGTTAGTGTAAATATTTTAAATATATTTAATATATATTTAAAACAATTTTTTTTAATAATAATTATTATTTTACATTTATTTTATATGCCTTTTTATTAATATGTTTATTATTTAATATATAGTCCTCGTTTTCATCATATAATTCCGGAAGTAATTTTGCAAGAGGTTTATCAACAAGTAATAATAATCTCTCATTTTTTAATAATTTTCTATATTCTTGTATATTTAAATTACCATAATATTTTTCAAGCATATAAAAAGGTGATGGTGCGCATTTAATATTTTTTTCATAGTTATAAATTTTGCAATACACATTATTCAATAAATAATATCTCTCAAATTTTTTAGATGAATCTACATTTTCATTCATTAAAAATGATGCAGCACACTCTGGGCTACAAAAATTTCCATAACAATGATAAACACCTTTTAATTCGTATTTAGGTATCATTATTGCTTCATTATCAAAGTCATAAGTGCACCAAAAACAAGCACATTTTTTAGTAATATTATTACTCTTTAATTGTTGTGATAACTCTTGGAGTTTTTTATATATATTTTTATTATCTGCTACATTATCATTTAATATTTTCTTTTCATATAAAAAGGAATTTGTATTAGGATTGTTTGGATTGTTTGGATTGTTTGGATTGTTTGGATTGTTTGGATTGTTTGGATTGTTTGGATTTAATAATTGTGATGCATCACTATTTGTATTATTATTTGTATTATCACTATTTGTATTATCACTATTTGTAGTATCAAATACATTAAAATTATAATTAGTATTGTCAAATTCAATAATATTATCAATATTTGGATTATATGTTAATTCATTAGAAGTTATTTCACTTAATTTGCAATTTAAATGTAAAATTATATTTGGTTTTTGATTTAATTCAACAGCTTCTTTTTTCTCTTCTATTAGCTTTCCTCCTTTAGGCTTTCGTCCGCGTTTTTTATGAACTATATTTGTTGAACTATCTATAATATTTGCATTTGAACTATTTGCATTTGAACTATTCGCATTTGAACTATTCGCATTTGCACTATTCGCATTTTCACTATTTGCACTATTCGCATTTGCACTATTCGCATTTTCACTATTCGCATTTTCACTATTCGCATTTGTTACATTATTTGATAAATCTAATAATTTTAAGTTCTCATAATATGATTTTGGTCGGCGTCCTTTTTTTTTTGCTATCATTTTATTTATATTTAGACTTAATGATTTATAATTTAAATTGTTTTTATTTATTATTTAAATATAACTTTAAACAATAGTATAAACAATAGTAGTATCTTATTATTAGAATATGAATAATAATAATAATAATAATAATAATAATAATAATAATAATAATAATAATAATAATAATAATAATAATAATAATAATAATAGTCGCACTCCCAATATTAACTGGAATGAAAAATATCGTCCAAATAATATTAACTCTATTATATTAAGTAAATATAACAAATTACTAATAGATAATATACTAAGTAAAAACTATTTTCCTAATTTACTTTTATATGGACCACCAGGAACAGGTAAAACAACAACTATTATGAATTTAATTGAAACTTATTTAAATAAATATTATGTATATAATAGAAAGCAGGTTATTCACCTCAATGCTTCAGATGAGCGAGGTATTGAAATAATTAGGCATAATTTACATAGTTTTGTTGTGTGTGATAATTTATTTTTCGAAGGACCCAAATTTATTATATTAGACGAAGTTGATTATATGACAAAGACTGCACAAATAGCTTTAAAGTATTTAATAGAATACTATAGTAATTATAATGTAAGATATTGCTTAATTTGTAACTATATTACAAAAATAGATAGTAATTTACAAACTTATTTTTGCAAATTAAAATTTAATTGTATTCCATTATTATATATATTTGATTTTTTAAATAATATATGTATTAATGAGAAATTACATGTATCTAATGATTATTTATATTATATTATATATTTGTATAATAATGATATAAGGTCAATGATTAATCATTTACAGTTACATCATATAAATAGTTATATCTATAATAATACTATATATGAGCAATTATTTAGTATAAACAGTGACTGTGATTATAAAACATTTTTCAAAAAATTCACATATTTTGAAAAAAAATACAATTTTGATTATAACGAATTTATTAAAAAATATGTATATTATATTTTAAAACATTATATTTCTATTTTTAGATATGAACAAATAGTTGATATTGAATTTTTTATACATAATTATTCAAAACTTAATAATAAAGCTAATAGTATTACTAATTTATATAATTTACTATTACAAAATTAAAATGTTATTAATGTTGTAATATTAATAACAAATTAATAACAAATTAATAACAAATTAATAACAAATTAATATTACAAATAATTGATTTAAGTTATTATTTAAAATGAATATTATTATAATAAAATGAATATAGATGATGAATGGTTAAATTTTTTAGATAATAAACAGCACGATAGTTCATTGGTTATTATAACACCAGAGACAGAACAAAACATTAAAACATTTAATGAACTTGATAAAGCATGCACAAATATATATATATCAACAAAAACGAAAATCTTATTTCTTAGCAAAACAATAAATATTTTTGAGGATTTTTGGAAAATACCAATTATTGATTATAATAAACAAATGGAAGGAATTACCAAAAAACAAATAAAAGTAACATTTGAAAATATTGATGATTATAATAAAATGTTAGTTAATCTTGAAACTATTACTAATGTGAATAGTAAAATAATAAATCATATTGAAAATGAACGATTTAAACATACAAGAAAAATCAGTATTGGACTATCTAAAAAAGATTTGCTTAATAATCCAAATAAAGAAAAGAGTGCATTTTATAATTGTTTTGTATTATTTTTAAGAATATATCACAATAACACATTTAAAGAAACACATATTAAAATTTTTAATACTGGAAAAATAGAAATACCAGGCATTCAAAGTGATGAGCAATTAAACATTATTATACAAAAATTATTAGAATTATTAAAAACGCATATTGATAACACAATTGAATGTAATTATAAAGATACAGAAAATGTATTAATTAATTCTAATTTTAATTGTGGATTTTATATTAATAGAGAAATACTATATTCACTATTAAGAAATAAATATAATATTAATGCAATTTATGATCCATGTTCTTATCCTGGTATTAGGTGTATTTATTATCATACTGTATCTGATAGGATTGTCAAAATATCATATATGATATTTAGAACAGGCAGCATTTTAATTGTAGGTAAATGTGATGAAGATGTGTTAACTATTGTATATAATTATATTAAAAATATAATATTAAATGAATATGCTAATATTTATAATGAAGGTTGTGTAAAAAAAATAATTAAACCGCAAAAATCAAGAAGCAAATTTATTACTGTTAATGCAATTTAAATTAATATAAACAAATTAATATAAACAAATTAATATAAACAAATTAATTAATATTTAGCAAATTACTTATTTCCTTTATATTTTATTTCAAAAGAATATAATATAAATAATACCAAAAAAAGAATTTAAAGTTTATAAATATAACATTAATATAAAAATGATTAGTGAAAGTGATAAACAGTTAGTTATGCCGCCTTCCTCAATTTGGAATCAGATAGCCAAAATTTCCATAACAGAAGACAAACCTATTATGTTAGATTATTGGTTAGACTCTCTTGATAAAAAAGTATTAATAGGTGTGAAAGAAAATAAAGAAAAGCTATTAGTTAAAAACGCTGAAGAATATACCAGCCCAATTGTAAAAATATATAAAATGGAAGAAACATATATAATATGTACTGAAAATTCAATATATTTGACTTCTACCAAGATTGAGACACGTAGAATTAGTTCTTAAATAATAATACAATATGTTATTGTCCTGTATTGTCCTGTTTTATGATGTATGTAATATTTTATATAAATTATTAACAAAAAAGATAATCTCTATATTATCTTCTTCAATTGTGAAATAATTATTAATATATTTTATAATATTTTTAATAATTAAAAATTTATTTTCTTCACAAATGCTTGTATTATTATATTTAATATAATATAAGAAATTTTCCAAAATATCTATAATAGAATAACCTTTATCTATTAAATTTAAAATATAGGCAATTGCTTCTGTTATTGTGCCATTTATGCATTTATCTATTAATATATCAAAATCATTTATTATAATATCTGATACTATATCTAATTGTATTAAATCTTCCAAACAATTAAAGTTATTATATAGAAGCTTTAGTTTTTCAATATTATTTATTAAATTATTGATTGAAGTATTTGACAAAGTAACTATATATTTTTTTATAGCATCATCTATTAGTAAATTTTCACTACTTAAAATATTATTTAATATAGTATATAAAAATGCTTCATCTATTTTTTTAAATTCAATAATGTCTAACATTTCATATAATGTTAAATTAATTTTCAATACATTTGACGTTGATAATAAAAAATATATATTTGATTTGTAATTTTTGATTAGTTCAACAAAGTTTAATTGGATTGCTTCTGAAAATAGTTCAATATCTTCTATTACAATAAATTTTTTATAGCCATTATTTGTATAATTGTTTATAAATAGTTTGATGTCATTTTTATAAAAATTTACGCCTTGGTCTTTCAATATTGTGATATAACATACGTTGGTATTAATAAGAAAAGCATTGGACTTATAATATTGATTTATTATTATATTAATTACACTTGATTTGCCACAACCAGAATCTCCTTGCACTATAAAATTGTAATTGTTATTAGCAATAAAATTTTTCAATATTGTCATTGTATTAGTATCAAAATAGCATTCTTCTATTTTTTTTGGTCTATATTTATTAATTAATAACTCATCCATTATTATTGTCGTTTATTGTTATAGTTTATTAGTTATAATAATTTAAGTAATAATTATAACTATTATTTATAACTATTAATTAATAATTACTTATTATGAATGATTACGAAGACCTTTTTTCAATCTTAAATTTGACTACTAACGCCAGTTTACAAGATATAAAAAAAGCATACAGAATATTATCTATAAAATATCATCCTGACAAAAATCATAATGCTAATCCGGATCTATTTAATAAAATTAATGATGCATATGTAAAATTAACAAATAACTTTAATAAAATTAAAACCACATATGATGAGTCACAGTCACCGTCACATTCACAGTCTAAGCAATCTATGATTATTCAAAATACAAATAATCAAGGATTATATACAACAAGTTACAATCATAACCCACAAAGCCCACAAACAAACACTATTGCTAATTATGAGGATATAACACTAACTTTAACCATTAACTATTATGACTCTTATAATGGGTCATCTAAACCTATAACAATTGAGAGAAAACTATTTACAAATAATGTAATTACTCGTGAAATGGAAACTTTATATGTGCCTATTAGTAAAGGTATTGATACAAATGAGATGATTATACTACATAACAAGGGTCATATATACATAAATAATGGTTCAACCAGTTATAGCAATATTAAAATAACAATAATACTCTCAAAACATGAGTGCTTTGAGAGAATCGGTCTTGATATTGTTTATATAAAAACAATCTCTCTTAAAGAAGCCCTATTGGGGGTTAATTTTACATTAATTCACATTAATAACAAGCATTATAAGATTGTTAGTAATGAAATAATTGATTTCAATTATATAAAAATAGTAAATAATTTAGGCTTTATTCGTGATTCATATATTGGTAATCTTATTATTAAATTTACTATTATATTTCCAAAGACTATCTCTCAAGATAAGAAATCTATCTTAGAAACATTATTATAAATGTTATAATTAGTCATAATTAGTCATAATTAGTCATAATCTTCTATTTCATTTGAAATCAATAAATATTTTGATATTATTGTATTCGCCTCTAATACATCTTTGGTGCTCAATTTGCAAAACCAATTATATTTTGAGCGCTTTAATAAATCATGTGATGGTATATATAATGCATACACATTAGTGTGTAACTCTATAAATGTGGAACCCATAAGTTCTTCTAAATTAATCATAGTATTATTTATATCTTTTGTTCCTATATATTTTCCATCTATTACATTTATTTGGTTATTTTCGGCACATTTTAATAACCATTTGCTAATTACGTCTTCAAATTCGGCTGAGCTTGTAAAGTTTGTCCCATAAATCATTTCCATATGCTTAATTAATCGTTTCATAGTAGGACATTCTTTCACGCAACCAATAAACTTTATAGAAGGCATATAGTCTACATTATATGCATTTTGACCATTATTTTTAAATTGCGCTGTTACAATTTTATTAGACTCTAATACTTTGTCGTATATTTTGCCGAGAGATTTAAATAATATAAATGAGTTTTCTATATACATTCCACCGTATTTATACAATAATTTCATAATGTTAAGGCTACGTAAATTATCTTTTATTGGGTAACTAACTTTATTTAAATCAATACAATTATGTTCTAATAATTTGCAAAACGAATCATCGTCGATAATAACAATATGAAAATAATCAGAACATTTATTTATTATTGTTCTTATTGTTAAATATAAATAGTCTTGATTTAATTCATTACTATTTCTTGAACCAAATGATTCCCAATTCCTACTATTTTTAATGTAATCTATATGTATCCATAGTATTGGTTTTTTAACAGAACTTAATGTATCTATTGTTTTATCTATATCATCGTCCAATAAATATTTCTTTATAATATTTAAATCTTCTTGTTGCGAATTAGAGTCAATATTTATTTTAAATTTATCATATATATATCCGGCTGCTGCCACTATTAATATGCTTATTACTAAATTACTGTAATTATAGTTCATTTGATACTTATATATTATATATTTTATATTTTATATAAATTTTTTATGTAAAATTACTATTTAAATTAATTTCATTTGGATTGATTACAGTATTCGTTTTAAATTAGACCAAAATCTCTCATTTTGTTGCCTACTTACTTCATCTTGTTTAAGTAAATTATAAGCACGCATGCTTGATAAAGTATTTTCATGGTCTTTAGACTTATTTAAATAAGTTTTTGCCTCATGCTCTTGTAACGGAGTTAAAGACTGACTTGCTCGTTTTAATCTTATATCTTCTAATGAAGTATAATTGCTAATATAGTCTTCGTTTGTCACAGGTATTACACTCTCATTGTGTGCCTTTTTTAAGTCTTCATATTGAAATTTACTAAATAATCCTGAACTATAATCTTCGGGCTTTGAATTTGTTAAATCGCAATAATGACTATTGTTAAATTCACATACTTCTTGTTTAGTCATTAGCATTGAACTTCTTAGAATTTTCTTTTTGTCATCTATAATTTTATTCATAGATGTTAAATCTTTACATTGTGTTGTTTTTTCATCATTTGCTTCATTGAGCCAGTCACCATATCCATTTTTTTCATAATCATTACTAATTTTAAAGCTTTCAAATTGTTCATTAAACCAACTATTAAATTCTTTTTTTGATTTACCAGTGCTAAGCTTATGTATTAGTAGTTCATTTGCTTCGTCTTTTTCAGCGCTATAATTTTCATTATAATTATTAAGATTAGTTAATGAACTATGTTTCTCTCTAAAATTATAAATAGAAAACAATATTTTATAAGCACTTGAGAAAAAAAGAAAATAGCTCTTGTCAAGTCCTGACTTATCGGGGTGACTTGCTAAAACCTTCTTTTTGGCATTTTTTAAGTCTTCTATACTAAAATCTTTGCTAATAGCAAATAACTTTAATATATCTTCATAATCATAATTAGTAATGTCTAAGTCTAAGTCCATATTATTTAATTATAAAGTATTTTATAAATCTGCTATTTTTAATGTAAAATAGCAAATATAGTATATTTATACTATTAATTTATTGAAAATATAAAATGTATATTTAAATCATTCTTCTTTAATATAACTGTTTGTGCAAAGCTTTTTGATTATTTTATCTTCATTATGTTCCTTATTATTTGCAATTGCTACTAATGTATGTGTATAATAATTTTGCTTTGACTCATTGTTTTGAAAATCAGGATTTTCTTTTGTCCAATTGCTCAATGCGCAAAACTGTTTTGTAGATATATCTTTTATTACCTTCTTTATTTTCTCTTTATTAACGTCTTTTTCCCAAGTATCATCATCTTTTATATATAATGACTCTCGTTTAATATCAGTACAATGAATTGGTCGTTGATATAAATCGAGTTTACTCATATTTTCTATTATTACATTGCTTAATCCGTCTACAATCCCATTTTGCTTTGTAAAGTCCAATTGTTGTAAGCTAACTTGTATTGACTTAATAAAATCGCTCATATTAATGGCATCTTTGCATCGTTCATTTAAAAACACATTAATATTAAATCGGTTATTTTGAATATTATTATTAGTGTTTCCTAATTTTGGTATAAGCTCTTTTATTTGTTCTTGTTGCTTTATCATATGGTCTTGTTGCTTAACAATAATTGTTCGCATTTCTTTATTATCGTTCAATAATCTAACAATTAAATCATTACATAGAGTTATATTAGGACTTGAACTTTCACAACAATCAATAGTATTATCATGTGTGCGCGTTTTCGCGCTGTTTTCTTTAATAATTTTACATTTTTTAAAATGATTATACAAAGACCCCCTATATGGGTATGATTTTCCACATTCGCATTTAAAATTTGTCTCGACTACTTTATTTTCGGCGCTTTTTGTTGTATTTTGTTGTATAAATGTTGTATTTTTATGCTTTGCTGTGGCCAAATGTCGGTTGTAATCGGATTTCTTGCACGATTTATAGGCACAATTTTCGCAGACAAAAATTTTGGCGCTTTTTGGCGCTTTTTCGGTTGTCATTTGTTGTATATTTATACAACAAAAAAAGCGCCTAAATCCTTTTTTTTATAGTTTTAAAATTATGGGTTGACTGTTTTTTCGCATTTTTTAAAGTTTTGATCCCTTTATGCTTATAAAACTTGTAAAATGCATATTTTCAACTAATTTTATATAAAGGGTTATTCATTCTAAAAATGGACATTTTAAAATGTCCAAAAGTGAAAAAAATCTTGAAAAATTAATTTTAAAATTTGTTACGATAAAAAAAACAAGGAATTTCATAGTTTTAAAAACAAAGCATTATGCTAAGAAAAGTAAAAAAGTGGATTTTTGGCCTTTTAAAAATATGAAATATGCAATATGAAATATGAAAAATTAGTATTATTTAATATATTTTCTTGAGTATAATTTTCTTGAGTATAATTTTCTTGAGTATAATTTTCTGGATTTAAATCGTGTTTTTTTTCCTCCATGAGATTTTGACTCTGGTCGTGCTTTTTTGTTTTCTTTTATATTTTGTTTAAATTGTGTTATTTGCTTTTCTAACTCGCCCTTAACAGTATCAGGAAACATTTTTGGATCACTATGAAATTCCATATCAATTACTTTAAAATTACCACATTTTGCTAATAAAGTCTTGTCTATTTGTGGGATTTGAAAATCAACTTTTTCTCCTGGAGTAATATTTATATATTTAAGTTTTGTAAATATATTTAATAAAATTTCATGTTCAAAAACGGAATTCATTTGACGATCCTTTTCACGAACAACTATTGTATTACCAAAATAAGCATATGGTAATTCTCCTAATTTTTCTGGAGGAACTTTTATTCTTAAAATTATTTGTGTTGCACCGCTAAATCCGCATGCTACATCAATAACTACTGATGTAGACAAAAATATAGGCAATTCGAATATCTCTCCTGGACTTAAGCCGCTCAGTTTTTTTATAATTATTGAGTCGGCATTCTTAAAACCATGGTATAAAAATTTTGCACTGTTGTAATCTAAATGTATTGATGCTTTTGGAAAAAGTCGAACTATAGAATACAGTTCAACTATATTTTGTAATAATTGTTGTTCTACAGTATCTGCATCAATTTCAAATATAGGTTCTCGTTGAGAAGCTTGGTCTATAATTTTTTCAACATCTAATGCAAAATAGCGTTTGTCTATACTATCATTGTATTTAATTAATAACAAAAATGTATTAATTAATCTATAAAATATTGGCATTTTACGCCGAATATGCCATATGCGAACGAAATCATCATAATCAAATTCATTTGTCCAGTTTAATGCAAAATTCATGTTACTTATAGACACTTTTTGTCTTGAACCCCTATGAGATGTTGGGGTTATTACAAACTTAGTTGAGTCAGATATACTTGTTACTACTTCTCGAGATTTTCGTTTAGTGCCCTTATGACTTGATAATACTTGATTAGATGGTTGACCATCTTTAGATGTTGATCTACTTGATTTACTTGATTTATTTTTATGTTTAGAGTGCGAACTTACAGAAGACGACATATTATTATAATATAACAATTTATTAAATTAGTAACATATTTAAAAATAGAAACACTGTTAATATTAAAAAATATAATTTATAATGATTTAGCTATGTATATTATATAATATAATATAATATACTATATTATAATATACTATATTATATAATTATTATGACGATTATGATACCACCTGATTTGTTTATATCATTTTGGTTTATAATGTATTATATTATTTATAAATTAAATAATGATCTACCCAATCCATATATATTAGTTGTGTTTTCATATATTTTTGTAATAATAGTGATAATACATGTTTTTTTTTCATATGAACTAACCAGAAAAAATTTGCAAAATATGCTATTAGCTTTAATAGTAAGCACGCTATTAAAAGGGTCTATTATAGTTGACTTATATAATTACAAAACTAAATATGACTTAAATATTGGTTTTGTAGTCATATTAGTAATATTATATATTATATACATAACATACAGAGGTTATTCAATATTTGATATATATAAAGTTGAAAATTTAATAGATGCCAAAACACCAATAGAATTTTATATTAATAAATACATACTAAAAAATAAGTTATTTTTATAATTATAAAAATAATATAAGCATATAAATAATGTCAACACCAGATTTATCTATAACACCAGATTTATGTATAACACCAGATTTATCTTTAACACCAGATTTATGTATAACACCAGATTTATCTATAACACCAGATTTATCTATAACACCAGATTTATGTATAACACCAGATTTATGTATAACACCAGATTTATCTATAACACCAGATTTATCTATAACACCAGATTTATGTATAACACCAGATTTATCTATAACACCAGATTTATGTATAACACCAGATTTATATGTATCAAATTGGTTATTAGCGTATTATATTATTTATAAATTAAATAATGATCTACCTAATCCATATATAATAGTAGTTATATCATATATTTTTGTATTAATATTGGGAGTTTATACTATATTTTCATATGAATTAACCAGAATACATTTACAAAATCTATTAATAGCTTTAATAGTAAGCACATTAGTAAAAGGGGCAATATTATTTGACCTATATAATTATGAAAATAAATATGATTTAAATGTTATTTTTGTATTTCTATTATTTCTATTATATATTATATACATAACATGCCTTGTGTATTCAATATGTGATATATATAAAGTAGAAAATGTAATAGATGCCAAAACACCAATAGTATTTTATATTAATAAATACATAATTAAAAATAAGTTATTTTTATAATTATAAAAATAATATAAGCATAAAAATATTGTTTATATATAAACAATGGTAGACACAGTAAGCGAGCAGGACTTAAAAACGAAACAAGCCTTATTAACAGAAAAAGAATTAATAATTATTAAATTCACAGCTACTTGGTGTGGTCCTTGTAAAGTAATTCAGCCATGTTGTAAAACATTTTTAGCAAAAAAGCCAAATTCTATACAATACTATGAAATTGATATTGATGAATCGTTAGAACTATATATGAAATTAAAAAAAATGAAAATGGTAAATGGAATACCTGTTCTTATTGCATTTAAAGGAGGAATAAAAGAACACTGGTTTATTCCCGACGAAATCCATGTAGGATCAAATATTCCACAATTGGAACAGTTTTTTATGAAATGTTTAAAGTATGCATGTTAAGTATTAAATTATTTATACTAATTTTAAAATAGCATTATTAAAATTAGTGTGTTGTATTTCTGGAAAATCTACATGTCCTTCGTAAAAATATTTACAAAATGCATATAATAGCGCATAGTCATCTTTATAATATTTGTCATAGTTTTTTAATAAATGATTATGGATATTTTCAGGAAGCAAGTGTAAACTATGTTTTGGTAAAACATAAGCCAATAATACATTAGTATTTAAAATAGAATAGTCATCATTAATTGTTAATTCGCTGTTAAAATATGGAATATAAGTATATAAATCACATAATAAGGGCGGATAATGATACTTATAATGTATAGTCCAATTTTTACATTTATTGGAATAATAATAATAAACCCATTGTAATGTTTCTAAATAATTTGTGCATAATAGTTTTATATTAGCATTATAGTCTTTGCTTCTTGAATCAATAGAACATAAACTATAATAATATCTATGTTGCCAATCTTCTTCAAATGGATTAATATAATGTTCAATATTTAGATCCCATGAAGGCATTACAGTAAATTTATATTCAATTTCTTCACTACTTGTTTCAGGATAATATTTTTTACCCTGTTTATCACGAATATTATATACTTCTTTAATAAATTGCTCTTCATTTTCTGCAATTTGTTTTATGTATTTTTTAAATGAGTGCCAATTAATTGAGCCATTATTTATAATAAATTCATTTAACCCAAATATTTTTTTATATAATTCAAGCAATATTGTAAATCCATTAATTCTAATATTAATAGCTGGAAAGTGTGGTAAAAAGTCATTACCTAATAAGAAACATATAAAAATGTAGTCTTCTATTTTATTATAATAGCTATTAGAGTGTTCAACAATTAAATTCTTATTTGCACAATTGTCTTGATTTGTTAATACAAAATATATAATGGTTGCTAAAATATTAATATTTATAATATATTTTTCTTTAGGGTCGAGAGATTTATCCAATGAACTAATAAATAACGGTGTCTCTCTATACAAAAATATATTTTGCGTATACTTCAAATGATTTAAAGAAAGCATAAATAAATCTGAGTCCATACCATATAATACATTTGTTTTGTTGTGTAAAACATTATTTTGCCTAAGAATAGCAAATAATTTATGCTCTCCTTCACCGTGTTCATCTGATAAACTTAACACCACATTAATAATAGCATCGCTATTATTATAATATTTTTTATCAACAAAATATGCTTTTAAAACACTATTCAAATTAGCCATGAAAATTGTGCCTGGTGTTATAGCACAACTATCCCAAAGTGACTCTTTTTTCAATATTTTATTTTGATAAGCGGTCTTATATCTACGATTTTTTTGTTGATTAATTTTAGCAAAAGGTGGAACACCATCAAATGCAATATAAATGTTGTCTTGTGGCTTAATAGTGGCAATTATTTCTTCAAGTTTGACTAACACACTTTTAATAATTGCATCTTCATATTGATTTTTGTTCAAATACTCTTTAAAATTTAAATTAAGAGAGTCATAAATAATTGAATTAGAGTCTATAAATAAATTATGTATTAAGCCCAATGTTTCTAATTTTGACACACATTGTCTATGTTTCTGAATTAAATAACTAAAATAGTATGGAATTCCCATAATTATATAACTATTAAATAATTATTAAATGTTAATAATATCAATTTTATAAAATATAATAATTATATATATAATTATTATATGGTGGAGACACCCCGTTCAGAAGTTTCATATACTCCAAGTCTACCTCCTGCACCTACAGACACCAAACCTAAATCAAAAATGAAATTGGAATTATATAATATTCATATGAGTTTAACAAATGTATTACAATATATTTCGTTTAGCTCACCATTATTATTAGTATTTTTTATTACTTTATATTCAATAATTCAAAACAACTATTTGAGTGGTCTAATTTTTAATATGGGGGTTGTAATTATATCATCAATAGTATATTTATTGAAACATATACTTAAAAATAAACAACAAGATGAGGCCAATCCATTTTGTAATGTTCTACCATCCCCTTTTACTGTTAGGGCATTTGATGAAAACATTGGTCCTCACTTTTATGATTCTCCATCATTTAGTAGTGCTGTATTATCCTTCTCAGCAGCTTATTTAATTTATCCAATGCTTATTAAAAACCAACAAAATGTAGGATTATTAGTATTTTCTATAGCATTAGTATTAATAAATGCAGTAACAGAAATATTATATAAATGTAGTGGGTTATTTGGTGTAATATTAGGAATATTAATAGGTGTATTATTTGCTATACTATATTATTCATTATTGATGTCTTCCGATTATACTTCAAGCTATTTATATTTTAATGATACTATAAGTAATAATACTCAATGCACTAAACCAGGAACCCAAAATTTTAAATGTAGTCTATATAAAAATGGAGTAGCTATTAACGCTATATGAACACAATAATTAGCAATTTACTAAATTGATTTATAGTAAATCATTTTTAATCAATATTAAAGCTGTCATAATTTTTGGAAACAATATTTTCTTGTTTAAAGCAAATCCCATTAAATGTGGATTATGTATTTTTGTTGAATATATAATATTTAAATTATTATATAAAGCATCCATATTAACATTATTATATTTATCAAGATTACTATATTCATAGATAGGTTTTTTGAGTTTTTTATTAACACTATTATGAAAGTTAAACATAAAGAGTTTAAAGTCTTCTTTAGTTCTAATATTATTAAAATTAGTATTATTTAATAAATATGTAGCATCTTTGGAACAATCAGGACATGGTAAGGTAGAACAAATAGACTTTACAATATAAATTATTCTATCTCTATGATATAAAAATTTATCTTCTTGAATTTTACAAGATAATCCATGAAACAATGCCCATATATTATTTCCCCATAGTTCAATAGGTAGAGACATTTTATTATAAATATATATAATATTTTATGTATATAATATTTTATGTATATAATATTATATAAATATTTTATTATAAATATATATAATATTTTATTATAAATATATATAATATTTTATGTATATAATATTATATAAATATTTTATTATAAATATATATAATTAATTATATAATACAATAATTTATTATTAAATATGGATTTGTTTAAAAGTTATTTAACAGAAGAATATAATTATCTGGATACTTCATCAAATAAGTGTTGTTTAATAAGTAGAGAACCACTTATTAGCAATCATATTACATTAGATTGCAGTCACGCATTTAATATTAATGAACTATATAATGAAGTAGTCCAACAAAAAGCCACATGTAACTTATATACCAATAAAGTTAAAGTTAATGAAATAAGATGTCCATATTGTCGAACAATAACACCAAAACTGTTACCATATTTTAAATATTATAATAATAAATTAATATATGGTGTAAACAGTCCTCAGTATTTAACAATGCAACTTTACAATTGTGAATATAAAGGTAATAAAGGAACATGTTGTGGAAAAAATGCATGTATAACAAATGGTGGATTATTTTGCAATAATCATATAAAACACACTTATGAGGAAGAAGAATTAATAAAAACATTAGATAAAAATAGCATTGCTTCTTTAAAAAAGAAAACGATTAAAGAGTTAAAAGATGAGCTTAAAACACACTCTAAAAAAACATCAGGAAATAAAGATGAATTAATAATTAGATTAGCGCTTACTAAATTAGAAATGATAAATTAATAAATAATAAAATAATAAAATGATAAATTAATAAATAATAAGCTAAAAATAATAAATAATAAGCTAAAAATAATAAATAATAAACTAAAATTAATAAATAATAAGCTAAAAATAATAAATAATAAACTAAAAATAATAAAATAATAAAAAAAGATTTAATAATATTTTATTAATATTATTATATTAATATTTAACTTAAATATGGGGGATGCAAAGCAAGTATTAATCCACTCCATAAAAGAGTGGATTGCTATAAATTCAAATATTGTTTCATTGCAAAAACAGTTAAAAGATCTAAAAGACAAGAAGAAAAATATATCAACTATTCTTATTAAAATTATGGAAAATAATGAAATAGATAGGGTCGATATAAATAATGGCAAATTATTATATAAAAAAACAAAAGTAAAGACACCAATAAATAAAGATTATTTAACAAAAATGTTAGACAATTATTTTAAAGACAATCCAGAAGTAGATAGTAATCATATATGTGAATTTTTATTGGAAAATCGTCCAATAAAAGAAAATAGTGTATTAGTTATAAAACAAAATAAATAACATTTTATATATAAATATATAAATATATAAAATGGCATTGTTATCAAACATAACATTATCATTTATTTTGATGTTTATATTAGTAGTTGCTGGATATTTAATAAGTGCTTTTTTTGATTTAGAAATACAATATTACATGCCATATTTATTGTGGTTTTTGGCGTTATGTATATTCAATATGTTTTTAGATAAATCGCACGTTAATATTTATGATAAAAAATCTGTATCTGATGATGGAAGACAAAAAATACCAGAAACACCACGAACAGAAACATTTTGGAAGGAACCATATGTTTAATCGCTAAATTCAATAAATGAACCACTTGAATTTATTCGCTCTATTACTTTATACTCATAATTTTGTGGAAATAGTTTAACTAATATATATTCAAGTAAGTTTTCAAGTATCTCCAAAATCATGGTCAATTATATAATTATAAAATGTATAATTATATAATAAGCTAATTCAATTTTTTAATAACACATGTTTAACTTTTAGTAGACTATTATAACTATAATTATAATTATAATTATAATATATGATCCAAAATAAAATAATCTGTATTATTATTAATGCCTCGTAATCGAATCAAACGTAAAAACAAAATACAGAATAAGCCATTTTATAAAATAAGACAAAATGGAGGTGCAGAAAATAATTTAGAAGAATTGGAACAACTGTTAACTGATAACAATAAAAAGTTATTTGATGATAGATTATTAATATTAACAAATTATATAAAAAGAGATTTCACGGGAATGGTTTTAAACGAATGGGAAATAGGTATACACAAAGATATACAAGCACTTTTAGATAAGGGATCGACTATACAGGAATTAAGCAGAGATGAACCACAATTAAGATGGTTATTTAGAGTTACACGTGAACGAATTTTTAATTTAATTAGAGAGGCACAACAAAAAAATATATATAATGCTCATAATTATAGAAACCCTTCATAGTTTAATCTCTTAATAGTTGATTAATAAAATCACTTCTCGCATTAACTACTTCTGGTTTACCACAACTATTATTTGCAGTCACTTGTTCTCCGTGAATTCTATAATATAGCAAATTTTCTTGAATATTATATAGCTTGCCAAATTGTTTTAATAGCTTTAATTCGAGTTCAAAGTCTTCATATAATGAATGAGTTTGCTCATTGTAATTACCAACAGCCAACACCGCTGATTTCCTATAACATACACAAGGATGATTAATAAACCAATGCAGAGGTGATTTTTTATAGTTTTCCCATGTTAATAAATAAGGATGATTAGTTTGTCCCTGAATTACTTTAGCATTATTAATTTCTTTTAAATAATGAGCATTACAACCAACAATAGCACAATCTTTATTATTTTTCATAAATTCTAGTTGTTTAATAAAACGGTCGGTCAAACAAATATCATCACTATCAACTTTAATAATGATTTCGTTAGAACACATTTCAATTCCTTTATTCAAACTATACCCAATACCATTATTTTGTTCCCATTTTTTATAAACTATTTTAGTAAATCGCATTTTAGCTTTAAATTCGTTAAGAGTCTTCTCTAATAACTTAGTGCTTAACTCATTTGAGCCATCATTTATCCATACTAATTCAATCCCAAAATGTCCGTTTTGTTGTCTAATCGAATCTAAGCATTCTACAACATATTTATGATTTGTATTATAACTACTTACCAAAACAGAAATCCATGTTATAGGTTCTTTATAAATTTCTTCAAGTTCAATGTTATTCATAATTTCATAATTTTGCTTTGTTGAACCCCATTCTTGATATGCATAAACAATAGAGTGACCCATATATTGTAGCCCAGTAAGATGTTTAGGCAAAAAATAATAACTTGGATAAATAACTACATCTGAGAACAAATTAGTTTGAAGAAGTTTTGTTAATAATTCAGGACCAACCGTTCTCCATGCCATTTTACCTGTTTTAGCTCTACATACATCATTTATTTTGATATAATCAATAGCACTACGTGTTAATGGATGATTTTTCGGAAATGCCATAGTTCCTGTGGCAACTAAACCAGGTCTCGCAGTTTCGTTTTCATAACCACAAAACGGTTTATTTTGATCAAGTAAATAATTGAATGGCTCAATACAAATAGAATCAGCATCTATAAACAGCCCACCATAATGATATAAAATCTCCCAACGTATAATATCGGCTTTACCATTAATTTCTTCTATTTCATTTATTTTAGATACACATTCCAGACGCAGACCACGCTTACTAAGTTCTTCTTCATTCCACATTATATATTCATAATCTGGATGCTTCTCCTTCCAAGTAGCCATAAATTTTGAAGGCCGAGGCTTAGGACCAATCCATAATTGATGAATAATTTTTGGAATATGATTAGTGTTAGCCATAAATAATATATATTATTTTTACTATTTATATATTATTTTTAATTGTTATTTTTAATTGTTATATTAGTTTTAATAAAACTAATATAAAGCATTTAACATTAATATTATTAATAATATATGGACAGAAATCTGTGTAATAAATTAAATAATTTAAAATTATTTGGATTTAATCCAAATAATATATTAGATTTAGGTGCTCATCATGGATTATGGAGCTATAATTGTCTTCAAGTATTTCCAACATCACAATATATGTTAATAGAACCAATAAAATATGAAGAACTAATTCATATTTGTAATAAAATTACTAATTTTAATTATAAAAATTTATTATTTTATGAAACAGAAACAGAAGTTGATTGGTATGAAATGAAAAACACAGGTGATTCTATATTTAAAGAAAGAACACATCATTTTTCTAGTTGTGATCCAGTAAAAAAGCAAACAGTAACTCTTGATACTATTTTTGAAAAAGAAAAATATGATTTAATTAAAATAGATTGTCAAGGAGCAGAAATTTCTATATTGAAAGGTGGACAAAATTTAATTAAAAATACCGAATTTATAATTTTGGAAATGCCTTTTTGTGGCCAATATAACACAAATGTATTATCATTTTCAGAACATATAAATTTTATGGAGGCTAATAATTTTGTTGTTTTTGATATTATAGGTCAACACATTCATGATAATAGATTGCTTTTTCAAATAGATATTATTTTTATAAATAAAAATAGTTCAATATTAAATAAGGCGCAAAATATGATAGATACAATGGGAAAATAAAATAAAAACATTATTATAATATTTTTCTATGTAAATATTATTTACATATTATCTAAATAATATTTAAATAGAAAATGCTAGTTCAATTATATATAAATGGTTAAAATTGCATTTCATGATAATTGCTTATGTGAAAGAGGTACTACTGTATCTTTATATGATTATGCTTATTATAATAAACATTATCTGGGCAATGAAAGTATAATAATGTATATTGGAAATGATAATAGAAATGTTCCAGAGGTTTTAGATAAATTTAAAAAAGAATTTAAATTAAGACCATATATTAATTGGCAAAGTGAAGCAAATCAAATATTAAAAGAAGAGGGATGTGACATTTTATATATGCAAAAAGCAGGAGAATGGGATGGTAAAATGTCAAATGTGTGTAAAAATATAATACATTGCGTTTTTAATACATATTATAAGCATGGAGATGTTTACGGACGAATATCAAATTGTTTTGGTCAAAACTATCCAGTCGTAAATTATATGGTTAATTTGCCAGATATAAATAGTAATATTAGAAAAGAATTAAATATACCGAATGATGCTATTGTATTTGGTCGACACGGTGGAACGACCCAGTTTAATATCAATTATGTTCATCAAGTTGTAGATAAAATAACAGATGAATTTCCTAATATATATTTTTTAATGGTAAATACAGATAAATTTTGTAGCGATAAATCAAATATTATTCATCATGAAAAAATAATTGATTTACACAAAAAGGTGGAGTTTATTAATACTTGTGATGCTATGATACATGCCAGACAGATGGGCGAGACATTCGGCGCGGCAGTTTCTGAGTTTTCAATCAGAAATAAACCTATAATTACTTGTATAGGAAGCGATAATGAACATATAAATATTCTTAAAGACAAATGTTTTATATATAATGATCCTAATTCATTATATAACATTTTTAAATATATTATTTCAAATATAAACGAAATAAGAACCAAAGACTGGAATCAATATAAAAATTACACACCAGAAAAAATTATGGATAAGTTTAATGAATTATTTATTCAACCTTGTTTATAAATATAATATTATCTAATAAATTGTAATATATAATTTATTAACCATTATTATATAAACATTATTATATAAACATTATTATATAAACATTATGTCTATAGTTCTAAATCTACATTATGCGGGTTTTTTTTCAACAACTACACTTATATTATTTCAACTTATTAACCATAAGAAAAACAGCGGAATAAATCCAACAATACTAGATACATCTCAAGTTTTTTCATGGTATCGTTATACAAGTAATGATATATTTTTTGATTTTTTTAAAATAAAAAATGTGGATAGTTTAGAAAATATATCTTTAACAGATTTTGATTACGAATTGCGTGGCGAATTGCAATTCAAAAAATATTCTGACTACAATCTTGATGTTTATTTCAAGTATGTTGATGTATATTTTAATTTATCTGATAATGTAATGAATATTTATAATAGTATTATAAGTAAATACAATATTGAATATGAAAATACATGTTGTTTATTTTTAAGAGGAAACGACAAAGCAAGAGAATGTGAAATACCGGATTATAATAAATATATATTGAAAGGTAAAGAACTATTACAGTCAAATCCTAATTTAAAATTTCTTATTCAAAGCGATGAACAAGAATTTATTAGTGAAATGTGTATTAATTTTCCAAACAATATTGTGTTTGTTGATGAAATTCGTGTTATTCCAAGAGACATTAAAAAAACAGTTGATAATAATGGTATGACACCTCAAATAAATCATAAATATGCATTGAATTTTTTAGCCATAGTATATATTATGTCCAAATGTAAATATGTTATATGCAACCCAGGAAATATATCGATTTGGATTTTATTATATAGAAAACATATTAATGATTTTTATCAATTATAAATATATAAATATATAAATATATAAATATAAATATATATTGTTATATATAGCTATATGTCAATAACAAGTTGTTACGAAGATTATATACTTAATATGATTAAGTCGGTAATAACAAATAATAAAGTAGAATTAAGTATTAATTTTATAGGTAACATCTATTCTGATTTTAACAATAATAATAATAGAACATTAATAATAAATATAAATTATGAGCATACATTAGTAAAACAAAATGCTCCTAATGAAAATTGTATGTATATAGGAGTAATAGATTATAATGTAAATAATATAAATAATAAATATCTTGTTCGTATAGATCGGTATAATAAATTATTATTAAGTGATATTATAATTGATTATAGCATACCAAATATATATAATGTAAAGTCGAGTAAATTTTTTACTGATTTTTCACATAAGCATGTATATATAGCACCTTGTATATATGATAATATATATACAAGTTTTAAAAATAGAAAAATAACTAGTTTAACCACATTTTTAAATATAGAAATACCAAGAAGAAAACATTTATTAAATAATTTTATCAATACAAATCATATTAATATAAATGATTGTTTTGATAAAATTAAATTACAAGATATTTATAGAAATACAAAAGTATTAATAAATATACATCAAACAGATTATCATGATACTTTCGAAGAATTAAGATGTCTTCCAGCATTATATAATGGTGTGTTGGTAATAGCAGAAAAGTCAGCATTGTATAATTTAATTCCTTATTCTGATTTAATAATTTGGTGTGAATATGAAAATATTTACCAAAAAACAAGAGAAGTCTTAGATAATTATGAACAATTTCATTCAAATATATTTACATTGCGTAATATTAATATATTACAAACTTTACATATAAATAATGTAAAAACTATTCAAGATATTATTCGTTAAAACATTAATATTTATAATATAAACATATATTATAAACATATATTATAAACATATATTATAAACATATAATGCATAAAGACAATATGGAAAATACAGATTATACAGATAATACATTAGAAGATTTAGCATTAAAGTATGGATTAGATAAATGTATACATTCAGGATGCCATAATTATATTCCAGGATATACAAAACTATTTTGCAATATTAAACATGATGTAGAAAACGTATTAGAAATTGGTATAGGTTCATTGGAAAACGGACAGATGGGGGGGTTAGATGGTTATTTGGCAAATAAAACAAAATATAAAACAGGAAATAGTTTAAAATGTTGGGAAGAGTATTTTCCGAATGCTAATATATACGGGATTGATATTTATTCACATCAAGAACTAAATAACAATAGAATAAAAACATTTGTAGCAGATCAAAATAATATAGACGATTTAAAAAAGGTAATAATTGCTATAAATAATAAATTAGATATAATTATAGATGATGGTTCTCATAAAGGCGAACATCAAGTATTTTCTTTTATTTATTTAAATAACTATCTCAATAAAAATGGAATATATGTAATAGAAGATATTCAACCGCATAATATTGATAAGTTCAGAGATTTATCGATTTTTCCAAAAAATATTAAAGAATATATTAAAAGTAATTTTGAGGTTGTGTATTTTGATACGCGCGCTACTATTGGTAGAATTGACGATTTCATGATTGCTTTTAAAAAAATTTTATAATATATATAACTATTTAAATACTTATACATAAATTATATACAAATATGAAGATATATTTTAATGGTTGGTTCAGTGGATTTGAAGATAAAACAAATCCGGGATTACATGTCGAGTTTTTTTTAAATTTATTTGAAAAAGTTTATGGCGAAAAATGTGAAATAGGGTCACTTGATAATAGCATTATTTTATGCGAATTTGATATGTTGATAAATTCGCGTTCCTTAATTAAAGCCAAAGAATGGAAACATAGTTACTTATTTTCAGGAGAATCAACTTTAAAATGTAATAAAGATGACTATACTTGTGTATTATGGGGAGAACGTAATAATAAAAATGTTGTCAATATTCCATTATTTATAGCATATATATACACAAATAACTTTGTAAAGAGTTTAGAAACCAAAAAAGAAATTACAACAATTCCAAAACAGGATGTGTGTGTTATTATATCTAACCCGCGAGGCATTGAGAGGACAACATTTTTAAACGAACTAGAAAAACATTTTAGAGTTTGTTATGCCGGCAATTATAAAAATAATATAGGTAGAACATTAGTTCCACAGTATAATACACAAGATTATTTTAATTTTGTAAATCAGTTTAAATTTATTGTTTCTATGGAAAATAGTAGAGAAGATACTTATATTACAGAAAAATTAATTAATGGTTTATTATCTAATATTATACCTGTATATTGGGGATGTGAAAATGTGCATCATTATATAAATAAGGATCGCTTTTTAAACTTAAATAATATTAATAACACGGGTGAAATAATAAAAAAAATGTTGGCATTAAAAGAGAATTCACAAGAGTGGTTAAATATGGTAAATGCTAATGTATTTCCTAATAATGAAAATAAATTAGAGCGGACATTAGAAAATATAGCAAATGATATTAAATGTGTTTTAAGTAAAAAACGTTGGAATCATGTTTCACAAATTTGTTGCGTGTCTAATCCAAAATTCGAACCTGAAAGATGTAATATGTTAAAAGAATTATTTGAGCGACAAAATGTAGATGAGTGTTTCATTAAATATATTAGCCCTACATACAAACATACTATAACTCGAGAAATATATAATAATAATATTAAAGAACAACAAGTTCTAAGACTGCGAAACACTCCTATGAAACTTGGTGAATTATCATTATTTTTAAATTACAAGGCAAATTTGGAATATATAGCCAAAAATTATAAAGATGGAATATTTTTAGTTTTTGAAAGTGATATTTTACTTGGAAAAGATATTAATAACTTAAATGAGTTTTTAACATCAATAAAAACTAAAGATTGGGACCTAATTCATATTGGTATGTATGATAAAGGTATATGGTTAGGACCTGAACATTTTTGGTTTCCAACAGGATATGTTAACCGTGTTTATGTTAAGAATATATGTATAGAGGATATTACATCCGTTAATGATAAATTTCGACTATCACGAAAATTCAATACGCGGTGTTGTGATAGTTTTTTGTGGAAATATAATTCAATTATTAAATATTTGAATTGGATGAATAATAGCGAACTTAATTTTGGGGTCCCAATGGATTATTATATGTGTAATTTTTTTGAAAAAAATCCAGACTTTAAACATTATTGGAGTAATGATGAATTTTTTAAACAAGGTTCAAATATTGGTATTATGCCAACAACATTACAATCAGATAAAATATAGTTTGCGGTATTTTTATTTATATTGTTTTATTATGGAAATAACAGTATATCATATTATAAATAGAATATATAATTATTTGGAACAAAGTTTTTATCTATTTTATAATTATAGTTCATTAAATATTTACAAATTTCATCTTCACTTGTACCTGCATCAGCAAGCGTTTCACCTATTTCAAATATTCCCATTTTTATTGTGTTATTTTGTAACATATTATTTGCCCCGTCCAATACCATTTTTTCCGCACCTTCAACATCTATTTTAATAAAATCTATTTTTTTAATATTATTTATTTTACAATAATTATCAATTGTTTCACATTTTACATTTATTTTTTTAAACTCTTGCCCTTCTGATTTTAATCTATCAAATACAGGTCTGTGAATAATACTACTTAACCCCACACTCCACATAGGAAATGTAACATCTATTGTTCCTATATTATTTGTTAGACAATATTTATTCATAGTTATAAATGGATAAATTTGTTTAGTGTAATCACTAAGATATGGATGTGGTTCGAAACAATGAATGTTGTTTTTTATATTTAGATGATTTAAAACTTTAATAAATGATCCACCATTACAACCCACATCAAAAATTGTTTCAGGATTATTTTTATATATATTTTTATAATATACAATAGAGTTATATAAAATATTTACATCTAAATTATTAAGTTCATTGAAATTATGTTTTTCAAAACATCTCTCGAAAAATTCACTCATTATATTTATATAAATGTAATTATATCTTTATATTAAAACTATTGATTAAAAACTAGCAACCAATTCAATAAATCGCTCTCCACATTTTTGCGGACTTAAATTTTCCATTATATATTCACATGGACAATAAGTTTCTAACTTATTAATAAATTCATTATAACTAGTTTCAAATTCTTCTACTTTATAAAAATATATACCACATCTTTCATCCCAATATGCTATAGTAGAACATGGTATATTTGGATAATTTGAACCATATTCTTGAGACATAAAGCTTGTATTCCATACCAATAATGGCACATTACAAGATAATGCCTCTTCTATAGCAAATCCTTGACTTTCATGTGCGTCTATAATAATTCCGTATTTTGCATTTTGTAAACATTTTAGATAATCCTCTTCATTGTATTTTTGAACATAATCAAATATTTTGTAAGTAATATTTTTATTATTTAGAAAATGTTTAACATATTCAAGTTCTTCTGGTTTTCGCCTTTTAAAATATATAAAAACTTCACTTTTTTGAGAATATTGAATAGGACAGAATTTTTCTACTTCAACAGGAAAAGGAAATACTCTAATAGGTAAAACATTTTCAGCACCAAGTTTTATCCATATGTCAGCCGCCCATTTGCTTGGTTGAATATAAATAGAATTTTTATGTATATTATTTGTGTTTATTAATTTATTGTTAGGAAAAACTGAAAACGCAGAACCAAAAATAAATTTTTTACTTGGAAACAATGAACTATCAAAAGGTGTGTGATGAAAATGAATAATATCATAGTCTTTAATATGTGTATTAACTTCATTAATATGACAAAATTTATATTCTAATTTTAAATATTCTAATTTTAAATATTCTAATAATAATATTATTCCAATCTTATTTTTAAAATGCATTTCATCTATTATTAATATTTTCATATTTAAAAATATTAATTAAAAGATGTTATAATACATATTTATTATTTTATCTTTATATAAAGATAATTTGTAATACAATAGTATATTAAAAACTATGAAAATTACAAGATATGGAAATACAGAAACCCATTTGCTCTTTATTAATTATTTAATAAAGTATGAAAATGTGGATCCAAATTTGAAAAAACAATTAAGTCAAACTTTTATGACATTTGTTAATTATTTATATTCTGATTCTGGATATTATGATAAAAAAGTAAAAGGAAATGTTTTTAATTTTGATATGACAGCACTAACGCCCAATTTTTGGAATTACATAAAAGAATTAGAGGTTTCTTGTGGGGATTGTGATGAGTTTTTATATTATGGATCAGATGGTATTAACTCTCTTATAGAACAATGTAAATCTGGATTTAAACTAAAATATAATGTTGGTTCTATGAGAACACTAAATGGAACAAGATTGAATGATAGAATAGCTAAAATATATGATTATATTAGAGATAAACGAGTATTGGTAGTTTCAAGTTTTGGCGGGCTAACAAAACAACAATATGATAATGGAAATATATATAAAATTTATCCTAACTTTCCGAAAATCATATCATTAGATTATATCGATTTTCCTTATTGTTTTAATAACAATGGACCACATGAAAACTATTTTGAGACGTGTAGTGTTATGTATAATAAAATCAAAGAAAAAGAAGATAGTTTTGATGTTATTTTAATGAGTTGTGCAGCATTTGGGCATATTTTAACACATAAATGTCATAGTGAATTAAAAAAAGATATAGTATATTTAGGTGGAAGTATTCAAGAAATGTTTGGAATAGCTTCAAAACGAGAAAAGGAAGCCGGATTTATTAAAACAAATGAATATTGGATTACACATATACCAGATGAATATATTCCTAAGAATTGTGTCCCACCCGAAGGAGGGTGTTTTTGGTAAAACTTAAATATTTTTATACTATTTTATTCCAACTTTCAGGAAATAGATCAGTAACATTATTAGCTGACCCATTCCATATACTTGGATAACATACAATTTTATTATAAGTGTTATTAAAATATGCTCCCCACCAGCTAAAAGTGCTATTTGCTATTATGTTATGATAGCATAGCGACATTAGCAAAAGTTGTTCATAATCAGGTATAGCATAATCACATAGCACAATTTCAATATTATGCTGCGCTTTTATATTTTCAATAGCATACATTATTTTTTCATTATCACATAGTTCACCAAATATTAGCAAATAATAGTTATCTTCAAAATCCTGCAAGTTAGCTTTCAAATAATTAATACAATTAATATAATAACTGGTGCTCAATATTGGATGCATAGCTTGGTTTTTTACATAATCTCCTATTCTAAAATGAAGACTTATTGGTTTTTTAACACCGTCAAATAATTCTTTATGTTTTTTGAGAATTTCTAATTTTTGATTGTCCAAATTAATCATTTTGCATATATTAGCATATTGACCATCAAAATATTTATAACTTTGATAATAGCCACGCAATTTAAAGTCTTGATTTATATGAGGGATTTTAGTAAATTTAAAATACGCGGTCTCAAAATGATTATAGCGAATTTGTAACTCATGTTGATATGTAAACCGCGAGAGATTGCTAAGAAAATTGGACCAATATGTGGGTCGTTTACTAATATTATCAAGAGGTGATACTAAATCAAATTTTATATTATTTATTTTAAATGGAATTCTGTTTTCAAGTGAATATGCAATACCGCAAAAAATTTGGAATAATTGGTTTCCAAGTCCTCCCATAATTTCAATATAAATCATAATGTTATATATTGAAATTAAAAAAATAGCTTTAATTATTATTTTATAATTTTATATTTTTATATTATTGATTTAATGTTGAATACAAATCGTAGGATCTAACTATCCCCATAAAATGCTTTAACAAGTGGATTACATAATATTTTTGTATAATCAAAATGTGTTAAATATAGCCCATTAAGAGACTTTACACGTGATAATGCAACATATGTTTGACCATAAGCAAAAATGTTGCTTCCAATATCGATTATGGCATTTTCAAGTGTTAAGCCTTGTGCCTTATGAATAGTTATAGCCCATGAATAAATAAGCGGAATTTGACTAACACCAACTCGTTTATTATGCTCTGATTTCCAAACAAAGTTTGCTACTGTTATAGGATTAGCAATATTATTGAATTTTACACAAGGCATGGATTTTTCATTAAATCCGACCACAATACCTTGACTTCCGTTTGCAATTTGTAATTCACCACATAGTGTTATATTTGCTATACACATAACTTGAGTTCCTACTTTTAGTTTAATAGTCTTTTCGGCAATAATGTTATTTGCCAAAAAATCATAATCTTTTTTGATAGAGTTATTGCTCTTAAGGTATAATTCAAACAATAATCTCTGATTTTCAAAACCATCAGAATTATCTGTTAAATCAACATAGCTCATAGCATATTCGATTTCTTGAATGCTTTTTTCTAACTTGGCATATTCTTTTGCATTAATTGTTTCAACATCTCTTCTTATAGGTGAGAGAATAGTCAAAACTTTCTCTTTTTTTAATATATCCAATTTGGATTTATTAAATAGTCGTCCTTCCAACGCTTGTTGTGTAGATGGAGTAATTTGGCCTTTTCTAATATATTTTAATACCTTTAATAATAATTCATCGTTTTGCCTGAAAATGGTTTTAAGCACAATTTGATTTGTCTTTGGAAATAATTGTCCCCATAATTCATGTTGAAAGCAATACATAGATTCTTCTTTTTCACAACCATTAGAGAACACCGGAGAGAGTTGATAAAAATCACCTGTAAAAATTACTTGCAGTCCTCCAAATGGCTTATCATTTCTATAATATTTTTTAGCTATAAGGTCTAATAATAATAAAAGTTTTAATGACATCATACTAACTTCATCAACAATTAGAACTTCTAACTTTTTCCAATTCTTTAATTTCTTCGCATTTTGTGTAAAGAGTTCGGCGACTAAGTCCTCGTTTTTTTTGTTTGCTAACCCAATTCCAGAAAACATGTGCAATGTTGTAGCTTTACATTCAAGCAATATAGCCGCACACCCAGTTAAAGCACATACTTTAATGTTTTTCTCATTAGTTTCTGCATGTTTAACAATAGTTTTAATTAAAAAGGATTTACCTGTTCCACCGGGACCTGTTATAAATAAATTATCTCCTGCAACATATTTATCAAAACAAATTTGTTGTTCAACGCTTAATGTTGATGATGTCATAACTTATTAATTATTGCTAATAATTAATAAGTTTATTCAATTTTATAACTTTATAAAAACTTAAAAAACAAAACAAAACAAAAACAAAAACAAAAACAAAAACAAAACAAAAACAAAAACAAAAACAAAAACAAAACAAAACAAAACAAAAAAAATGAATAATAAACAATATAATTATAAAATTGATTTATTTTTATAACTTAAAGCGTGATTAATAATACTATTATTATGGAAAGGCGTATTAATGATAAAGTTGCTGTATATGTAGATAATATTAAATCTACAATTAAAACATATATTGAAGACAATCAAAATATGTTATTTGATGATAAGAGCGATTTAGTAAAGTTTATATATGATCTGGATAGGTTACAAATCACAAAGGACGATTTTGCAAAACGAAAACGTTCTAAGTCTGTTGTTCCTTATTATAATAGATGTATTGCTAAAAAAGCTTGTGGGGAACAATGCACTCGAAAAAAACAAACAGAGTCAGATTTTTGCGGAACACACGATAAAAATCGCCCACATGGTGTAATAAATTCAAACCAAAATGAAGAAACTGTAAAAAATGTTGAATTAGAAATTTGGTTACAAGAGATTAATGGTATTGGTTATTTTATTGATAAAAATAACAATATTTATAAATCGGAAGATATTCTACATAATAGTAAAAATCCTCAAATTATTGCAAAATATGAAAAAGAAAATGATAACTATAAATTTGTAAATAGTTATAATAATTAA